ATGATTGATTACACCAAGTTTCCACGTCACAAGATACTCTGCGTTGATATGAAATCCTTTTACGCCTCCATTTCAGCAGTTATGATGGGCTTAGATCCTCTTGAGTGTTACTTGGCTGTTGTAGGTAACACAGAGAGGCAGGGGAGTGTGGTGTTAGCTGCAAGTCCAAAACTCAAGCAAGATTTCAAAATTAAAACTGGCTCAAGGCTATTTGAAATTCCGAATGATTCAAGAATTCATATTGTTAATCCCAAAATGGACACTTTTATAAACGTTTCAACAAAAATCACACAATTGTTTTATCGTTACGTTCCAGAATGTGATGTTCACACTTATTCCATAGACGAATCCTTTTTAAAAGTAGATGGTGTTATGAGAATGTGGAACAGTGTTGAAGAGATTGCTGAACATATCCAAGATGCCATCATGCGAGAATTTGGCTTACCTTGTACAATTGGAATTGGTGATAATATGCTGATCAGCAAACTTGCTTTGGATTTAGAAAGTAAGAAAGCACCGAACGGTATAGTTAGATGGAGATATGAAGACATTCCAGAAAAACTATGGCCAGTTAGACCAATCTCTAAGATGTGGGGAATAGGTAGACGAATGGAACAAAACTTGAATCGAATGGGCATATACACAGTTGGTGCATTAGCTAAATATTCACTTGAATCCTTAGAAAAGAAATTCGGAGTGATGGGGAATCAAATATTTCACCATGCTTGGGGTATAGACTTATCTGAGATAGGTGCCCCAGTGTTACATGGTCAAGTTAGTTTTGGAAAAAGTCAGATACTACTCAGAGACTACACGACAAAAGAAGAAATCAAAGCAGTGATTCTCGAAATATGTGAAGAGGTTGCTAAAAGAACACGAGATCATAACAAAGTGGGGAGAACGATTAGCTTAGGTATCGGATATAGCAAAGAAGAATATGGCGGAGGGTTCCACAGAAGCAAGACAATTGAAAGCCCAACTAATATAACTATGGACATCTATAACACCTGTATTGAGTTGTTTAACACTTTTTATCAACATAAGACTGTTAGAAGTGTTTCAGTAACATTAAGTAAAATTGAAGAAGATGCTAATCAGCAGCTAACTTTATTTGATGAAAGAGGATTAGAGAAAAAAAGACAGCTTGGGTACGTTATGGATGGTATTAGAAATAAATACGGATCGAAATCGCTACTGAGGGCTATATCATATACTAAAGGCGGTACTGCATTATACAGAGCTAATTTAACGGGCGGACATAAAAGTTAATGTTGACATAAAATGATTTCTGATGTATTATAAAAATTTCATAAGATTTCTTCTTCTTAATGAAGAAGGGCTAGAAGGTGTTCATGGATTATTCTGTGAGCACCTTTATTTTTCACATAAAAATTGAAACCTCTAAGATGAATTCAATTGATTACTGGACTGTTATAAGTTACAATTTAATTATAATAGTGGATAGCTTCATATTTTTCACCTCCTTTGAGGTGGAATGAGCTTGGGCTAGTGCAATAGCCTAGGCTCTTTTTGATTATACCTTAAAACATCCATCGATTGGTGCTTGTTCACATGTTATTTGCAAACTGTATTTTATTGATGCTATAATGAACTTGCATAACTCTTACACTTGTGATTGAAGTACAGCTAAATGAGTGCCTCTTTTTTTAAAACTGAAGCGCAACAAATAATTAAAAAACTCTTACATTACGATATTGAAGCGCAAACAAATATTAAACTTCCGATGAGGTCTCCTTGAAGTAGACGGAGGAAATGGAAATAAAGAAAGACCCGATAGACGGGTCAATCTTTTAAGCTTGCTTTCTGCTGTTTTAGTAAGAATCGAATCGTCATAAACGAAGCGATTATACTAAAACAATTTGCAGTGACGTCTAATGCAAGCAACATTTAAATTCACCTCCCTTATATGAGGTGTGGGAATACTGCTATGCCCGTAGCTGTATTCCTTTTCTTATTGTACCTTTTTTCAGCTTTAGTTGAAACCTAAAAAACGTGCCTGTGTGATTAGTAGACATGTTTTTCTTTTTATAACCGTAATTTTGTTTAACAAAATGCAAATTTTGATTAAGTGGAAACAGAGATTAATAGCCACAAAAAAATGAATTTAATAGCTTTAAAAATTTAGTCGTTCATATATGAGCGGCTTTTTTTATTTATATAAAAACGAAAAAAATACCCCTACTCAAACGAGAAGGGGCTTTACTTTTATTGAATCCTAATGGCAATAAATTTTGAAATAAATGAGGAATAAATTGTTGAAGTGCCAGGAGTCGTTTCAAAAACCCTATACACTTTTTTTTCATCTTTAATTAAGTCTCCATTAACAAGTCCATCTGTAGAACCAAAAGAGAAAACTTCAGGTATTGTACCCTTTAAGCCTTCGCTAGTACTCCCATAAATAACGTTACTCATCAATATGTTTTCACCGATTTTATTCTTACTAGCTAACCCTAGGTAGGTCAAGCAAGTGATTGGTACAGTTGCAGTATAATCATTTTTAATGTCAGTTACATATAATCTTCTGCCACTTCCGATGATGCTTGATGCAAATACGCAAGCACTCCATTCATGCTCATCTGCGAAAGTTACGGGCACACCTATGTAATTCAATGTAGCGGGCAAAGAAAGTGACAAGGAGTAATCAGTCAAAAAAATTATTCTGTCCTTATTACAGCTGTAATAAAGTTCGATTGGCTGATTAGGAAGAATTTCTGATTGATAAGTTATCGCTACAGCTTTCCATGTGTCACTATTTTTTGAAAATGTTCCAGTAACACCAGAAGATCCAGGCAGATACTTCCCTGATAATCTCATTGAGAAAAATCGTGAGTTTGTATTTGAAAATGTCGTGGATGAGCCTGCAGTTGTACTAGCTATATCTCTCATCTGAAAATAAATTTCTTTCTTCCCATTCTCACCATTTGAAAACATTACATCATAGTCAGTCGATGGACGACTGGAGATATTTTGCCATCCTGATTCGAGCATAATTTGCTTTAGTTTGCTGTACAATTCTTTCTTTAAAACAGTTATTTTATTGAAAATTGTATCAGACATTAATTCTTCATCCCCTTAGTCCAACTGTGCTCTAATGGTGTTTGTCTAGGGGCATTCGTGGTTGTTCCACCTAAAACGAATCCTTTTCTAATATCAGTTTTCTTCTTAGCTGATTTAATTGCAAAGGGATCCGAAACAATGATCTGTTTTTCGAAATTCGAGTCCCTTAACCCCACAACAGGCGTAGGTGAAACAATCTTGACTTTAGTATATGATGGCTTCCTCTGGCCAAATAAAGTTGAGCTCATTACAAATCCTTTTAGCTTATCCATTATTCCACCTCAATTCCAATATAGTTTGAGGGGAAAGAGGTTGTTCTGTTAGTTGTGAAGTAAGTATAGAACACCTTATATTTCTTCTTTGTAATAGAGTCAATGTAGACATCGCCATCTAACAGAGCAGTGTCTTTTATAGCATATAGTCCATCTAAATAACCTCTCACGCCTTCTAGGGTGTCACCAAAAGCAATTGGACTAATAAACATGGTGCCAAAAATGTTAGTTAGGTTATCGCTCATAAAGGTACTTAATAAATAAGAAGCTGCTTGAGGATAATCTGATTGATCGTCTATTAATGCTTTTCCAGTAGTCAATGGGTTGGCTGAAGTGGCATAAAGGCAATTAACATTCTTAGCTGTTTTACCATAAATAGTAGGCTTTCCAAAATAGCATATGCTAGCATTAGACCTTAAGATAGTGGGAGGGACGACAGTGAAAACTATCCGATCTCTATTTACTGAATAATACAAAGTCAAATCAGTTTCTGGGTTGAGCGTTGCTGCAGTTGTTATAAAAACAATATTCCAAGCTTCATTTCTTTTGAAAGTTCCAGAATTCATTGGAGTAGAAGAGGGGGTGTACTCCTTGCATAATCTGAAGGAAAAGTAAGCGTAGTCCGTTGATGAAAAGTTTGTTGAAGCAGAAGGGGAAGTAACTGCACTAGCAAAAGGACGAATATTAAAATAGATACTCTCTTTACCAGTCTCCCCAGTTGAATACAGAACATCAAAATCTGTACCAGGATTCGATGTAACATTAGTCCATCCAGCATCAATCAATAAGGATAGAATCCGATTATAAAGATTCTTTTTCTTAATGGTTTCCTTCTTGAACACACTCATAATTAATATCCTGTGACTTCGATTGCTAAAGCAGCAGAACCAAATGTATTGCTGGAGAATACGCCTGGAACAACGACGAAGTATTGCCTTGCGCCGTCTTCTATAATGCTTCCATGCAACACATTATCATTTGGCAATCCATAAATTCCAGTTAGTTTACCACGAGTTCCTTCACTTGTGTTTCCATAATAGAATTCGGAAAGCATGTATAAACCTTGAGTGTTTGGATTCTTTGGTGAAAGATTCACTATGATTGGTCTAACTGTAGCGCTAGTTGCAGGTGCGATGTTCACTGGTGAATTTGAAATAAGTAGGTTGCTTGCAACATCTGCTCTTGAGGTAGTTGCAAAAATCAATCCTCTGCTATCTGGTTCATCTGCATAGATTTCGTCAGGAATGCCAATGTAATTAAGTACACAACCTAATCCTGTTGCGGAAGGACTTTCAATGACTATAATCAATCTATTTTTGTTAACGTTAAGACGATATGTCATCGTAGTGTCTTTCGATAGTGTGCCCGAACTAGGGGCTACCATGAAATACTTCCACGGCTCGCTAGGTCTACCTACAGTGCCAGCAGCACCATTTGAACCAGGGGTGTATGATTCAACTAATCTTAACGAAGCCGTGCAATAATCGGTTGAGATGATTGAGTTTTTGTCTGTGATATCAGTTGCTCTCATCTGAAATACAAGTTTTTTATCTCCTGATTCTCCAGTAGAATAAAAGACATCATAATCAGAAGTGGCGTTAGAGGATTTGTTTTCCCAGCCAGCATTAATTAAAGAGTTTTTAATCACTGAGTAGAGATCACTCTTAAGACAAGTTCCTGTTGTAAATATGTATCCCATAAATAACCTCCTATAGTAAGTTTGTTGTTTTGATTTTTAATGTTACTTGAGCATTGTTCTGGCTGTGATTGATTAATTGAACATGTATTTTTTGCGTTCCATCTTTATCCTGACAAGGAATGTTTGCGATATCATAGATTGAATCTGATTTCAAACTCTGATAAACAACGTCACCATTTGAAGATTTGTCAAAAACAGACACGGATATTAAATTCTTGTTCTCATCTTTTGCGTAAATGGTTCTAATATCATATTTATCAAACCACGCATCTAGTGAGAGTGTTTTTGTTTCACTAGGCAGCAATGCAACAGTATCATTAATCTCGTTTAACGTAGGCACTCCACCTCGTCCTCCTGACATTGCAATAAAGACAATATGGTCTTCAACTGGGATTTCTTTAATAAATTCAATGGATTTATTCGATTTTTCAATGTAATCCATCTGATTTGATTGAAGAACACCGTTTTTGTAAACCATCATTGTGTCATTGTTGTTTTCGTATTCTGGTACATTAAACAACTTAGCTGGGGCAGAACGATCATTAGGCAATGATTCATAACGATATTTAATCCCACCGCTATTAATAGAAGTGATCGTGATTTTCTTTCCAGTTTCATCTACTGCCAGTTTCGTATATCCTCCAGCAATCAACTCATAGTTCCCTGTGATTTTCTTCATGCCCACAAACACTGAGCTGCTTTCTACAGGTACATAATTCAGTCTTTCAGTACCTTCGTTATATGCAAGAACTTTATTGTTTCCGATGCTAGATTCATCAACTAAAACTGTGCCCAGCAGAGCAGGATCGTGCAAGTTTGTATGAGTGTGATTAGTATTAGCCTTGAAATTTAATGACTCATTAATTTTATCGCTTGACCATGTAGACACCTTATCAACGTTATTGTCATTTATAGCAGTTGATTGGCCATTTGCTATGCTTGAAACTCTTCCTTTTTCATCGACAGTGACAGTGGGATTAACATATGTTCCAGCTTCAACACCATTCTTGGCCAATTGAGGAAGAGAAGCCGTTCCTGTCAAGTCACCACTTAATGTAATTCCGCCCTTAACTGTCGATGTGGCATCATTAATAGTCGAAGCTCCACCTGCATACACCCAAACATCTCCGCTATAAATATACTGCGTTTTACTTCCACCGTGGTTTGAATCACTTTTTACAAAAATCCAATATCCACGTTGAGGAGAAGGGAAAGCTTGCATAGCTGCTGGGTATGTATCAAACTCACCTTTAAATTGAACTCCAGTAGTGATTCCATTAATCTGATCCTGGATATTACCTGTTACGCCTAATAGGCTATTAATTTCATCGATTGATACAACTTGGCCAGAAAGTGATTTTGCGAAGTCGACAATATCATCGCCATCAGCATCGTATATTAATTTTTGCATATCTCCTGAAGCCACTTTTGAGTTGCCATACATCAGGTTGCCGTTTTGCTCAGTAAATTTATCAATCACTTGCTTGTTGCTGTGTACATGACTTTTTATCTCAAGTTGATCAATAGAATCATTAACTGTTCTGATGGCTTCTGCTGTAGTTTTTAACCTGTTTTCGACATTGCCTGTTAACCCTTGTAAGTAAGCAATTTCTTTAGGTTTAACATTTCCAATGGAAGTTGTTTCAGGTAATTGGACTACGCCCTCAAATACAGGACTATCAATAGGAGCTTTTTTGAAGTCCATTTCCTCAATAGCTGTTTGTACGTTATCAGATTCAATTGAATCAGTAGGGGTGAACACGACCGAAGAAGCGTCACCGCCTGATCCACCACCTTGCGGAGCATCAACAAATATTAGCCCAGTACCACTTGGATTTATCTTAATCCACTTGTTCGCATACCCTTCATACGAAGCAGGCGTGTCTATCAGGTCAAGAAAACTTAATTCTGTATCACCGACAGATGATCCACTAACAAGCTCAAATTGTCCATTTTTATAAATATAGAGAGTTGGCTTATTAGATTGGGATTCATCATTTAAAACAGCGTAGATAGCGCCTTCTTGACCATTCGATAACTTAGTTCTATTCTCTACAACTAAAACAGCTTCTTTGCCAGCTAAATGCTGTATGGTCTGTAAGATTAAATTCAAATTATCACCTCATTTCTATCCAAAACATCTCACCATGATCTCGAACAAATTCGTATCAACTGGGTTATTAAAGGTTATTTTGTTTTTATCAGTTTTTACATAAGAGGAAGGAGAGCACTCAACTCCTCCAACAATAACTGCAAGTTGATCTTTAGTTGGGTCGTAATCTGGAACTACAATATACGAGATTGTTTGGTCGTTCTCGTTAGGGATATATTCAAAAGACCATTTCAGTGATATTCCGCTATTCATTCTTGGATTGAAAAAGCTCATGTGTGAGCTCCAGCAAAGTTGTATTGAATTCCTTTTTCTTTAATTACAAAACTAAAGATTGGAGCATCGATATGATCCATTGAAAAACCATCTCCAGCCCTTATGAAAATCGGTTCACCATGATTGATTGAAACAGAACAATCTTGATCGTTGCGGAATTGAAACTTATAGAATTGCGTAAGTTTTTTCGAACCTTGTGTATCAGGAGGGACAATTTCGAAGTTTTCAGTATTTGTTGACTCCAGTTTTGATGATCCTTTGTAGCCAGATCCTAATATCATAGTTAACCTCCTAAAAATGAAAAAAAGAGAGGGATTAGCCCTCTCACATTTGTTTAATCATATCTTTTAAAACTTGAAGAAATGCTTTAGCATCTTCTTTTTCCATCCTTAAAATATCTTCGTTGCCCAAGCCTTCAGAGAGTGAAATCTTGAGAACGGGGAAGATAGCTGGTTCCCTATCTTCATCAGCTTGGGGAACTTCAACTTCGTCTAACAACAGAGTTAGAACTTTCTCCTCACCCTCAGCATTAATGTGGGCTTCACTGAATTTATTTGGGTATGGCGAATACTTAATGTTGACTGTATTCATTATTTTCTAGGCTCTTCATATTCTAAAGCTTGATCACTGTCAGATACACCTTTAGTGGTCGGATCATCAATAATGCCGATAGCAGATAAAAATATAAGCAGAGCATTAAATTTTACAGTTAGATCATCGCCAAATCCTGTTAAGTCATAACCGAATGCTTCAGCGATCATTTGAACGAATAAAAGGGTGGCGGAGAGGATTGACACCCAAAATGTTTTCTTTTTTAAACGTACTTTCCAGTTGATTTTCATTACATCAAGCTCCTTATTTATTAATTCCGAAATGGTATAGCAAATATGCTCCGATTATCGTTGTAACTACTGAAGGAAGAATCTTATAAAAAATATCTTTGGTAAACTGCGAGGGATCTATCTTTCTTGTTGAATCACTTCGTTCAAGAGTTTCAACCCGTGTATCTAATTTTTCATAAGATTTATTGAGGTTTTTTAAATTATTACTCATTTCAATGAGTGTTGAAGTTAACTCTTTCGATTGCTTTTGAGACTCTTTATTAAATTCAAGTTGTTGTTCGCATATCATTTCAATTCTGTTGAGTGTATTTGTTTTATCTTCTAGCTTAACAATTTGAATTGCTTGCTGATTTGATTTTTCTTCAAGCAAGCTTATACGAACATGAACATCATTACTTTCCATTTGACACCAGCCTTAGAGAAGGAGGTGACTTTAGCTCACCTCCTTGAAGTTGATTTTCATAAATTCTCATGGATATTTGTAAATCCACAAAAATCTATATTAATTTAGTTATACTTTACTGCCATATTGTCCTGAAATGTAAGCACGTTTACCCTCGTGAATTACTTCCCAGTAACCTTTAGGATTGTTACTACCTTTAACAGATCCAGAAATTTCAATTGTTTTACCTAATGCGATGGTGTCTAGATTCTTGGCTGAATTGCGATCAGGTTTATCCATAATAAAAGCAGCACCTGACACGCCGATAATTTTGATTTTCCCAACAGATTTAATTGATGAACTTTTAGAGCTCTGTTTTGGCTTTGAAGCGGTCTTAGCAGGAGCAGATGCTTTAACTGTGCCTGTTACTTCAACATACTTATCTGAAGCAGTGATATAAAACGTTGCACCTTTTGAGTTTTTCACTTTATATTGGTATGCCGTACCAACTTTTACTTTTTCGACAACAGTAGGGAAGCCAACACCTTTATTTACAGTACTGACAACATCTTTATCATCCCATGAAGCTTTAGCATAAAATCGAAGACCGTCTACTTTAGATTTTAGAGAGCCACTTGCTTTAGAAGAGTTAGACTTGGAGGGAGTAGAGGAAGAAGGAGCTTTAGATTTAGTTAGCAATTCTTTAATTTTTGCAAGAGTTGCTTTACCAGCGATTCCGTCAACAGCAAGTTTGTTCGCTTTCTGGAATGCCTTCACAGCAGCGACAGTTTCATCTCCAAAGTGAGAGTCAGCACCATATTTCGGTAATTTATAACCGAGCTTAATTAGATTAGATTGAATTTCTTTTACTTTCGTACCTTTGTCTCCAATACCATATGTTTCAACAAGTTCAAGATCATTCTTGTTAGTTGGCTTTGGAGTTGGAATAGTTACAGTTTTTCCTGTTAAAGCTTTATTAACATCGCTGACAAATTGAACCCATGCGCTAGGATTGTTAGTGTAATAACGATGACAATCTTTCCAGCCGACCACTTGATTATGAGTCCATAGGTTTTCAGATTTAAGTCTATAAGTCTTGAGAAGGGAAGCAGCTAATTCTACAGTTGTTTTATAAGTTGTAGCATCAGGTTTACCAGTCCAATCAGGATGCGTCATCTCAATACCAATGGTGCAGTTGTTAGGGTAAGAACTTAAATTTCGAAGTGCGCTTGCTGTATAAACATTAGAACCGACATGATAGGCCAACTCACTGTTCGGCAAACATTGAATTACTTTTGTGCCTTCTACAATGTAATGTGCTGATCCAAAGCCCGATGTACCACTCTTTCTATTGTTGAAGAAGTTACGGTTGCCTTCAGCAGATGACCCTGGATTAGCAACCCAGTGAATTACAACAGCTTTTACACCTTTCAAAGCCGTTTGAGGTCTGGAGTATTTGTTGGGAGTCAACAAACTTTGTGTAATATTCAAATTAAATTCCTCCAATTGATTTTTTGAGCACAAAAAGAGAGCAGGGGATAACCCAACTCTCTCGTTCTCACACATGCTCTGTTTTTCTCTGTTATGTATTGAATATATTCCTATAAAATCATAGTTTTATTTCAATAATGCTGCCTTAAGTTCACGCATCTCTTGCTGCATCTTTTCGGTTTCACGTCTCATTAGAGCCATTTCTAGGAATTGACACTCATCAGCACGAATGCCCCACATGTATCCGCCTTTTACAACTTCGATTTTCTCACCGAATTCTCCAGTTTTAGTATCTACCTTGTTTACAAATTCAGAATCCCATTTGTCATAGCAAAGTAATCCGATTTCGGTTGCATCTAAGCCGTGCTTTTTAAACACTTCGTCAATTTTCTGTGCAATGACACCAATATGCCATCTTGCAGAACTTCCTTTTTCACTCACTGCATCTTTAAACTTAAATCTACAGAAATCAACTTCAGACCATGCATCCAGCCATTCATCAGGAATATCAGTAATGTTTTGCTTATATCTTTCATCAGAAGTATTAATCGTTCCATTTGAAGCATAGATGTTAGCCCATCGTCTTGAAGGCGCTCCTAATGATTGAGAAGCATCAGTGTCTGGTCGCAAGTTTGCACGAAGGTTCATAATATTGTTTCCCATATCACCATAGATGAAAGGAGAGGCGTTGCCATCATTGCCGTAATCAATCCATAGCAATCGATCTTGGTTACTGTTAGGCATCGCTTTATTTCCGATGATGATTGAGTTGTTGCCAGTATAGTTGATGCCAGCTTCAGTCCCTACAACAACGTTACGACTACCATTGGCACCGTTCAGAAGTGTTCTAGCACCGATAGAGACGTTTGCTTCACCGTCTGTTTTATTTTGATGAGCGTAAGTTCCAATAACGGTATTTAAAGTATGAGATGCATTCTTATTTCCGTTTGATCTTTGTCCAGCTTGATGCCCAATGAAGATATTTCTAGTACCGAAAACATCATAACCCATAGCGTTATTGCCGATAACAATGTTCTTTTGACCAGTTTGGTTGTACTTCATTGCATTTCTACCAATACCGATATTTTCTTTACCAGCAAGGTTGTTGGCCAATGCAAATGCACCAATAGCAGTACATCTTTCGGTAGTATAAGATCTTGCTAGAGCTTGATATCCAATTGCGGTATTATGGATACCTCTAACCAATTGAAGCAAGGCGTTACGGCCAATGCCAGTATTCCCAAGCACTTGAGATGAAGAAGTTGCTGCAGGGAATCCTCCGCCCTCGTTAACAATAACTGCACCTTGAGGAGCAGGGTATCCTGTAGGCTGAATCAGCTTTTCAACTTCTGGGTTCATCTGCTTAAGAATGTAAGAATCCGTCCCTGAAATATTCCAAATATTATTCAAATCTTTTTCATTAAGCCACAACTCATGTCTAGAAACTATCGGATCTTTAATACCTGCCCATTTTAAGGAGTTGTTACCGATAGCTGTAGTACGACTGTAATATGTTCCTTGGGCTAGTGAACTTCCACCAAGTGAAACGTTTGAGTATTGTGTTTGGTTATTCATTTGAGATAAGAAGCCAATAGCAGTATTTTGCTTGCCAGAAGTGAGGTTTCTTAAAGAATCTTCCCCTGTAGATGTGTTGCCGTAAGCGTCTAAAGTAATTTTGTATCCTGAATTTTTTCCATAGAATTCATTGAGGATAGGAAGAGGGGTAGAGGTAAGAGGGAACAGCCGTTGATCTCTTTTTTGACTTGGAGGAGCAGTAGCATTAAAAGCTTCTCTTTCTTTGACAATAAGGAATGCGCCGTTACCGAAGTAATTGCCTTTCAAATCAGCTTGATCAGCTAAATAAGTGCCTGGCGGAACAAAGATCGGATACTCATTATTAGATAGTGCTTCTGAAGCAAGGAATGCAGGCGTGTCATCTGTTTCACCATCTCCAACTGCACCAAGCCATTTAACGTTTATTCCACGTTGGTTTAATTCTTTTTTTATTGTATCTACAATGCTTCCAGTATCTCCTGCAAGCTCACCAATGTCTCCGATTAAATCAGCCATTTCTTTCAACTTGTCAGTAGTTGTTGTAGACAGGTTTGTTACTGAATCTAGAATTCCATCAAATTTAGCTTTAATTTCAGGTGCAGTATATCCAACACCGTCAGATTTCAGCAATTCAATGGCCATTGGTACATATTCACCAGTAACAGGATGTGGCATTCTAAAACCCATTAATTAATTCCTCCTTTATGTGTATCAATCAGGCTTATACCATATCTGGCCTGTTTCTGGAGCTGCGTTGGAAATAACAACTCTTTTCTTGGTAGGACTTAAACTCTCATCTTGATACCAAATATAATTTAAACTGTGTGGCTCATAAGCGCTCAAAAGAATATTGAATCCTTCATATACTTCTGAAACACCTATATCAACCCATTCGAATCCATCCCATCGATAAACTGTTTTTATATTCTTAACAGCAACAGTCCAACCAACTTGAGGGTTTGGATATTCAATAATTAAATCTGAGTAGTTATTGACGGACGGGTAGTATTTTTTCTTTGTTTCTTCAACGACACGTTCATATTGCGAGGTGATTTGACGGCACCAAGCAGTTATTTCTAAACATCGTTTGATGACCCGTTCGCATTCTAAGATTCTCTCATTCATACGAATAATACAATCTTCAGCTTCATCAATTAGACCTTGAAGTGTCTCAACTACTGTATTACCTGACCGTCTAACCCAAATACGTGCTGCAGGGAAGAAGTGGGCACCTTCGCCAACGTATTTTACCTGTAATTCTCTTCCTTCGTTAGAGGCATTAAAAAAGACAACTCCCATCATGTAATCAACACGATAACAGTCATCTTCTAATTCACCATCTTCAATTTCTTTCCACTCAGTATTTCCGCCACTTACCACAACTCTATTTTCACGATTAGGATTTTCAGTTAACAATATCCGCCCATTTAAAATAGAATGGGTTTCATCATAGCTCATATAAGGATCATCGTAAGTGTTTTTTCGTTTGTTGTATAAGATTGGATCGTTATAAAGTTTTGGGAAATCCATATAGAATCACTCCTTTCCTATAGATTTCTATATGCTTCGAAGAAGTATGTGACTCCTTGTTTGTTGCCTTTAAAAGTTGAATCAGAACCAGTAATAAACCCCATATTTGCAAGTCGTCCGTTTGTATTATCGGGAAGGTTGTTTATTCCTTTAAAATAGATATTTGATTCGAATATTTCCTCCACATAGCCTCCACTAGTGCTCACAATAGCTAACGCAGGATCGCTTTGAACTGTTGATTTAATCTTAACCAAGGAAGGGGAAAAGGGAAGGGAGACTGTTCTGTTTTGAGTCCCATTGCCGATATAAGTACCTGCGAAATTTAATTGCTGAAGATTAGACAGTTTAATCTTTCCGTTTGCATCTAATGCTGCAATTCCATTTGGTGCATCCTTATCTGTGTTTAGAATAAAATCTTGGTCTGTATACTCACCTAATTTAGATGCGCTACCCGAAATAGATGCTGAAATCACACCGTTGTCGTCTCTTACAGGAATAGTGTTTGGTTCTTCATGTAAAGCAGGAGTGATCCCATTTAAAGAGTCTGCACTACCTGCAGTCTGGACAATCCATTGTTCACCATCATATAGTTCAGATTTATTGTTTGCTGGGTCAATCCAAATGGTACCTACATCTGGATTTGAGGGCTTTTCACTTGTAGAAATCTGATACAATCCATTTACTTTTCCTTTGACCTCAACGGTACTGGAAGGTCTATAAGGATTCTCACTTGGCGTTTGCGGTTGAACAATGTCTGATAACAAAACACCATTGGAACTAATTGAGGTTTCAACATTTCTGTAGGACTGTACTCCAAAAGTGAAATATTTTGTTGGAACTTGTGAAGTAAAGGTAGCTATTCGCTTATCATATCTAACTGAAATTCGTTGCTCCTTTGCTAACGAAGCACCAAACAAGTAGGTATCTGAAGATGTGTCAGGATAACAATGTACGACAAAGCCGTCAATGTTGTATTTATCTTCATCAGTGGTTGGATAATTCCAAGAGACCGAAATATCTACAGAACCATTTTCATTTACTTTGTGTGATACGGATTTCAATCCGATTGTAGGAGGAGAAGGAGGAATTGAAATGCGATCATTACGTGCATTGTAATTTGTGGCAAGCGTATCATAATCGATTTTCCGAGTGTTGAATTCAGTAGATGCTTTATCAACTCTATAAAGCAATTGGATAAAGTCATCGTCTTTTTTAGTTTTTTTTCCATTTGAGACTGCTACAGAAATAGATGCATCATCAAAATTTAAGCTCATACCAGTTAAGGTTGCTTTATATTCAGTTGCAAATTGCTTATTTTGCACTCTAACAATATCACCTAAAGAAACTCTGTCCCAATACTCCTTTTCACTTAGAGCATTATAAAAATTGACTATATTTGTTTTGATGTCGATAGGAGGGGATTTACGCTTATCTAACTCTTCATAACTCTTTTCGTACAATTCCGTTTCATCGAAGATATTTTCATTAGTCCATTCATCTTCGTGAATAAATTTAGACAGTTCAATTGACAGTTTTTCACCTAAATAACTATCCATATCTAGCTTGTTTCTAAGTTGTTGAATCTGGTCACTTATCGCAGAAAGTTCTGAATTACTCTGATCAATCTCAGCTTTTTTTGCGTCTACCTCTTTTATCTTTGCATCCCTTTGTTTAATTAAATCCTTGGTATCACCATTAGTTTCTTTGACAACTTCGATTCGATCTAGGATTTGTTGTAATTCTAAGCTTTTCAGTATAAATAGTTCATTTTCTTGAGTTGTTTTGTTGGCTTCTATTTGTTTTTTTTCATTCAACAAAGCTTTAAATGCTCCAGATTCCTTGTTTACCATCTCATTGTAATCTAACAAAGCATGACACAATTCATTGCTCATGTAGTCACTTTTTTTTACTACATTCCTGTTTTCATCACGTTGAAATGGGTTTAAAAAGAAGCTGAAGTCATCCAAGTAACCTTGACCTGTCGGATTTACTGAATTGATAACAATGCCGTCTTTTCCGGTTACATGAAGCCTAGTCACGACATCATCCATGCTTCTAGTATCTGTCATATCAATCATAAAGTTATGAGATGAAATCTTAACACCTTTGTATTTAGATACACTGTCCTTTTCGAAGAAGGATATTTTATTATTGATAGTGTCAAACACAGGCACAGCGTCAAATGTTTCACAAATATTCCTTAGAAAATCAAACCTTGATGTAATTGATCCAATGGAGAATGATCGTCTTTTTTCATTAAGTGTACTTTCAATTTCTCCAACAGCCCAACCAGTTCCCTTAAGACAAACCTCACCGATTTCTTGGAGGTTCTTTGATATACCTTCATATTGCCTGATTTTTGGCTTGTTTAGCATGTAAGGAGAGAGTTGGCAGCTTACCTGAATTTCTTCTTTTTCTGATGTGCTATTTTTAGTAATACTGTCAATCACATAATATTCAGTTCGGTTAAAAAAAGTAGCCTTAATCAAATACCACTGTTTAATAAGTTGCGCTATGTGATTGGTCTTTATTTTATCACCATATCTAGCTTTAAGAGGTATGCTAAAACTCAAATCATTAATGGCTGCGTGATTTAGGTTGACTGATGCGCTATTAAAATCAACAATATTTGCGATTTTCTTTTTGTTCGTCTTACATAGCTCTAATTTAAGCTTACCTGGCTTAAAAGTGAATTCTCCTAAATTCATAGCAACCTCCTTAATAATATTTGAATCGATAGCTAAATCTTATCAAGCAAGAACCCTCAATTTTGATTCTATTTTGACCTTCACCAAGAATCACATAGCTTTCGTTTGATTGCTCGTAACATTCGTAGCCCGTCACACTAGATTCCATTAGCTCTTTTACCGAGTCTATTTGTAGTACTTCTTTATCTTTTAAATTATCAATTGTGAAAGGAGTTCGATACATACTAAGATTCGTGATTTTTAAATTCCCATCACCTATTTTTTGAATCTCCATTGAGAGAGGGACATCTAAGTCTCCCTTATTGTCAAAAGTGATAATGTTATCAACTTTATTTGAAGGGTTTATCCAAGGTGTTGAGATTTTTGTGCTGAATTTAAAAGGGAGGACTTTCATAGTCAATCTTATATAACCGTCTTCAGAACAGTTATGTACTAAGTCCATAGCATTCAATGGAATTGCGTAGTAAACGATATCTAAATTCGAGCTGAAGGAGAGGGGAGAGTAGTCAGACACACTTAGCCATCTTGCAATTTCTCTTAGTTTCTTTTGCGTTAGATTTCTATTTTTATAAAATCCTTCACGAATGTTCTGATCAACATAAAAGTTCAAAGGCATCTCAAAAGGTTCATAAACAATACTATCAACAATAGGATCAGGTCTATCTTTAAGAAACGTTTCGTTAATTGTCTTTCCCGCTAAAAAGTTCTCTTCTTGTAGGCCACCATCAGTATTAACATTAACAACACCCATATCAATAGATCTTATATGATTAAATAAAAAATATTGGCTTTCTTTTATCATTTAAAATCTCCTTAGTTAAAAGGAAAAGAGCCTGATTTCAGACTCTTATACCTTACCTTTCATTTGCTTTAATCCTCTTCTGATGTTTTCCATTACACTGTTTGCGCCATTCTCATCACCAACCATTTTATCAATCTGCAAGGTTAGATTGTAAACATCGCCCTGATCATTCGACACAGTAGACATAACTGTAGACTGAGGAGCTTTTGTAAGTTTTGTGATCGCACTAGGAATAATGCTAATAGCTGACGCAGCGCTTTTCACAATATTCGCTCCTGCTAATTTAACTGCTTCAGTTGGCACACTAGTTAAAGCGGAGCTCAGTTTTTGTCCAGAACCCCATTTCGGGGTAAATGGCACATCATTTTGACTGATGTCTCTAACAGTTTCGACAGCTTTAAGCATATTTTCAGTGTCAGTCTTGTTAAGAACTAGCTCTTTATCATGGAGTACAGCTAATTTACCACTACCTAAGCCAGTACCAGTGTAACCACCAGTGTCAAAAGCGGCTACCTTTTTACCTGTTGTATTTCCCTTAACGACAACACCAAGAGCATTTGAAGCCTCTTTAAGCTTATCGATCAAATTGTTAGAGATAGACTTGCCGATTGACTCCATATTTGAATTGATGAATTTAGTGAACTCAGAAAGCTGTTTATTGATATCACTAATCTTACCGTTCATCAATTTTCCTTCTAAATCCTTGAACCCACGCTCATCGTTTACAAGATCATCATATTTTGTGTTGATTGATTTCTCATCTTTTTCAAGTTGATCTTGTAGCGCTTCTTTACGCTTTGAGTTTTCCCGATCTTTCAGAAATTGATCTAAATCAAGCTGTTCTTTTTGCATCTGTTCGGTAAGCTCTTTAACCTTTGACTTACCAAACTCTGAATCATCTAATGCGTATTGATTTATCTGATCTAGAAGCTTTTGAATGCTTTCCTGACGATCTTTTAAATCTTTTTGGAACTTAGCTTCATCGTCTTCCTTGTCAATGCCATCAATGATATCTTGAGTAGCTTTACGATGAGCTTCAAGCTCAATATCGCGCATCTTTTCGTACATCTCTTTATAAATGGAGACAACTTCATCAGCAAGCGACTTATAAATATCCTTAATACTTTTCTTGGTCTGATAAAGCTCAAGATTGAAATCTTTTTGCTTATCTTTCCAAGATGAGATTTCATCCGATATTTGCTTTTGGATTTCAGGGAAACCCTTAGCTGCTTTCTTTTGTTTCTCTAAATCTTTTATGTACTTTGCAGCTTCTTTTTGCTGTTGCTGAATCAGCTTGATTTGCTGACTATAGTACTTAACTTTATCTTTGTCTTCTTCGGTTGTCTGGATCTTGATATCGACGTTCTTAAGCTTTGATTCAGTCTTTTTGACTGACTTATCAATGTTATTAAGAATTTGATCGGTTTTAGATTGAACAATAGTAGCCTGCAACTCATAAACCTGATCTTTGATGCTGATGAGGTCAAGTTTAGCTTGCTTTAATTCTTCACGTAATTGATCACGCTGAGCAGCATTCAATTGCTTATTTTGCTTTAGCTCTTTGTTTATCCAACTAACCTTTTGAGTTTGTATCGTTTGTTGCGCTTCAACTGCTTTACGTTGCTCATTTGTATATTTTCTAAACTGAGCACTATCGTTGAGATAGCGACTGGCTTTAGATTGGTTTTGAGCAACTTTCAACTCTAAATCAGACTTGCGTTTTTCAAATTCATCAAGTTTTGACTGAACGATTTCATATTGTAGGTCTTGAATTTGGTCTTTGACAGAAGATAGATCACCTTCAAGTCCCAATAAATCTGATTTAGCTTGTGAAATAGCTTGTTGACGTTCAGCTTCAGAGCTAGACAAATCTGAGCCGATTTGTTGCATATATGCTTCTGGATCAATCGCTTTACCGTTTTTCTCAATCTGCATATGCAGATGAGTACCGGTAGAACGACCAGTGCTTCCCATTTTGCCGAGAGTTTGACCAGCTTGAACCTTTTGGCCAGCCTTAACATTGAGACCTTTTTGCATATGCATATACTTTGCTACGGTGCCGTCATCTTGTTGAACAACTACCCAATAACCAGCAGATTTAGAGTATGCAGCAGTGAGGACTTTGCCCGATTTAAGGGACTTGATAGGAGTACCAGATTTAGCAGCTAAGTCTAAACCTTTATGAGGAGCAGAGCGTAAACCTTTTTCTTGCTGACCGAAATGAGATGTTCTTCTCATGGAATCGTAATAACCAGCAGCCGATCCACCACTAGAGGATAGTGAACCACCCATTTGTTTAAAGTAGTTGTTTACTTTCTTAACGTAATTCTGCGTTTCCTTAAACGGAGGGATACCACCATATTTAGTTACATTACCAGGCCCCGCATTGTATGCAGCTAAAGCTTTTTCAATCGAACCAAACTTATCAAGCATTTGCTTAAGATACTTGGTACCGCCCATTACGTTTTGATAAGGATCCCTAGAATTCTTAACTCCTAGACCTCTTGCTGTAGCAGGCATAAGTTGCATTAAACCAGTTGCTCCAACCGATGAACGAGCATTAGGGTTAAAGTTAGATTCTTGCTTAATAACCGCAGCAATTAACGCAGCTGGAACATTGTATTTCGATGCAGCTTGATTAATAATGTTTGAGTATTTCCCTGAGTAAGTACCACCTGAAGCAGAATATGAAGAGCTAGAAGGGGAATAGGATGAAGAAGAATCAACTATGCCCGTTTGAGCAATGTATCCAGATTTAATTTGTTCTTTAAGTAGCTTAATCTGACTCTTAAGAAGTTTTTCTTTTCTTTCTAACGCCTTTATTTCCTTCTTAATTGAATCACGATATTTCTGACTCCATTTAGGGTAGTCGTTGGTCTTTCTATTTTGCTCTTCAATTTGTTTATTAACTCGCTCTAATGCTTCTTTATATTTGTCTGCAACGTAAATTGAATTTTTGGTAGACTCTGAGGCTTTATCAGCAGAGTCAGACATTGTTTCATAAGATGTGCCAACTTCGGTTAAGGAGGAGTTTACCAACTCAGACATCTTATCCAAATCTTCAAGCTGACTTGTGATATCTGACATTTCACCATATTGTTTATCCATCTCTAACAGTTCTGTAGGGTTTCTAGCTCCGCCGTCATCAATCTTCTTCTTTAAAGAAGCTAAATTAGATTGGGCATCTGCTACAGTTTGAATTGTTTTTACTTCTAAACCATAGTTTTTAATCTTTTTAGCAGTTGCATTAGCTTGATTAAGCAGATCTTGTTTAACCGATTGTTGCATGTCGTTGTATGCTTTAAGCTTAACGTTTCTTAATTTTACAACTGCATCACGATTTATTTTCACTACACCATTTTCAACGGAGATGGCTTCTGATAAACCTTTTTCTTTTTGGATAAGCTTCATTGCTTCTGAAGCTGAAATAGATTTGCCCTCAGCCATTTTCTCTAACAGATCATTGAGAGGAGACATCTGGTCAGCTAAGTCATCATATACTTCACCTTGCAAAGCTTCCATTGCTGCTGTTGTTTGACCAGACTTCACCAATTGGTTCAATACATCTACAGTAGCTTCAATGTCGCCTTTAACTTCTTTGAGTTTATCAGACAGATTTCCAACTGATTCGCCTAACTCATCTACACCTTCACCATTTTCATTCCAAGTTACTTTTGCTGAATCACCAGCATTTTTAGCCTGATCTAATGAATCTTTAAGGGAAGAGTAGGAGAGGTTCAAGTCGTCAACTTTTACTTTCCCACCTGAAAACTCAGTGATAAGTGATTTTAGCGATGCTGTTTGCTTATCAAATTCTGAACCATTGCCATTGTTTAGAGACTTTTGAAGTGAATCCATAATGACGGCAACTTGTTGTGAAAAGCTCTTGAGTTCATCAGGACTCAACTTGCTGAAGTCCATTGTATTCAAGATGTCAGTTATGGACTTTTTAATATTAGGGTTAATATCAATCGAATTAAACGCACTGATTACATCTAAAACCGAAGCTTGAATTTCCGCATTTGCACTAACAATGGATTTTTTTAAGCGTAATGCTTCACCCTCGTATTTATAACCTTCTTTTACATAATCGCCATCGTCAGCAAAAGGGTTTTCAAAGATTCTTGTAATCCAACTTGAACCTTCTTTGTAGTTATCAGCTAAGGCTTTATTTGCTTCCATTTCTTTGTTCAAATCTTTTAGCTTCTTAATTTGATCTTCAAAGTTGGAAGCTGCATTATCTTTTAAATCACGTTTATTGAAATTTGCCATCTCTTCAGTATATTTGATTGCCTCTTTTAAGGCTTCGTTGTTCTTAATGATGGCATTACCTTGAGCATCATACCCTTCAACTAGGTTAGGGAATGTTGCTGCTAACTGCTGTGAAACTGATAAGTATTCTTGTTCTTTTTCAGGCGTTAGTTGGTTCTCGTCTTTAGCTTTACGAAGCTCTTTATATTTGTCTATTAAACCTTGAGTAGCTTCTTTATTTATAGTCCAGGCTTCTACGGAAGTTTTTTGTGCTGTTTCAAATTCCTCTTGAGCTTTTTTGGCATCAGCATAAGTACTTACAAGCTTTTCAATCACAAATCCAAGAGCGGCAAAAGCTGCAATTGGAAGGGCGGTGCCAGCTAAAAACAATCCTGCTGATCTAGCGGCTTTACCAAGCGTAGCAAAAGAGAGAGAAAGTACTCTATTTGCAGTTGTTGCTAATCCCGCACCTGCTGAATATGTTTGCAATGTAAGAGGGAGGTTCTTGAGGAGGTTCCATATTTGAGAACCACTCTGCATAGCCGTTGTTCTTAAAGCATTAGAAAACAGTATAGTGGCCGCTGTAGCTGTTGCAAAAGCAGGAGCAAGGAAGCCGATATTTTTAACTAAGCCAGTGGTCAATCCCATGAAATTTCCTAGAGCTTCTGTAGAAGCGATAAGACCATCTGAAATGAAGGCATCACTGGCGGCAACAGCGAATTCAGTAACCGTATTTTGAAGGCGGTTTATCCGTGCCTGTAAACTGTCTGCATACTTTTCTTGCTCTTTCCATGCAGAGCCCATAGAGTTTGCAGCTGTATTGGCCGCATCTTGATAAATAGAGTAGTTATTTAAGAGGGCGTTAAATCTGGATAGTTGATAAATACCAGCTACACCAATGGAAGTGTTTTGCTTTTGAGCATCTGATAAGCTATCCCATTTTTCTGCCACTTCTCCAATTAGCTCGCTGGATGACTTAGCTTCACCAGCTGCAGTTTGTACTGATATACCAATTTGGTCTAGTGCTTTAATAGCGCTCCTGTTATTGCCTATTCTTGCAAATATGGTTTTTAACGAGTTCGATTCTGTTACTTCACCTTAAAGGTTACTGACCATTAAAAAATGGCGGTGTGGCACTTCAACCACACTCTCTATGTTTCCATAGAAGTTCAGACTGTCGCTTCACAAATAGTGTCTCTTCGCTCAGTCGTTCAGGCTGCAATTACGCTTGCCCCTTGTTGTCCTCGTCTATACGTTAGGAGTTCCAAGTCAATCAGAAGAGATTTAAAGTCAGCAATTCGTTTACCGACTATATTTCCACTTTCACGTGTTGTGCTTCCAATGGCTGCTGTATAGCCGATTAAGTCATTCAATTCAACACCGAAGGTGGAAGCGGTACTTCCAGCTTTTCTTATCGAATTAGCCATGTCGAGTGTGCTTATACTAAAATTATTGTCAACTTCATTCAACTTATCAGCAATTTGGATAGAGTCTTTTGCGGAAATATTGAAGTTGAGCATAGCAGCAGTAAGTGAATTAACTGTATCAGTTGCAGTTAAATCAGAAATATTCTGCAATACTTGTGCAGTTTTGGTTAAATCAGATAACTCGTCTGCCTGAAAACCCATTCGACCAAAACTTCCCGTAATCTCAAGAACGTCTGATACTTTGTTTGATAATTCATTACTTAAATCTAATGAAGTTTGAAGAAGTTCATTAAATTTGTAATCTGGCAAATCCATGACTCTTCGGATATTTGTCATTAGAGTGTCGATTTCAACAGCTTGCTGAGTTATATTTTTTAGAGCTGTAATAGCTCCATAAAATATAGAACCTGACAGCAAATATGCTGGAATACGACTAAAAGCATCGCCTAATTGTTGACCAAATGATGTTGCTCTTTGAGTTGAGTTTTGAATAGAGGCTGAAAGCTCTCTAAACTGCATATTGAGGTCTTTAATCTTTGAAGATAATGCAGGGGTTTTAGAGGTAAGTTGAGTAACAGCAAGAAGGTACTCTTGAATCTGAGTTTTGCTACTGTTGCTAAGGTTATTTCCGTACTTGCTCGTTAAGTTGTTCGCATTAAGCTGTGCTTGTCTTTGATATAGTGCAATTGTTTGTTTTAACTCATTGTTTTTTGCTACAGCAGACGACTTGTCATCCAATGTGCGAATTTTTTGTTTGAGAGAGTCAATTTGAGCTGAGGATTGAGCAAGGTTGATTTTACGGCCGAGAGAGGAGAGGATAGTATCAGATAGAATACCTTGCTCACGAAGTCTCTGAAGAGAGGCGTTTAACGCATCAATATCTTTTCTTTTTTTATCGAAGTTAGTGGAAACAGTAGAGTTTTTCACGTTTCCTTTTTCATCAAGATTATACGTATAATCTTTGTAACCATCACGATTTTTCTGAGTAGAACCTGTAACTTTACCTTGAGCATTCAATCTCTCAGTATTCTTAACAACTTGTCCAAGGTTTTGTTGAGCACTTGCTAATTTATTGGTTTCTGTTGTTTGCTCTTTGATTTTTTGTGTTGTTCTTTGAATAATTTCGCCACTGCGCTTATGCTCTTGAGTTACCTTAGTAACATTACCATTAAGATGTTGAGTAATCTTAGTGGTTTCTTTTACAGTGTCGTTGTAATTTTTTAAATTGGACTGATATTTGTTCATTGCCGCAGTGAACTCTTTTAAAGCCTTTAACGTATTGTTATCAATGTTCGTTTTTAATTCAAGGGCATTAAGCTTGGATTGCATTTGTCTGATTTGCTTGTTTAGGTTTTCAGTTGTTTGCGAAGACGTGTCTGCTACAGGAGTAACAAATATTTTTAGTTGTTCGCTCAATTAATTGCTCACATCCTTTCTAAGCTACCGAGAATAGAAGAAGGGAATCAAAAAGGACTCCATAATTTAAAGGAGTCCTTTCTAAGATTTATACTTCTTCTGCTTCGTTCACTTCATAGTTCAACTCATATGCTTCGAGTTTTAGAGTTTCTCCATGTCTGTTTATCAAAACAATCTCAAGTATATCGTTGAATTTTGCTAAGAGATGATCAATAGATAAATCAGCTGTCTGATGTGATGAAGAAGTTTGATCAACCATTGCAACTACATCTAATATGACTGAATTAACATATTTGCTCATTTCGCTTGAGCCAACTTTCCTCTAGTCTTGTTATGTTTTATTGACTTAATGTCAAGAGCAATAATTTTTAATAATTCAGATACAACTGATACAAAGGCAAAATTGAGAGATTGCTTATATTTTAATTCCCGCTCTTGAAGTACATTTTCAATCTTTTTCATCATTTCAATCCGAGAATCTGACAGTGATTTTTTCTTATCATTTCTTCGATGTTTTGAACTTCTTTTATAATCTAATCGGATTCTATTTTCTTTGTAATAATCAACGCATTCCTTATAAAGTTCATGTAGACTTTCTATACCGCAGTTATGGAAAGTCTCTTCTAATAGATCATAGTTGAATAGTTTCTGATCTCTTGTAGCATCTTCTGAGATATACATTCCGTTTTTACGAATTGCAGGCAATACATCATGTGTGATCCAACGTTTGAATTGTTTTGCTTCAGGTTTGCGACTGCTTAGGATTAATGTATAGAGACCTGATTCATTAATGATAGCAAATTCCCTTTTTTGTCTGCCGTCATTTAAAACGACGCCAGCTTTTTCATCGTCATCAAGACGACTTACAGCGTGACGGTTATTATTAATTTCTAATATGTCACATACATCCTTAGCGACAAACCAAATTTCCTCATCTCTCATAAACGTTCTTACATTATTCCCTTTATAATCGAAAGCTTTTTCAAATTGATTCATTCTTTATTCCCCCATTAAAATTATTCCAAGAAATACTCACATTATGTACCTTAACAGTTCCTAATTTTTTACCGTTCTTGTGCACAAGCATCAATTCATCTAGGTGAACTCTTTCTTCTGAAATAGAGTAATAAGACTCCAATATGGCCAATTCCTCTTTATTAGAATCAACACTTTTTGAAACGTCTAACAATATAGTCCCAGTAACATTGTTAACTGACATTTCTGTTCCTCCTAACAGTGATTCTTTTTGTTTTAGCTGGAGATTAAATATCTCTTGGATACTCAACCCAAAGACGTTTCATATAATCCTCCTTCATTTAAATGTTTGTGAACAATATTTCGCTTTCGTGAATTAATGATAAGCTATCACGAATAAGTAGTCAATACACATTTTTGAATTTATTTATAAGTTTGTTTATATTCAAACTTACATATGTTATTATTAATTCAAGAAAGCGAAATAGAGAGGTATGCGAATGAAATCTAAAGTGAGTTACAAACCCCTGAAAATTACACTCGTACTAAAAGATAAAACTACTGCTGATTTGAAAACTGATTTAGGGATTGCTCCAGCAACAGTTGCAAAATTAAATAAGAATGAGTATGTTGCATTAACAGTAATTCATAAAATTTGCGATTATCTGGATTGTACTATTCAGGAGGTTGTTGAGTTTGTAAGGGAAGAGTCTTAAGCAAAAGTATTGCAAGTGATGTTATAATTAGAGGAGAGGTGATACAAAATGGAAAACAAAATGTTGCAAGCCATCCATGAACTTTCAAATGAGTTGAAGACAATTAAATCTGAAATTGTGGATTTTAGAGAAGATACAAAAAAAGAATTTAATCAAATCAACGTTAAACTAGACAGGTTGGAAGAGAACCAACCGAAAGATATCACTGCACATTTAAAACAGATTCAAAATGTAGACAACAAAACAGTCCTGCTAAATAAAAGGCTATTCGAAGTAGAAAGCCGCTTAAAAAATTAAGTCGCCCAAATCATTGAGCGACTTTACTTGCTTTTCTTATAGCAACCTCAAGTATCCCTTGCCATTTTTCTGCATTTTGTAGGGCGAGTTTAACTTTTGGATCTTCAGCTTTGAGACCATTGACTAGATCAAATCCAATTTCATTTTTTGTTGGCATAAAAGGGAATTTTACTATAGGGTTTTTAAAGTCTTCGACTGTTAATTTTAAGTCAATACTTTTAAAAGTCTTTGTTTGAGTAGTACTAGAAGATAGGCCACCAATGAGAGCACCTACACCACCACCAACAAGTCCACCAACTAATGCCCCTGAAACCTGACCGCCCCTAGAAACCTTGGTCACAGCATTATCATCAAAGAATATTTCAGATTTAATAATTTTCTCAAATGAAACTTGCTGTTCTTCTATTCGATTTCCATCAAACATTTCATAAATAACAAATTGACTATTTGCTTCATCAAGGACAATTTTCCTTCTGAAATCTTGATCTATACATGACACATCAGATTTAATGCCATGGCTTAGAAATTTTTTTCTTACGTTATCTTCTTTAATTTTTTCTTTATCAGCAAAAATGTCAAGTTTGATTAAAAACCAACTGACAATGAGTAAAACTAAAATAGTTATCCACCAACCCACTCATTCCCACCACCAGTATATTTTTCCTATAGTATACCATGATAACCCAATCTAGAGGAATAGGGCAGGGGATATTCATTCTTAATCGTGAAGCTGGTATCATTTAATATGATAGTGGATTTATATACGTCGCTAAGTTCAACTTAGGCAGCTGAATACCCTCATTTAAAATGATATTATTCTTCAACATACCGCAATAATCTACGATCAGTAAACTCAATAAGAATAAAAAGGGCAGGGGAGAAGCTAATCAATTTCAATATCGTTCTTTTTCTCATTTCTTGCAATAATAAGCAAGTCTTTAAAATAATTAACTGTTGCTTTGCTGAAACTGTCCATTATCACTGCCCTTGAAAACATTAGACTAATAATAAGGGGAACTATGTATATCATTGCAATAGTTGTGGCAATATCTAAATTGGTTACTTTAGGGGAGAATTCTATGTTCCTGAGAATGGTACCAATTGCAGCGGCGATTATTGTTGACATTGCTCCAATAAAGAAGAAAAATCTTTTTTGGTCATTAACATGATTAATCCTATCCATTCTAGCAATAGCGTGTGATATATCTTCCGTATCTAATGATTTTAGAATCAACATCTTCTTTTCATGTTCGGGATATTCTTGACCATCTTTAGGGAAGTTCTCTATTAAGTAAACAATTAGCCCTCGTGAACTCAACTCTACCAAATTACGCTTTAAATTTTGCTTAGTAAACTGCTGCTTTCTAAATTCCTTAATTTCTCTATTTTCCTTCAGTGTGCTTCTCACTTATAGTCACCTCATGGGTAATATCGGAAGAAGAGAAAATATTTCAAGCAGTTATTCTAGAGCATCTTTAAACCGTTCAACATATTCTTTTTTCTGTTTTTCTATTGTGTCTTCATCTTGAAATGCTGAAAATCCTTCCAATGTGCTTTCTGCACTATACCAGTCCTCCAAAAGTTCATTAAATATTTCCAGTAATTTCTCTTTTTTCATATTTATCACTCCGTAATTTTGGTATATTAAAAACATACTTAAATTTAGGGGGAAGATCATTGTCAATTAAAGAAGCATTATTTTTAACTGAAGAAGCAGAAAAAACTCTTAAAGAAATCGAAGAAATGCAAGAGAGAGCAATGTCAGAGAATCTCGAGAGGCCTTTAGCTTTTAAAATTAAATATTTTTTAGATTCTTTGAATTCCTCGTTGGATTACGCAGCATATCATACTTTCGAAAAATACTGCCTAGAATTAGCAACGTACAAATTAAATGAAACACAGCTAAGTAAAGTCAAAAGAAAAATATATTTTCCTTCATATAAAAAAGAAGATGTTTTTATTAAACATGTGGATCAAAGTTTTATTGGTTTGAAAGAAAATCATCAAGAAATATACGACATATTTAAAAAATCTCAAGCGTTCTCATCTGAATCAACATGGTTATCGGATTTTAAATTACTTACCAATCAAAATAAACATATAAAACTAACTAGCAGTAGAAAAATGTTCGATGGGATAATTAAGAGAGCAGACATAGGTAATGGTGTAATCCTTGAAAATAATGTATTTATTAATTCAGGACAACCAGTATCAGTAAATGGAGAACCACTTGATGTCTTTAATCCTCAATCCAACAGTTTTGTTCGTGATTTTGAAGGAGAGTTCACTTCATATTATTGCCTCAAAGGCAGTCATGTTCCTGTAGTCACAGTTTTAAATGAATACTTAACCAATATAAAGAATATTGTCATTGAAATAGACAATTATCAATAAGACATAGATCAGATAAACCCTTTCCTTTTTAAATAAATGAAGGAGGGTTTATCGGATTAAAATCAACCTTAAAATTAATAAATCCTTATGTCAATGAATTCTAAGGGCGCTAGTTATCTATGAGATATTTTTTGTTTTAACCATAAGCAAAATCCCTCAAAAGAAGGATCTTGATTCTGAATAAAAGAGGGATTTCAAACGAAGATTTGATTCTTTTCTTCTTCGAAGTTTCTTAAGTCGTAATGTTTGATTGTGGTTGATACATCTTTATGGTGAGCAATGTATTTACTAACCAATTCCAACTTGATCTTTTTTACTTCGAGAAGGTAGGTAATACAAGAGGCTTTAAATAGGTGAGGATTGATTCGTCTGCCGAGAATGTCCGAAAGTACATCTGAACAAAAGTAATCTGCCCACGACTCTGAGATTTGCTTAGGCTCACCACCATATTGACTAGTGAAGATGTACTCATGATCATATCCACGTTTTTCATGCCATATTCTCATGTACTTAAGCGCCTCTAAATTCACCATGTATTCTAAAACTTTCCCTTCGCCTCTGCCTTTTCCGAACACTTTATGACTCATTACATATGATTGACCTTCACTTAAAGGATAGTCTAGTAGTTCTGTTTTAAACTGGACTAACTCTGCTCTACGACCACCAACATTAAATGCAGTGGCTAGCCATGCCATACCAAGATAGTTTTCATCTTCTGCTAGAGTATCCATCATTAATTTGTAATCATCGTATGTTACTTTAACTTTTTCATAAGTCACCGTTTTGGGTATAGCAGGAAGGCCACGAGTGAAGTTACGAAAAGTCTTATAGTTCGGATCGTCTTCTGCAACTATATTTTCAAGATAGTTGTTAAGAGAAGACACTGAGGCTTTTTTCAATGCAATGCCACTTGAAGACATTCCACGATTTTTCAAGAAGCTCTGGTATCGTATAAAATCTCTTTTAGTGATCTTGTATAGCTTCTTGCCATTTAACGATGTATGTACCCACCAGAAAAACTGACGAAGTGTGGAATGATATTGTTTTTTAGTTTTATCTCTGAATGAGTTGGCATCTAGAAACTCTGATACCAAGTCTCGATGTTCTTGATCGACCTGTGACCACATTTCATCTGTAACTTCAGGAAGCTTCTGCGCTCTTTTGCGGAGCATGTTTTGTTCGATTTCTTTGCTCATTTTTAAATTCACCGCCAGGCTATTTGATTGTCTTATAACCAGCCTTGCGAACATCTTTTATAGCAGCTTCCACTAGTTCACCACCATGTTTGAGCTTTTCGGCAGTGTTGCCCATAAAAGGACGAGGCTCGCCATATCCATAACCATATTCATCAGGGAATTGGTAGCCTTCACCAGTCTCAACAATAGTCGCAACATCTCGTCCTTCATCTGTTCTGGTGTTATCTAATGAGATTCCGTTCGATTCATTCGCTACAACAAATGAAGCCTTTAATTCACCAGTTCGATTGTATTCCACAGGATTGTACGAGTTATAAACAACTGATTGGACTTGTTCTTGACCTGTTTTGATTAAGAACTCTTTTGTATGACTGCCAGTTTGCAAGGCTTTTAAAGCTGCTTTTTCAACCATAACGGCTAATTCTTTATGATTTTTAGCCATTAAGATTCTTCTGTTAACTTTTGAACTTTTTTCAAGATTTCTTGATTAGCTTTGTCAACAAGTGCTTCTTGAGTTGCGATCACGCCTTCTGTCATTGTGCGTAATTTCTCATAGATGCTTTCAATGCTTTCTTCTGGAAAGGACTCATTGATCGTTTTAAAGTATGGGGATTTAACCAATTCGCTCATTAAATTAACTTTAGAAGTAATGCCTTGAGGGATATTAGCGACATCACTGAATGTAAGGGTTGTATAGATGTTTAAAAGATCAGAGAAATTAAGTTTGTGTTTGATCTTTTTATTTGTCTCAATTTCAGTTAAATCTTCTAGAGCCATTTTGATCATTTGAGTAATCTTAATTGGATCAAAGTTAGGGTAGATGTGAACATGGAACTTATCATCTAACTGAACTTTAACTTTCTCATCGTACTTTTTATTTCCCTCTTTAATATGATCTAGTGTTAATTTTTGTGTTGTCATCATATCTCTCCTTATGATTAAAATAAAAACACCTCAAATAGGGGAGAGGTGTCTAGATAAAATTCTTATTTTATTGTGGTGGAGTGTACTGCTCCCCAGTAATTTGCTCATATTGTTCAGGCGTAATTCGGCCAGCAGCTACCGTATTGTATACTCTTTCTTTAGACCATGAACCTTCATCATAAAAACTTTTAATCAACTCATACCAGTTAATATCCAATTAAATTCCTCCCATCGCAATAATATAATAAAGATCAGATACCCGTTGTTTAACTATGCTTATTTCAGAAGGCTCGGGTTCGACTTTAAAAGAATCCATGTATTCTTGAGTAGCTGATTCTTTCCACGTCTTTTCATCTGGATAGAATTTACCTAAATATAGTGATTGGGGAGGTGCGATATCTGTGCTCATTTCTGGCAAAACTTCTCCTTCAAAGTAATCAGATTGTCTTAAGTAAATAAAGTTTTCATCATAGTAAAATATTGTTTTCATAGATGTGACCCTCTTTATGATAGTGGTATAGTTTCATTTAAGGACACTCTTTCAACTTTGCTATCATCCTTTGAAAACAAACCAGAATAGATTAAGTCTCCTGTTGTCGTTAGTGTCATTCGTGCTTGCCCATAAGAACCTACAGTAACACCTGTAAAATCAATGTTTTGAACAGGGAAATAAGACAACTTGGCAATCGTTGCACCGAGCGGAGCGGTGAATGTTCCCTGTATCTCTAAAGTTTTAGAAACAGGAATATATCTGTGTCTTAGTGGGTATTGCGGGTTTGTAGTCCCGACTACTAAAGTAGTATTAACCCAAACCACATTAAGATCATTAGAGGATACAAGCTTGTTCCAAGTCGAATTTACATTTTGCAGTTTCGAGAAAAGCCATGTTTCATTATTTTTCAATGAAATTGCCAAGATTGTCTTATTAGATGTGTCCTTAGAATTGATTAAAAATAGGAAGGGATCAGTTGCAGAAGGGGCGTTAGTTAAACTTTGTCCAGTGTAAACCCCAGTGGGAAGTGTTAGCACATCTGTTCCGTTTGCAAGATTTTGAGCTTTCCCGTCATCTTGAGTCAACCTGTATTTTTGTGCAGCACCCAAAGTTGTCGCTAACATGTCTATCAAACTTTCATAACCGTTCCATTTGTCTTTCTCACCTGGCTGAGTATGTAAGTTTGTTTTCTGTGCGTGCTCATCAGTATATTCTTTAGAATTTACTAAAGCCAAATCAGCTTTCTCTTGCGAACCTTCAATGGTTTCTTTTTTATCCCATTGTTCTTTTTGATCTTGATCAACATGGATGGCAGAGTCGTTTTGATGTTTATTAAACTCCGTCTTGCTGGCTTGTTCGATGTTCAATACATCACCAAGACCAACTTGCTCTTTTGTGACAGCATGAGGGTTTTTAGTGTTTTGCTTATGAGTTTCTAAGTCGCTTTTAATTTCCAACTTAAATGAATCATTGTCACTTTTGAAGCTTTCAACATCACGCTTCATGGAATCCTCACTGGTTAAAAAGAGGTCTTTGAGGTTAGCGATTTGCTTCTCTAGCCTTTTGTACAACCCTCTTACTAATGAATCAAGCATTATGTCGAAGCCTCCCCAAACACAGAGACATCTCCATCAGTCACATCTTCTAATTTAATAAATACTTTTTTGAAAGGGGAAATCGGGAATTCCCAAGCCTCGTTAATTCCTTCTGTTCCAGTTGCTATTCGGTAATCACTTAACTGAGTACCTCCTAATTCAATTTCCTGATCATCATTCGTCAATCCCACAAACGAAATTTTTCTTGAAGTAGATGTCCCAGTGATGCTGATGGCTAATTTTTGATAATGTTTAACTTCAAATGGCTCACCGTCAGAAGGGGAGGCTGACTTCTCATGAAAAACAAATGATGCACGATCAGGAATTACGACAATAGGAGCTGTATCTTCTGCTATAATAATCACTCCTTTTAAAAAGAGGAGGGGAGACCTCCTCATAAATAAATTAATCCATACCCCATACAGCTAAAGTAAAGCCAGTTAAATCAACAGTTCCACTCGCCTTTACAACAATTGAAATTTTAGGTGATTTAAAAGAAATAGATTTAGAAAGAGGGGAATTTTTTGTAAGTGTAGATTCATTAAATAATACGTTCTTATCACTTTCGGAAGAAGGGAAAAATAAAGAGGAAGCCTTAGGGATTGCATAGACTTCACAATCAACTTTACCCAATTCATCTTCTTGCGTTGATAATAATGAAATTCCGTATGTATTAAATAAGCCAAAATCATCTACCAAATCAAGGGCGTATACAGAGGACTCTCCACTTGAAATATCTACATTTTCGGCAAGCAGTGCTTCTTTATAACCTTTTTGAACAGTTGTTTTAATTGGAATTGTGTTCCTAATAACAACAGGAATAGAAGATGTGTTAGAAACTTCCACAGAAACTTTTTCATTTGATAGAGTTACATCAATTGGCTCCTTGTTGTTCACTTCAACAGAGGTGATAGGGTTGCCATTCCCGTCATCTTTAGATGATGTATATCGCCCATTAGACTGGTTTAAAAAGTCACCCAATAACATATACCTCCTTTAATTACGCTCCCAGATCGCCATCATTAGCGCCTTCATCCGGCTGAGTCGGCGATTCTTTTTCTGGTTGTTCACGTGGGATTTCAGAAATCACAGCCATATTATCAGTGTCCATATCTGCAAGTGCTTCAAATTTGAACTCTGGAGTTAACGCTTGTCCGTTTTCTAAAGATAGCTCAAATTCTCCTGAAGGTGATACGTTAGGGAACTGAATGATGATATCAGAGTAAACTTGCTCAGTCTCTGGATTGTAAGCAATTGTTCTGTATTCAACTTCATATCTCTCAGAAAAACGAGAAGCCTTGATATTCATACTTCTACCCATTTTTTCAACATGGAATACTGCAGTAACAGTTTCCTTAGGAGATACAAACGCAGTTGGCAACGTGTATTTTCCATCGCTGTTAGAAATGACTTGATATGTCTGATTTTTTTTGTTGTAAAAAGTAACCATGTGATCCGCAAGAGGCTTTCCTTTTAATTCAACACTATTATCTTCTGAAACTTTAATACTGTGCTCTCGATCAAACAGTTTAACACTCACATCTTCTTGAACCCCTTCACCTTGTGACATCGCCAAGAATTCAAGATCAAACAAAGCATTCCTAACAGAGAGTGTAAGTTCTTTTTGAGTCTTGAGAATGTAGATAGGCTTGTTGCCAATTCCAGCGTATAGCTTTTCTTCGGAGATAGCTCCAGAAAGTGAAGCTAATTGAGCTTCCGTTGTAAACACAGTATGTCCATCGGATTTACGTTTAAAATAAACATCGGCTGTGTCTTGAATTACCATTTTCATTAATGAATTCCTCCTTAAAATAAAAAAAGACGATGCAATGCATCATCCTTGTGCGAAACCTTTAGTTGAATTAAAGAAGCTTTCTCTACTCATGTAGTGTTTTTCTTCCTCAAATAAGTCAATAGACTTACTCCAGCTTTCAATGTTTTTACCAGCTTCTGGGCTTACAGTTGCAAACAAAGTAGTGGTTTCGTAATTCTTGAATTGAGCCAGTCGATAATACAGCCTGTATAACTGATACATCGATCCCTCATTAATAATGTGAATTGGGGTATTCGCACCGATTGCAACACTATCTATAATGTCAGCTAGTTCAACGTTGCCTGAATCTGCTTGTTTAACCCTTCGACTTCGTTCGTTTGCTCTTTGTATTTCGGGATTCGAGCTGATTTTCTCTTCTTTAAGTACGCACATTTTCAGAATCAAATTTCTAATATCGTTGAAATCATCTTCAGAAATTTCCTCTAAGATGTTTTTTCCAAACATATAGGAAAAGACTGATTCATATGCTTCTTTGAAGTTTTCTAGCTCGCCAGTTATCTCAAACAATGTCATTTTTTTTAATTCAGCAATTAAATCGTCTAACTCACCATATTGATTGTTTTCTTTCTTGCTATAGTTATAGATAATCTCTTTCTTGGACATTTTGAACAAGGCTAAATGGCTTTGGAATTGCGGATAATCTTTAATCTTTATAAAAGAACACTCACCATATGGAGTTTTAATGGGCTGCCCAGTAATTAAATAATCAAGATTAAATGCAATCACCATTTTTGCCCACCAATCTTAAAAATCAATTTGTATCCAGTGTAACCACTTGGAGGATTAGCGATTGGTTGCCCTCTCACAAACTGTGTTTTCCCATAACCAGCAACATTCTTCCCTAAATATATCTTTGAAAGTCTGTCAATAATTTTGAGACTCCTAAATTCGTTTTCTTCGAATGTGTCAATGTGAGTGTATACATCAAAATGCAAATCTCGCTCTAAAACTTTCTCACTTAAATGCGGAGGGAGAGGAGAAGAGATGCCAAAATAAATACACACTCTGCAAATAGGCTTATCATCAGTTAAATCGTTTGTTTTAGCAGCCCTTTTGAAGATTGTCTTGAAAATTGAAGTTTTCTCATCTGGGGTTGGTTCGAAATAGTTGTCCAACTCTTGGACATTAGGAAGATCAGGGGAGAGGGGGGTGTCTTTATAATAGAGAAGACGATTTAGATCGATATCCTGCCATGCTCTATTAAACAACTCAGTCATTTCTTGAACCATCATACTCATTTGGTATCACTGACTTTCTTTTTTGCAATGAGTTTAATGGTACCCACACCATCAATTACTTTTGAATAATCAATATCGTGGACAATATACTCTTCTGAATAAAATTGCGTTTTTAACCCAATTTTTAATTGAGGATTAGTGGAGTAGGGGAGAGTGATGTGGGCTTGGCCATCAGGTAGATTGATCGGTTGATCAGAGCCGCTAACTGAAACAGTTCGCTCAAAAATACAAGGGATTTCAATGCTTTCACCAGGAACAAGTTTTTTAAATGGTCTTCCAGTGATCTCATTGACCTTGCCAGTGTCTATATAGATGTCTCCTGAAGATAATTTGATTGAACTGTTGCATAGTCGCATTTCTGCTTTTTTGTAAATCTTATTGTCATAAGGCTGTGTTACAATTAACCAATTACCGATATCCCATTCAACAATACTACCCAATTTAATCTCATCAGGTTTAGCTAATATGTATCTAAATAATCCGTCATTTGATTTAGATTGAATCAGACATTTCGCAGAATTACCGTCAACAAAAACCTCTTCACCTTGAAAGCCTTCTAATCCACGTTCAAAAATACCCTGACCATCAAAAGAAATCTTCTGATTAGGATTAAACTTATGATAATTTCTAAAGTCCCTCATCATGATCACCACAAACAATTGAATTTTCCAAACGCACGATATCGCCACTTACTGACAAAATAATGTCTCTAATTTCAGACAAAGAGGGGTCAGCAATCAGTTTTTTATCTAGGAATTCTTCCAATTTGAATAGCACTGAATTATTTTTCCTACTTAGTCTAATAAGGTGTTCATTAATTGGAACGCAACTAGAATACAATTGATCGTTTACGTATAATTTCATACGAAATCTACCTCCGTATTAAAAATTATTTTGTCAATTGTTCTTTGCTGCTCATTCACTTGGGATTCTAGTGCTTTAATCTGCGCTGAAAAATGAGTTGTCCCAATGTCTTTGGAGAAGGGTTGCCATGTACTCGAATAAGCGGTTAATTCATTTTTCAAAAACACTAAACGGATGTAGTTTCCCAAGATAAGTAGATCATCCTCATTTAGAAGACGATCTACAGTCTCTGTATCATTGTCACATATAATGCGATTATCTCTAAATCGATTATTGAAGAGAAGGGAGGCATTCTTGATTTGAGAGTAAATACCTTCATCATCAGAAGGGAGGTTTATGTCAGAGGTTTTGCAATTATCTAAAAAACATTGCCAAATTTGATCATATGTAGTATTCATAAATTACCACCTAATCAAAAAGAATTGAACTGTCTTCTACACCCATCCAGTCAGCTAACACTGTAAGTTTTCCTTTTGCAATATCGTCACTGAATTCTGATGCAACATCAATTACGAATTGTTTTTCAGCTTCAACAGTGATCTCTGCCAATTGTTTCTTGAGTTGAGCGGCCGTACTAGACTTAATCATAGTTTCAATTTCTTCTTTGGTATGAGTGTTATTAACATAAGTTTCAACATCATTAATAGAGTCTTGAATTTCTTGCGATTCCTCATTTTCCTCAATCAGAACCAATTCACCTTTATCAAAACATACGCTACTCATAGCTAACCAATCAACAAGTTCTCTTGGAACTTCTTTGATATCGACTTTTCCATTTTTACTCCCTGCCCAATTATACTGTTTGAGAGCGCCATCACCTGTGTAACCAACAAAATATGATGTGTTTCTATATCGTGCTAATTTAACTTTTTCCGCCAACTAATATTCCTCCTAAAAAATCCTTATTGTGTAAATTAAATAGATACTGCTGCTTGTTCTTCAATAATACCGATAGCTTCACCAAACAATAGAACGATTGAAGCGGATTGAGTAATTTTCATTTTTACTCTTTCATCCTCAATATCTTGTTCTGTCATCTGTTTCAATCCACCATACTCAACTACAGAGAAAGGTTTTTGCGAAACGCCTCCAGCAAACATATAACCTTTATTTACAGGGAGTTCAACTTTAGAGTTAGTCTCATCAGTGAATGGGTTGATTAAGTTTACTGCAGTAGTTCTTCCGATAGTGGTAGGGTTTAAAGCTGTAAGAAGTTCCTCTTTAATCTTGTCAGATAAAAGGTTTACATACTTCGGATCAGTTGCTTGTTGAGATGCGAAGTAATCAATCAATAGTGAGTCAGCGATGAACACTGGGCGACCACCATATCGTTGAAGGACAGAAGCCACTTCACTGTATTTTTGCAGAGTTAGATTAGAACCTGTCTGAACGTTCTTTGCAGGAATTTTACCAGAGGTAACAGCTGATGCGGTTAGTTCGTGAATTTTGTCTAGATAAAGCCGAACTTTAGCGTCTGCAATATCGTTTACAAGATTATTAAAAGCTGCAATTGTGTCAGTTACAAGATCAAGCGGTTCATAATAGAATCCAGCAGACATAGTTTGCGGAACGGCTGTGATCGATTCACGACCTTCAACACGAACCAAGTCTACGCCTGATCCTGAGGCTGACCAAACGACTTTAGCCTTAGTTTTCTTAGGGATTTTAAGTTGTTTTAAATTACCTGGCTTCTCTTGTGAAGTCTCAGCAAATAGTTTTAATAGCTCAGTTACTTTTGGTTTAGCAATTGCGTCAGCTTGTTCTACAACCAAGTTGTTAAACTGGTGTAATAAAGAGGGGTCAGGAGTAACAGTACCATCACCAAAAACTTTTTTAATACATTCTTCGATATCCGATTCATCCTTTTGCTCCATTTGGTTGTTTAGAACACGGCTGAATAGGCCTCTAACTTTTACATTATCAAACATTAAAATGCTCCTTTTATTGAGAAATTTTTGTGTGTAAATACTTAAGCTTCAATTACTTCAAGTCGAACAAGTTTTTGACCCATCGTATAACTAAGGTCATCTTCACCATTAACTACTAGGAATTTAGCTGAAGAGTCTTCATAGTCTTCATGTGGTGCTGCAGCATCACTCAGAATATATTTATCCGAAGCAATGTCGAAATGAGCCACTTGTCCACGTTTAACTTCAGTTTGACCAGTGTTAAGCGTGAATGCCGAAACATCGAAGCGAGTATAAGCGGGCTCTAGAATAACAATTCTTGCAAGTTCGCCTTCACCATTGTAAAAGTCTCTTAGCGACTCACCCATGTAACGAGTTTCTGGAGTCGCAATCAGATATGCTTTTTTCGTCTTATCAGACAGTTTTTTCGCAATACGATCTCCATCAGAATTGAATCCTAATTCCACCAATGTGAAATTATCAATATCAGAACCTGACACTTTAGCGCCATGCGCCACTGTTTTAATTTTCAATGAATTTAGGTTGCCAGTAGTATGTTTACCTACTTCAGTAATAGCTTTTTGAAGTTTTGTTGCCATTATAATTTTGCCTCCAATTATTTAATAAGATATCTTGATTCAAATGAATCTTCTTTTGGGATTAATTCCTTACGGACACTTGATTGTTCTCTGAGAGGGGGGATCTCGGTAGGGGAGATATTAGTGGAAACTAAATCAACTAGAATAGAATTCAACTGCAATAAAGCTCTATCAGAATTCTCATCCTGTTTTGCTACTTCTGATAGAAGTGTTTGAACTTCATCAGTCTCAAACTTATCCGAAGCATTCAATGCATTAAATTTTGCTTTGAAATGCTCACTTTTTTCATTTAAACGAGCTTCGAATTGAACTTTTTCATACTGTTCTTTAAAAGGAGTTAAATCTTCAACCATTTGATTAAGTTTAATTAGCTTGTCACTTGCGTCATTATATTTTGTCTCTAATTCTTCTTTTGCAGACAGTTTAGTAGCTAAATCACTGATTTGTTGATCTTTTGCATTAAGTTGATTCGCGACTTCTTCTGGAGTAACTTCTTCCCAATTTCTCTTAAGGAACACTTCTTGTTTAGAGTCGAATTGGATGTCGACAACGTCATCATTTTTTGTGTAATTGTACTTATAGTATGAGTCTGTCTTTGCGTTGTAATCTTCGATGTTAACGACAAAGTAATTTTCATAAACATCACAAATATATGAGTGAACATTCTCACCTAATTCTGGATCTAGCTTGGAGTATAACAGTGATCTAACATCATCATGGGATAACTCAAACACTTTCTTAAAACTCACATTTTCACCTTCCTTTTCATTGATAATTGCCTGTGCAATAAGCTTTTCAAATTTATTTTTTTCATTAAAACTCAATAGTTTGCTTGAATCATATGCAGGGAAAACAATGTCTTGATCTCCACGTTTTTCAGAGTTCAAAATAGCATGACCTTCCAAATAAACAGGTGACTCAAGGTATTCAATACCGTCTTTAAATGTGTAATTTGAATACAATAACTCGCAACTTGTATTAATATTTATTCCTCTAGAGTTCCATTCTAAAAGTAGATCACAAGCATCTTTAAAACGTGATCTCCATAGAATAGCATCAGCAGCAAGAACTTCAGTCTTTTCTCCATTAGAGCCCAGTATTTCCATGATGTAGCCCTCACTTGTGAAAACACCGATTGCTGCGGTATCCATCTTCACCTCTAAATCACCGTGTTTATCAGTGCTTAAATACATCTCGTGAGACCCAAATGAATCAGTTGCTGTTCCAATAGAATCAACCTCATTGTATTTTGCTACAATTGGCTTATTGATAATCGTAGCGGCTGTTTCAATTGCTACTTCTTTTGAAATGACTGTATTATTATGAGACTTTTCAAAATCAAAAATGACAAATGTGCAAGATAACTTGGATGGATCATCGTTTGCTTTAATTTCATTTAATTGAAGTTTATAATCAATTTTCTTTTGTTTGTCTTTCAAGTATTTTCACCTCCTTCCAAAGACAAAAAGGGGAGAGCTATGGAGTGTTGTTCCCGTCTGATGATTTTGATTTTAAAGTGTTTTCATTAGTCGAAGTGTCATCAGAAATATTCCCTGAATCGTTACCTGAGAATGTATATGATGTTTGGTAAGGCTTGATTTTATCTTGTAGTTGCAATGATTCGGTTTCGTGGAGTGTTTGATCTAAATATGATTCCCACGACACGCCAGGAATATTGTCAACTACGTGTTTAATAGACCAACCTTTATCATTTAATTTCAACAATAAGTCAACTTTCTCTTTGAGAGTCAGTGGTTTCTCTTTGTCGTATACAATATAGTAATTATCACTTTGATTCTTCGGCAGAATTAAATTAAACAATTTCTGATACACTTCTTGTTCAATATCTTCTAAAAGAACTCCAATTCTTTTATAAAAGGTATCTAAATTCAATGAAGATGTTGCATAGTTACCACCTTCGCCATTTAACATAGAGCCAGAAAGACCATATGCAGATTGAATGTCGTTGTTTATATGATCGAATTTCTTGCCATCCAAACCGTCAGTTTTAACATCAGGAAAGTCTAAGCTTGCATAATCTGGAATGGAAACGACAGTTACACCATCAGTTTGATTTTTCTCTAAAGCTTGCTTTACTCCTGAGTGGATTTTTTGTTTGATAGGCTTAGGGAGTTTTTGGTTGCTGTATTCTCCATTATTTTTATCAGTACCAATTGTCAATACCGCAACCGCATTAATGATTTTATTCGCAATGGATTGCTCAACATCTTTAAGCTTTTTCTTATGGAGAACATCATAGAGACCAGGAGCAACCCAAGACGTACCTAAACCCTGATTTCTCTTAAGAGTCCCAGTTCTAAGACAGAATGTTCTATTTTGAGGAAGCTCTTTATATTTATATTGAACGGAATCTTTTTTGAAATTTTGATAATCTTGATATGTAATATAGGGGTGGAAATTCAAAATGAGGTCTTTGCGGTAGGAATCATTATCTGAAATATTGTCAAAAAAACTCATATCCAACGTACATACCCATTCGCCATTTCTACGATAAGAGGGCTGAGCATATTCCGATCCATCGAAGATGAAGGGGTAGGGGGATTTTTTATCACCTAACCAAATACCAATTAAAATACCCGCAGCTGCAGTTTGTTTCAACAAATCTCTAGTTAATCGCTTGTGCTTATTTTTGTGCAAAACTTTTTTTATTGTTTTAACATGGCTCTCTGAAGCATCGGGATTTTCAAAGGAATCTATTTTAAAATTTAATGTGGGTAAAGCTTCAATTAGTTCGAAAAGTTGATGGATTTCTCCAGTGGACACATAAAAATAATTGGCTAAATCTTCGATTTCTCTTTGATACGCATCAGGTGAGGAGAAATATTCTTTTAACTGTTCCGCTGTTACGTCATTTATAATTCCTTTTGAAAACAAGTTTGAAACGAAACCAGTCGCAAAAGTAGATGCGTACGTTTCAAGATCATTCAACATTTGCTTATGTTCCTCAGATTCAATATCAACTTGCTTAATTTTTTTCGCCACTTTTTCACCTCAATTCTTTTAGAAATATACTAAATCATCTTCTTCGTCAAAATTGTTTTTGGTCAGGCGCTCACTCTCTAAGTGTCTCGCCAAATAATTCCCATATGCCAATGAGGAGTATCTGTCTTTCCTCTTGCCAGATTTCTCTTTAATCTTTATAAAACCACCAACAATTTCGTGGTTCAAGTTAACCAATTCGTTTACAAGAAGAGTTGTTTGTATGTAAGGGGTTTTCATTCTGACTTTATCTTCAATATCAGCATTTTTGTATGAGGATTTATCCGAGAGGAAGTCACTACCTTCAATTTCACTAATTAACAACTCGATATTCGAACTTTGAAGATTCACACGTAATGCAGAGGCGATTTCGTGGTTTAATTTAGTGTTTCCTTTAATTGAATATACAACAGGTAATGGATTGGGAGTCTTTGCTCTTTTTCTCATTTCTTCATCATTAAAAGCACACCAAGCCTCGTATTCAACATCTCGCTCTTCATCATAGTTTACTTTTGCTAGAGCATCATAAACTGACATTCCGTTTCCGTGGGTATCTAAAGCAACGTAGCTTGCTTGAAAATCTTCAAATAACTGCTTGATTCTGATTGCTTGATCCTCAGTGTGGTTTCCCTCTAAAGTTTCTATGTAAGGAACCTTACGTTGGTATTTATCACCATTAGGCAATAGTCTCATACACGTTATAACGGTGTTATCATTTGCATCTCCACCCATTAACGCCACATCGACGCTAAGTATTCTAATTTCTCCATCTTTAAGCTTTTCTTTTCTTTTTTGTTTTTGAGTGGAATATTCAATATTGGTGATAGGATAGAAAGGCTTTTTGAGCGTTCTGTTTTTTGTTATATCATCTAGTTTATATAGGGCGTTTGAGTTTTGACCATACATTAGATTTTCATATTCCATAGTGAATGAAATTTCGTCAAAATCAGAACTTTCTCGGTCTTTGTCAATTCTTTCTTTTGAAAGTAAGCCATGATAAATTGAGGTTAAGTAGTCCAGCGAGAAAATCATTGTGTCTCTACCTTTTAACATCGCATCTCTTGCAGCCTGCATAGATTTCCACATCCAGTTTGATGTGTAATGAGCCGAAGATATGTAAACTTCGATATTTTCCTCTGTAAGATGACGATACTTCTCTTTCTTGAGATAGGGAGGCTGTCTATACACATTTAAGAAAGGTTTCAAAACAGTTTTGAGGACATTTTCATCAATCATTCTAAATTCTTCAAGAATTAGGATGTTTCCACGATAACCACGAGAATTTTCATTAGATGTAACGGCTTCAATTGTGGATCCGTTGTGAAAAACAACCATTGCTTCATTTGAGGAGGATCTTATTTGTTTTATTTCTCTACTTAAGTTAGGGTATTGCATTAATTCCTTCTCGATTTTTTCGGTAATAATTAATTTTGCTTGTTTTTTAACACCAGAAGCAATCACAACTTTTGTGTTTGGGTAAAGCACACATCTCGCACATGCAAAGATTGCAATCATAAATGATTTAGATAAACCCCTTGCAGCTACTAACATAAAATAAGTGTTGATATTCATGAAATACAATAAAATTTTTTGGAACAAAAAAAGGTCTATACCAAAGTAATGTTCAACAAATCTGTGGGTGTTGAGTCTATAGAAAGTTGTCCATTTTTTAATCTGCTGACGCATATGATTGTCTGAACTTTGATTTTCTGATAACTTTGAAACACTTGTGGTTTGTTCGAGGTAGTTTTGTCCTTTAGATTCTTTGTTTCTCTTAATTTGAAAATTTCCCATTAATCTTTCACATCAAAATCTTTAGATATATTGAATATGTTTTTGAAAGGACGGACAAACCATTTTTGAATATACTTGTTAAACTGATCGAAGTCTTCATATTCTTTCTTGTTTTCAAATGCTTCGCAAGGCTCTGTTTGTTCAACAGATTTAATCCACAAACCATAAGCGGAGAGACCCTTGTCATCATTTGCTCCTGTGGACTGTATGGGTTTTATATTCCCGTCATTGTGTAATTTGGAAGAAAGTTCAAGTAAATCCTTGTATTGCTTAACATTTCCGTTAGCTAATTCTTTATCAGCCTGCAGGTGAACCTTTGCAATGTTTCTGTATAAATTTATTTGGACAGGGGTGTCAGTCGCATAGTTTTCACTATAAGAGCGGTAAAAGTTAATCAAATAATCTAGATCCTGTCCACTGTAGCCATTTCCCCATATCTTATCTTCATTAACTGATGATGTTTCGATGTCTTCGTCAACAGAGACGGTTTCTTTCACGCTAAATTCACTGTCAGACCAATTCTTACTCTTATAATCTTTCATCCCTATGTTTTTCATGTATATACCTAGCACATTTCCAGTTGCCTTCTTTTTAGCCTCATTCAATGATGAAATCCATAAATCATAAATAAATGGACGATCAATCATTCTGAGAACGTGTTGCAGACTTTCCATTTTACTACCAGATTTTTTAAATTCATCAACTAGACATTTCTTACAAACAGATAGTTTTCCAGTAGAAAGGTGGAAAGGGGATTCTGACAAGTAAAATTGTGTTTGCAATTGCTGCTTTCCGCAACATGTACAGGTTAATTTACTAGTAGCCATTGCTTCAGTTCACCTCCAATTAAAAATAAAAACACATTTTACGAAACGCCCAGATTGACTAGACGTTTTAAAAATGTGTTTAAGCAGTATAGAATCCGCCTAAAATTTCAATGTTTTTATTTTCTTTGATATACTGCAATTGTTTTTCACTGACAGATTCATCAATTAATATCTTTCCTCTTCTACCATTAAGTTGATCAGCTGTTAATATGAACTCTGTTGTTGTATCTTTGAGTTGCCAGATACCGCTTTTCTCAAGAAGAGCTCGGTATAATTCACGATATAATTTAGCGATAGTTGCATTTCCCACCACAATCAGCGCACTATCATCGTAGCAGCAGTTGAGAAGAATAGTGGTTTTACCTTTGCCCCTGTCAACTTTAGCGTTAACTTGTGCCAATTTTGGCTGTGCTTCCCTAAACCTTTTATTTAATTCAGAGTCCACTAAACCAAATCGGAGCTTATCTGTTGCATTTTCTACATTCGAGAAAAAGTTATTGTCACCGAATCTAATGATAGGTTTTTGTTTAAAAACAATTCCATGTAATTTTGATAGAACATCATTGATTTCACGGTCGCATCTATACCCAGTTTCCTTCAGCCTAGTAAGTACTTCTAAGTGTTCACGCAAGAATTCAATATGTTCTTTGTTTTGGTTCTCGATCATCATTCATCATCCTCATCAATAAATTAAGTTAAAATTAAAGTTTTATATCAATTAGCAATCATTAGTGACAGTACGTTCTTGCTATCATCAGATAAATCGTGCCAATGTTCTGCTAAGATACGAATAAATTCATTACCAGACATTTAATCATCCCTTTCACTTACTGTTATTGAAACGAATTATGTATGTAGCTTCAATACCTTCTTCATCAAATACCATGAATTTCTGTGAAGGCTTAGTTCCAAAACGTCCTTGCATAGCGTAGTCATCAGCGCCTACCAAAGCTCCGTTTACAACTACAGTAGTGCTGCCGTATTCTTTTTCGTAATTGTGGTGAACATGTCCACCGAATATGTAAGAAGGAATATAACCAAGTAATTGAGGTAATCGTGTCACGCATTGATCAACACGATCATAGTGACCATGCACAAACACCACTTCTTGATTTTTAATTTTTGTAGGGATGAAACCGTCTTGTTCTTGTTCGAAAGTGATATTTGGAAAGTGGCTGAGGCGTGCTTTTAAGTACCAGTTGATGAAATACTCAAAGTTCTCTTTGATTCCAACATCATTTTTCGAAGGGGATAAGCGACCATGGTTTCCTGCTACGCTATAGAATTTAACATGCTCAAACTCACTAGCGAATGCCGCTAAAATTTCAGCTAATGTTTCAGTAACATACTGAGTTTGCTCAACAGAGTCAGTATTAGCTTGAACTCGTGTTGAAACATGAATCAATCCACCGATCAAATCACCAAGGTTGGCTACATGCAGAGTTGAAATTCCGTTTGTTTTTCCATGTTTAATAACGTCCTGTGCTAATTTTTGAACTCTTTCATTGAAAACTTGTTCGTTGAAGGTGTTAATACGATTATCGATATCCATTCCAAAATGCCAGTCACTGAATAATGCTAGACCGTGCTTATCAGAAGTTGAAGGGGGAGGTGGAGAGAATGTAAGAGGGCGCTTTTTCTCTAATTCCAAAATTGCTTCAGTCATATCATCACGAATACGATCGAAGCGAGCAGAGTTTCTAATCTTCTTTGTGAACTCTCTATTCTGATCACGTCTACGGACTTCCGCTTTAGCAGCTTCAATTTTAATCTCATCATATTTGTCAACAATTTCTTGTTCAAGATTCTTGTTTACATGGTAATCAGCCCATCTGCGGTATTGAGCAAAGTCTTTACGCCATTTACTTTCTCCATAGTTCTCACCAGATTCTTCATTTAGCAAATCTCTAATAACAAACTTGTCGATTTTATAATCGTGTTTATTTGTATGTAATCTAATAAAATAGTCGTCAAAGCTTTCGTCTTTTCCACGTTGTAATTCTGGATTTGTAATTACGCTCATTAACTCACCAACCTTTACTCTTTGTCTTTAACAGGCAAATCATTTTCTTCCTTAATTATAATGCTGACCTGTTTTCCATTAAATTCAGATAAAATTTCTTTGAAGTCGTATGGAAGTTCCTCGTTACTTTTAACTTCGATGACTTCCATAACATCCATATCGAAGAATCCTTTTAAATTAACTTGATTAGTCTTTTTACTTGCCATGTTAATACCTCCAAAATATATGTAATTTTATTTAAACCGAATAAATTCCTTCGGATGTCCAATGCCGACACATTGGAACACCCGAAAAAGGAGAGAAGAAGGGGGATAAAAAGAAATGTCGGAAGGGTGCTGGGGAAACACCCGAAGGAATTTACTAACAAAAATAACCTCATCTTTATAAGGTAGGGCTGTACGCTGATTGCGGGTTCAGCGATTGAAACCTTTGTAGTCGACAGACTTTAAGTAAGTCGATAGGATAGTAGCTAGTGAAGCACACTTTCTGGCACGTATTTTAACTCCCCGCCAGCGGAGAAATCATCGCTACTTGATGATTTGATATTCTGTGGGATTTCTTTTTTTAACGTGGGGCAGTCCCTACCACCAATACATAATTATCAATAGAAAGGTAAGACCCATGATAATCCTTCCTGAGACAAATTCTGTTGCACTTGTCAGGTCACACGCCCTTATCTACATACATTGCGTGTAGATCGCCAGTCTCTTATTCTGCATGGTTTTTCCTTACCTTGTGTGAGAAGGTACATGCTTGGGGAAAATTTAGTTTAAAAGAAGATCGGACGCATCCAATCACCTTAAGTGAAGGCCTAAGCACAACACTTCAATTAGTTTTAATTGTCGAGCAAAACGCCTCCTATAATAAGCCCCTGCTAGGATACAGTCGCATTTATTTGAGCGTAAAGACTTATTGGCATTTGTAGCCCGATAATATTCATTTGGTATAAGTTGAAGAAGGGGGTGTCCAAACCTATATAAATGAATATTATCCGACTCAGGAGTAGCCATCTCCTATAAACAGAGTCAGACCTATCTTAAGAAAGGGAGTGAGACAGTTTGGAGAACAAAATTGTACAGGGTAGTCAACCCACTAATGACTATTATCCTATTAATAATCATTAGTCAGCCACGAATACCCCCATATTCGTGATAGACCTCTAATATTGAAGAAGTGTGTAATTTATTTAGATAAAATTAACCTTTTACAGCATCTTTAAGTGCTTTTGCAGCTTTAAACTTCGGTGCTTTAGTTTCAGGAATATCGATTTCTTCACCTGTTGAAGGGTTTCGGCCTTTGCGAGCTGCACGAGTTGTTGATTCAAAACCACCAAAACCTGCGATCTTAACTTGTCCACCTTCTTTTAACACAGATGTGATTTCATCTAAAGTCGTTTCAATTACCGAAAGTACTTCTTTCTTAGTAAATCCTGTCTTCTCAACCACAGCTGAGACTAATTCTGTTTTATTCATTCTTATTCCTCCTGATTATATGTGTAATTTGTATTTTGAAAATTGGGGAGGGGAGATATACTAACCTTTTTAATTTGGATATTTGCTTTTTACCTCCCTTATGACGATTATCTCCAAAAGTGGTCTAAACCCTTGTGGTTGTAGGGCTGAAGCCACTTTTTATTAGTGTTATTTTTGCACAAAAACGCTGTATCCCTTGTGGCTCTAAGGCTGAAGCCACTTCCTAAACCGTCATTTTTGTTCTGGATGTATATGATTTCTGTCTTTTTCTATGTTTTTCTTTTTCAATTGCGACTGAACACTTTGAACAAAAACTAGAGTTGTTTGAGGTAGGCTTATACATTTGTCCACACTTTACGCAACCTTTGAAAGTTTTTAAATTCCTTTTTAGATTATTTAGTATGGTCTCACCAAAACATTCCCACAACGTTGCTTTATACCTGCTTTTCTTTTTGTATAGATGTTTCACAAGAACATCCACAACATACTGTTCATCGCCATTTATTTCAAGTAGCTTTTCTCTAATGAGCTTATAAACGTACAATTTCTGATTCGGCTTAGTTTCTTCATTATTAGTAAGCCATTTTTTATTGCGATCAAGCTTTATGTATTCACTAACCAATTCTTCATCTTCTTTAATACGTTTGTTTTTTAATAAGAAGTTATAATCGAAATGTCCAGCAACGGCCTTGAAATTAATCCTATCAGTTGGAATGATTTCTTCTAGTTTATTTACTGTACTTTCATTAATAGACTGTACAGAAGAGATATCCTTATCTTTAGCATGAACAAAGAAGAAAGGCACTTTGTCTTTTATGTAATTTTTAATTTGTTTGTCAACATTGTCTGGTCTTGTAGGCATAAACAAGGTTTTTGCATAATCAATAGCGAAGTTATTTTCAGCGCATAGCCATTTGATAACATTAATATTAACTGAAGAACTGTTCCAGATCTTCGTTATATTGTTACTATACTCGCCAATATTAACTGCATAGGCATTTGTCAAAGATTCATAAATATTTTCACTATTAATAATCTGTTTGTTTGCAACACCCATTTCATAATAAAGGGGGACGATGTCAGCAACATGCTTCTTTGCAATATTAACAAAGAATGTATCTGATATGATCAGCGCTTTATCTCCGTCATTGTCAAACTGGAGCAATTTTGAGATTGGATCATGAACACTTGTATAAACTCCTTTAGTGATAAACCAGTCATCTAAAAGCTCATTTCTAACATTCTTTCTAATACCATGCTCACGATAAAGATGAGGGGAGCGAAGTACATCAATTTCTCCTTCATCATAAAGCGCACAGTAAACATTGCTACCATCCAACAAACCATTTGGATGTTCAATTCCCAGAAAAAGTTTTTCACAAAAAGCGTATAAATCAGGGCAGAGATATGTGTACTTGGAGTTTTCAATTTGCAGCTTGCCTGATTTTGCGTCTTTTACAAGACTCTTTTTCTTATTCTTAATGGTTTCTTTGACATGATCATCATTCAATAGTTGAGGATAGAGAAGTAATGCATTTTGCAAAGGCGATCTGAATTTTCGATTCTCAGTAGCCCCCATAATTTTTAACATAATATCTTTATCATTACCAATAGCCTTTATTTCCTCAACAGTTTTGTTACTAATAGACTTGAGCTCATCATGAGTAATATCAGTAAGGGTTTGAAGCATTTGATATGTAAGTTTCCCCTCAACTGAAGGATCTTCTTCATTTAATTTTGCACCTAGACAACCGTACAGAACAAATTTTTCTTGATATTCGCTCCAGGACTTATAATATTTCCACATCTTAAATTGTGATTTAGTGAAAATAATCTGGATATCATCTTTCTTAATATCCCATACCTTACCGTATATGTCAGTAATTTGTGTTTTGTTATGTGTTTCTGCAAAACGATGAAAGTCGAAGGGCACTAACAGTCCTTTAACCCACGGCAGTCTGACCATAAAGCTTTTACTACTGAGCTTAGGTGATATAATTCCACAACCATCAGTATGTTCAATAGGAATGTTCATTGTCTTTCTAGTAATCTCATATGTATTTCTATCAATGTAATCAACTTCACTCATTACATTAGTCTCTAAGTCATCAACAACAACAGTTTTACTGATATCAATATCCCAATGGCTGCTGGCACTATTCGATAAAGCGAGGTAAGCATTCCATTTATTGATATTCATCCCACCATTAGAATTGATATCTTCAAGACTGAGGCCACATGTTAAAGCATTTTCAAATTTATCGTATGTAGACTTCTTAATAAAACAAGCTTTTTTCGTTCGTATTTGCCCAGCTGAACTCGTAAAGTAAACATAAAGTTCATTATTATGTACAAAACCTTTATCAAGAATACTCTTGAACACCTGGAAATGGTATACCTGAACCACAATTACATCATCAGAGAAATTGTTTTCTTTTATACCTAGAGTTCGAGTCATAACTGAATCAAACATAGCGATCTTTTTATTATCAGTTAATGTATCGGCTCTAAGCATTCGTACACTTTCATGTTCACTGAAGGCTTGATTTAACTCCTGTTTTAATTTAGCGATTCTGTTTTTTATGTATTTCTTATTTTTTTTGGTATCCCCATTATGTGTTTTAAGCAAATCTCTATATCTATAAGACTTTAAAATCTTTCTATGTAATAAATTTTCCCGATCATTATAAAAACTCGAAGTATCGAGACTATAAATAAACACTTGTTTGCTTAAATCATTTGTTTTTCTCCCCAAAAGCGCTCTCCTCTATTTGTTATTTTGTCTTTCAATATGTAATGCCAATCTTTTAAATAGGGTAGAAGACTCGTCCATTTTGCCAAACCATTTGAAGTCTTCGTAAAATGTGTTCTCTTCTTGAGAAGCAATACCATTAACAATCCGATACTCAAGAAGTTCAATAATGTCCTGCTTGTTACATGATCCCAATAAATCACCTCATTTCAATTTGATATAAGGTGATTTTATATGTAATTTGTATTTTAGTCAATATAAAAATATATGTTATTTGTATTTTATTAAGAGAGACTGATTACTCAGTCTTCAATAATGGAGAAGAGATCATGTATTTCGCATTCCAACGTTTTGCATAATGCTATAGCGTAAGGAAGTGATGGGGGATTGGAACAGAAACCTTCATCATTATTAGCACACCAAATAGAAATTCTACTGGAGTTAGTGCCTATTTGGTCAGCAAGCCACTTCTGTTTAATACCTTTAGAGTTTAGGTAGTCCTTTAAATTGCTTCTAACCTTATATTTCATAATATCACCCAATGAGAATTTTATATTATGTGTTGTCTTTATTCAAATGTTCAATTAAATTCACTTAAATAGATAAAAAAAGTTGTCTATATGGATAACTTTTGTTACTCTATCAGTGGAGGTGCAGTATGACATATTTTGATGAAGTCGTTGCCAGATTAAATATTGATGATGTATCACTGTTAACATTGCTGCAAGAATGCGGAGCGAACAGGCTAATAAAAGGAATGACAAAAGAAGACTTCAAGATCGAATCAGTTAAGTTAGACACTCAATTTTCAGAAGCGACTATAAGATCAGCTTTAAGTAAATTAGAGGCACTGCTGCTTATTGAAAGAGACTCGTCAAGTAAGCACCATAAATTCATAATTACTTCATATGGAATTATGGCCTTAGAATATCATTTGGAAGGGGAAATGATTTAATGTACGGATTTGTGGGAATTGGTCAATGTGGTGGGAGCATTGCAGATGAAGCAATGAAAAGAGGATATTTCAGTATTGCTGTCAATTACTCTAGCTCAGATTTAAATAGTTTAGAAGTTGTTGAAGACAAACTAAAGCTAGTTGGATCCGAAGGAGTAGGCAAGGATAGGGAAGCAGCTATAAATTACTTTAAAAATAACTGGGAATCATCTGTTGAATTCATCAAAGAAGCAATGGAAAAGCCATCGATTCAAGTAGTGTTCGTAGTCTTTTCAACAGCTGGAGGTACAGGATCAGGAATTGCACCGACATTAATAGAATTATTAGATGAATATTTGGATAACAAAACCGTAGTTGCTGTACCAGTCATACCCGATAAAAGTGAAGTAATATTGAATCAACTAAACACCGTTGAATGCCTTCAGGAACTGTCAGAAAAACAATTGAATGTAATTCCCCTAGACAATTTTAAAGTGTCTCAAAAGGGCATTAAATCGTTCTCAGAGCCTATCCTATATCAAAAGGTAAATAAACAATTTATTGATATGCTTGAAGAGGTTGAAGGGTATACAAACCTTCCGTCTAGCTACAGTACATTAGACAAGAAGGACTTAAATCAAATTTTCAATACTCCAGGTGTGACAGTGTTATCAAAAATGGATTTATCTGATTATAACAAAGGAAAATTCGCAAACACTCTACATGACGATATTAAACAGTCATGGCAGCAATCCATTTTTAGCGCAGACACTTTTGATTCATTAGTTAAAGCTGGTGTTATTATAGACGGTAATGCAGATTTAACTGATCAGATTAGCTTTAAGAGACTTTTCAGTGAGGGTGAGCCATTAGATTTATTTAAAGGATATTATGATACTGGTAAGAATCAAGTGATTTCAATTTTAAGTGGACTAGGATGGATTAACGACAGAATGAAGCAATTAGATGACCTGATTGAATCAAGAAAAGTTGAACCAGTAAAAGAAGAGGTATATGTTCCAAAATTTAATTCAAAGTCAGCATTTTTAAAGCAGCAGACTAACACCAAAAGGGACGTAAAGCAGGTAAGTAAGGGGAGTTTCTTAGATAAACTTAAATCATTAAAGGGATAAAACCAGGTGAGATGGTCAATTGACTGTCTCATTTTTTTGTTATCGTAAATTTTTGAGGACGATATCGTAAAATTGATAAAATGGAGAAAAAACAGAGTAATAGCAATAGGTTTGATGATATTTTAATGAATATGAGGGAGATGTAATCGTAAAGTCGTTGTGGGAGTAAGGAAAAGTGGGTAAATCTGATGAAAATCAGGAAAAATGGGTGAGTAGGGGAAGGGATTAACGTTGATATATAAGGCTTTTACGATAGCAAGTACGATAGAAAATAGGCTAAAATCGATAAAATTTATAGGGTGTGGAAATGGAAGTGCTATGGGCACATTTGTTCTTTGTTTTAGCGATTTGGATGTTAATATACCCCCCTCTAATGGTAATAGATGGTTATGAATGCGTCTTATAATTATAGTTATAATGCAGATTCCTTTGCGAGTCTGCTTTTTTATTTGTGGCCAATCCAATGCACAATTAATAAGAAAAATCAACACTTTATTGAACTAAATTTAAAAATTTTAAAAAATTGATGTGATTTTCAATATTTGTTCCATTATGCGGAACTCTTCGTATGAATAACAGGGGGCAGGAAATCGAAGTGTTATTTTTTTATATTTAATGTTTATTATTATATAGTCTTGGTACTGTAATCTTCTCACATTATCCACCTTAACTAGTCTCATCACCTTATATCTACACACATTCACCATAATATACTCTAATCCTCACATCAATCACACATCACCAAATCAATCCTGAGCACACTCACATCCTCATACAAAGGTTTAATTTAATCACACAACCAATCTATCTAATCCTACTCAACACATCATACAGACGAATATAAGAACAAAAATAAATATAAGTAAATCAAATTATTAAAACACAAATTACATACATTATCACGAATATATGTTATAATATAAGTATGGAAAGGAGGTGCAAAAGTGCTTGAAAAGGTGACTATAATAATGGCTTTACTTATCAGTCTTACTACAGTCTTAATCAATATGCTTGTGATTATTGAAAAGGTTGTCAGTATCACTAAAAGTATAAGCCAAAAGAAAAAGCGTACACGTAAGCGACCTAGGTCAAGGACACGCAAACGGATACGCCATTAAACATCATAAGACATTGGGAGATACTTCTCCCTTTGTCACCTATATTATAGCACCTTGCAGCACTTTGTAAACATATATGCAGCATAAACAATTAAGGTACTCACTAATCACATTCGGTATTACATTCATTGTATTCTGGCTTATTAAAGGTTTATTCAGCAGCAGCACACAATCACATATTATGTGGACATATGCTATTGCTACATCGATCCTTATAATCACTTGGTTGTCTTACTTTGTGTATAAAGGTTTTAAACGGTGAGCGGTAGCTCAGCTCGCCATACATATAATTTTGAATAGGGGAGAACCAATGTCAAAAGTAAAAATTATTGATTCGATTATGGGAAGCGGTAAAACAAGTCTAATGATTGATCACATGAATGAATCATCTTTAGATAAACATTTCATTTTTATCACCCCATACCTGGATGAAGTATCAAGGATTAAGAAGTCATGCAGCAACAGAAAGTTTCATGAGCCTAAGGTGCACACAGAAAAGGGAGAGGTATTATATAAAATTGATTCATTTCATAAGTTGCTGTCAGAAAACAAAGACATTGTTGCTACTCACGCATTATTTAGCATGTCTGACCAAACAACTAAAGATTTGATTTACTCAGGTAATTACACTTTGGTGCTAGACGAATCAATGGAAGTGATTAAAAAATTCAATATTTCCAAAGATGATTTAGATATGTTATTTAAAAACAAATGGATCATTAACAACAACGGTAAGATATTGTGGAACTCTGAGAATGAAGAAAAATTGAATAGGGAATACAAAGGGGAGTTTCAGACATTAAAGAAGCTGGCCAAAAGTGATAATCTAATTTATCACAATGAATCTGTTTTGTTCTGGGAATTTCCTAGCGATGTCTTTAATAAGTTTAACAACGTGTATGTATTGACATATTTGTTTAATGCTCAGATACAAAAGTATTATTTTGACTTACACAAAATTGAATATGAATTATTATCAGTCGTAAAAGAAAATGGAAACTACAAATTAATTGCACATAATGAAAACTTGGATCAAAAGGTTAAAGCTGCTTTGAAAAATAAGATAAACATCTATGAAGGGGATTTGAACAAGGTAGGTGATGATTATTACGCATTGTCTAAGAATTGGTTTGAAAGTAGAACGGTTTTACATAAGCGATTAAAAAACAACATCTTAAACTATTATCAAAACATCATTAAGTCTAAATCAAACGAGAACTTATGGACAACCTTTAAATCACATAAAGGGAAGTTGAGCGGTAAAGGATACACTAAAGGATTCCTAGCGTGTAATATTAAAGCAACAAACGAATACAGTCACAAGAAAACATTAGTTTATTCAATAAATAGATTTGTTAATCCAGCAATTAAGGATTTATTTAAGCAGAATAACATAGTGATAGATCACGATATATACGCACTATCAGAGATGATTCAATGGATTTGGAGATCAGCAATAAGAAATAATAAATCAATCAACATTTACATTCCATCGTCTAGAATGAGAAACCTTTTAATAAAGTGGTTAGAAAATGACCTATGAAAAAAAAAGCAATAAACCATTTTGAAAACTCAACTACCGCAACAGTTTTTAGATGTCTCCCGTAAAAGAAAAGAAGTTAAAATTATAAATAATATATAGACTAAAAATAAGACCTTGGGGTGCTGACTTTGGTCACTTCAACAAGTTGAATTGCCCTTTCGTCCTACACCACCCCAAACCCCTCATAGGACGTAATAAAATACTAAAAAAAATTAAAAATAACACACAAAAAATATTGATTAAAATACAAATAACATATATAATGAAGATATAGAAAAGAACGAAATAAAATGAATATTTTAAAGGGAGAGATTGGATATGAAAAAAGAAAAACCGAACAACTGGGTATGGACTAAATTAACAGAAGAAAAGCATCCTGATAGAAAAGCTGGAACACCTGTCCATACAGCTTATATGAGAGAGGGTGACGCTGAGTGGTCTCCTCACAGCTCATGGATTGCTAAAGGATATATCCAGCATGTTGATACGCTAAACTCGTCACAGTGAGTATAAACAAGCATTAGGCTGTGAGCGTCCTGGTCAATAGTGGCCAGGGGTTGTATCAAATGAAATTCTAATTTTATACAGAAGGAGAATGAGATAATATGACAAAAGAAAATAGAAACTTAGATATGCTTGAAGCCGAAAGAAAGATTGCTAAAAATAGATTGCAAGAACAGATTATTAGTATTAAAAGAACCTTGGATGATCTTGAATTTAAGCTCAAGAAAGATGACAGGTATTTATTTTCATCTGATGGGCTTATGGGGAATAGTAATAGTATTGATATTTATTTAAATCAAGTTGTTGCATACGATCGAGCAATAGAATTAATGAAAAGTGAAAGTTAAATAAAATGTTGATTTTCTACAGAAGGGAGTGATTCTGTCTGAAATACTTAAACGAGGCTGAACAGCGTGAAATGTTGGAAGAAGAGGCTGAGAATTATTTGAGAAACCTCTACAATTCTAATCCAGTCGGCAGGGATGAAACCCCTAGCGTTTACCTGTCACAAGGAAAAATACAGGGTATGTGTAGAATATTTAATGCGACATTTACAGTAGAGCTTCGCAGAAAGATCACATTTTATAAATACAATAAATATCTTGATGAGAAGTTTTGGTTTCATGTAGAGAGTGAATATTTAACAAAGGAAGAAGCAGAACGTTTAATTAGCCAGATAAACAGGGATAACAGAGAAATCATGCAAGGGCTGTTATGAGGAAGAGGGGGCAACCAATGAAATTTAAAAACAAATATGATGCTTTAAATTACATCAATGAAAAATACGATGTTGTAAGCCATGAGGTAACATCATTTGAAGAGATAGATGAGTTTTGGCATTGTCTTAAACAATTGAATTTCATGAATAAGATACATGGTGATGATTTTAAGTTGGCAGAAAAAATTTGTGTGTGATCTGTATAGAGGAGATTTATAAAATGAACAAAAAAGAAATGACGGAGCAGGAGTTAAATGATATAAAAACTGAAATATTTCAATTAGAATCAGACAGAAATAATGTTGGTCATGCAGGCGTGATTGAATATATAGAGAAAAATTTGAAATTGTTGCGATTAGAAGAGGAGATGTATAAAAAAGAATTAGAAAGATTGAATGGATAGAATATTAATCTTCCACAGAAAGGAGTGATGAGATTGGGAAATGAAGTTGTGTTTCTTTGCAGAAAATGCAATCATCACCTGTTTGCCGAAAATCCTACGATAAACACATTAAAAAGCATTTCAAAAATGGATTGCCCTGAATGTGGAGAAGAGGGTTATCATAATTGGATACTCTCACATGTGGGTGATTCTGAGAAAGAGAACTATAATTGGAAATAGTTAAATTGTTTCTTGCAGGACGGAGTGGTAAATATGAGCAATGAAAACACTTGGGGATTAGCTTTTATCCAGATCGATGTCAAAGAGGATAGGTTCAATGAATTACTGTCACTAAACTTGGGTTCAGAACATAAGGCAAGGGAAGTTTTTAATCGTGTTAAGAATGAGTTTAAGGAAAATGACGGAGAACCTGATGGTGTTATTGATCTTATAGATGAAAATGAAGAAATTATCGATGATTATGCACTTACTACAAATCAATTGATTACAGTTGCCGCAATGCTTGGTCATGAAATCGGAAAATCAAAATAAAATGTTTCTTTTATACATAATGGAATTGTTTTTAATAAAGGAGGATGATTAGTATCGCAAACAAAGGAGATATTCTTGTATTCAAAGACGGTCAAGAATGTATGGTTGTCGAAAATAAAATAAGTCAAGGCAGCTACAATGAAAAAGGCGAATACCATAGCTGGGATGACAGCAGGTGGATATTAGTGAATTTGGCAACAGGAAGTGTTGTATTACATTATCGATACAATATTCGATATGAAGATGGAATGCCTTATATACCTATGTGGGGCGGAGTAACAAAAGTTAAAAAAAAGGGATCAGAAGAAATAATACGTTTGAGTGAAAATAAGATAAAACATGAGTTTTAAACAAATAAATAACACATATTAAAAAGGAGTAATAGTCATGTATGTTGTTAGATTAAATGGTGGTTACTTTAAAAAGGGATATATCAATATTGCAGGATTAGAGTTAGATCCATCAACGCCATTGAAAAAAGATGCTAGGAAGTTTAAGAGCATGAAACAAGCTTATTTTTTCTCTTATAAAATGAATGGCAAAGTCGAGAAAGCATAATAAATATTCTTAAAGGAGTGTACCATGAATGAAAACAATCCAGGAGCGGTTATTAAAACGGCGAGATGATTTAATCAGTGTTGCTGTATTTAGTATATTGGCCATTATGCTGCTTTGTGCATTTGTTTATTCTGGATGAATTATAAATTACATATATTTGAGAGGTGAATAATATGCGAGATCTAATTAAGAAAGAACTTTCAAAACCAAGTATACACAACATGTTTAAAGGTTGGGCAGATCAGGAACAAATTTTAGATGAACTTGAAGAAGGGTACGTAAGTTATGATGGCAGCGTAGAGGATTACTTAAGTAACAAATTAAACTACTGAGCTTCTACATAAAAAGGGGTATGACCAATGCCAATTGGAAAACAATTAAAACAAAAATTAGCTAACACAAATGCTTTTGAGAAGAAACATAATGAATTCTTAATAGAAATTAAAGAATTTAAAAATAATAAAGAACTCCAAAATGAATATAAACGTGTGCAGCATGTTCTGAAAGATTCAATTGATGGGAGAGAGTCTTAATGGAAAGCAGTGAAAGTGCATCACTTAAAGTGCCTAAACATATCATAAGAAATGATAAATTCTATATAACAAATCAGGAATTTCATCTATACGCTTACCTTTGCTATATGAATTTCAGAAATTTCAATGAAGAAGAGATGGAAGTAGATCATCTCAAACTGAAAAATCTTCTTAAGATCAGTGACGCTAGGACATTGAAGAAGCGTTTAAACACCTTACATAAGCATAATCTTATAAGGAATAAAATCGATAAACTTCCAACCAAGGGTACTATGAAAATTATCTTTAATGGAGATGTGAAAAAGGATCAAATGTTCTGCAAGATGAATCCAATCATATTTACATATTTTAAGAATGATCAAATAGACTCGAATGGAATTAGGTTGGCTTTTTATTACAAGAGTTTCTCACATGAAGGATACTGTACAGTGGGGTTTGAAACACTAAAAGAGAATTTGAAAATTGGGAATAGTACTATTTCCAATTCAAACAAATCTTTAGAGAGGTCAGAACTTCTGAAAATAAAATCACATAAGTTAGAAACGTATGGTTACAACCAAAAAGATGCGTTGGTTATCGATAGTTGGAGTAATCATTACCAAATCTTAGAACCATTACGTTAATTATTGAAAAAACAGTAATAAATTTCAATAGTTTAAAATAAGAGATAGGAGAGGTTTTTTGAGTAATAACTCTGAATTACTAATTGCAAATGATGTCATCAGAGATCCGAATTTATCCAGTGAAGAATTTTCAGTTTACGCCGTTCTGATAAGGCTTTACTTCTCTAAAAAAGAGAAAGTGAATCCGATTCAAGTTAACCATAAACGAATTAGTGAACGGTTGGGAATACCAAAGAACGAGACTTTGAAAAAATACATAAATGGGCTTTATGAGAAGAAATTGATACTTAATAAGGTTGATGCTTTACCAAGAAAAGGCTTAATAGACATAACGTTAAATGAATCTCGACTACCTGTAAAGGGTAGCAATATAACTTTCACTCAAACCACTGAGAGCATTATATCATCCGAATGTGTGTCGCAAATTAAAATGAAGGGTATAAGGCTCTACTTCTATTTAAAGAGCTACATGGACACAAGGCACACTCCTTCATTTGCTTATCCAGGGATGGATAGAATTTCCGCCGAAACGGGAGTTGCAAAAAACACCATTAGAAAACATTTATCTCTAATGAAAAACAAAAGGTTTATTGATATTCAACATTCGGATAAGCAAAGTTCCAAAGAGTCTTATTATGGTGAAGACGATCAAGTTATTACCACTGGATATCAGAACAAGTACATTTTATATGATCATCACATCAATGAATATGCAAGAAAGAATAGCGGTTTATCATGTGGTTGAAACCCAGTGTTCATACGAAGTGCAAAAATGTTGCGATATGGCAGCAAATAAAATACTCAAGTAAAATGGTGCTTGTGTTACTATCATTTCAAATGAGAGTATTTATTCATCACAGATGACGGGCTATGTTAAACATAGGGCTTAGTTTCAACCGACACTCTCACAGCGCAATTTTGAGCTGTCAACTCATGAAGTAGTAATAAGCTGATGTCATTTGAAACGACGGGAGATGCCGTCACGAATCGTTACGTCATCAATAAACAAATACTCACTCACCACAAAATTGTGGTCAGTAAAAAATTTATGGAATAGGGTGTAGTAAACAGAGTGTGTAGAAGGAGATTTTTCACTCAGTAATCTTTCCGAGTGAAAACATGAAATGAGCTTAATTTTGAGCCGGTGTCATTTCAAATGAGACCGGCTTCTGAATAAAATGATGTTTTTATTAATAAAATAATAATGTTGAAACTGATATCCTACTAAACTAACAATATGTTACAATGCCAATATAAGGATAACTTTAAAAGTAACTCACAAATGACAGCTGCTGAAAGGTTTGTTGAAAAATGACAATGTTGATAGTTATGGCAACAGATAACAGTATTATTATGACTGCCGATAAAAGAGTTACAAGAACAGATGGTTATGGGAAAGTTATAAAGATTGTGTCGGATGATTATAAAAAAATAAAAATAATAAAAGGGAAGTATATTGTTTCTTTTGCTGGCAGAACAGCAATTGCGGAAAAAGCATTCAAATTTATTGATGAAAAAATTGTATCGTTGGAATATGACATTCATTTGTTTTTTAAAAATGCATTTCAATACGGAAAAGCCTGTTTTGAAAACAGTTTTCCAAATATAGAACCTACATCAGTATTCTTTCTGGGTTATATTAAAGATGATACGAGTTATTTAAAAGGCTACTCATCAGACGATGATTACAAAGGAATGCCTATCTCTGATAGTATAAAGGTTAGAGCGGAATCCCTTGTTGTGGAGAATCTCCTTTTTAATGAGACGCAAAATTTCCTATCAACCAAAATATCTAGTCGACCATCTTTTTATCAGTCCAATGAAAACCTTTCAGTTCTTTTTTCTGAAGCAATTAAAAGAATGAATGATCAAATGATTGGAAAAACAACCTACTCTGTGGTTTTAACATCTAATGGTGCAACAGAACTGCACAATTAACTTATTGACTGTTATAAGAAACAATTGCAAAATGAGCTTCAGTGTTAGTAATAAAGATCAAATAAAATCATTCTTTTAAGGAGAGGTGACAGTTAGTTGATTAACATTTTTATAGATACGAACATCTATGAGGCGAAGAATTTTAATTTTGATAATAGTAGTATTTCCAGGCTGCAAAATTTCATTGAGAATGAGCATGTTGAATTATTTATAACACCCGTAATAATAAAAGAAATCGAAGATCACATTGAACAAAAGGTTGAGGGGTCAGGGAAACAAATTAAGGAATTTAAACAAAATGCGCCTATTATGATAAATTTTGAACCATTAAAAAAGATATGGGATCGCGACTTGATAAATCAAGCAAAATTGAAAATTTTAGACCGCTTTCATGAATTTTTAAGAATAAATAGAGTGTATACAGTTCCTATCAGTGTCACTTATGCAAATCAAATTATACAAAATTACCTTGAAGGCAGTGCGCCTTTTAGTAAAAAAAAGAAGAAAGAATTCCCAGACGCTTTTACTATGTATACTCTTTTGGAATGGGCTGAAAAAAATAACGAGATAATTTGTATAATTAGTAATGATAAGGAAATTAGGGATTTTTGTGAGGGTAATTCTAGACTCTATTACATCAAGACATTGGAAGAGGCCTTTGATTATATAAACCAACAAGATGATGTTAAGTATCAACAAGCTCAAAACATTTATATGGATCATCTGGAACAATTTCTAGATGATATAGACAATGAAATTAATGAAGCATGCTTTGCTTTTAATATAGAGGTTTTTGATGTTGAAGATGTAAAAGTAAAAGACTTTTCTCTTGTGAGAGAAGGGGAATGCTACGATGAGCCTCGGGTTCTTGAATTAGAAGATAGTAAACTTACATTTGTACTTGATGTTAATTTTGAGTTTACTATTGTAACCAGTAAAATTGACCCCACAAGATCTCCATACGATTCTGAGGAGGGAATGTACTTATACATAGAATATGAAGAAACAGAATATACAGAAATCGTTGAGCTACCGGTAGAACTTGAATTAAATGTTCAGGATTATGAGAAACAAGACTTTATTATCGAATCAATAAAAATAAATAATGATGAAGCATATCTACATACTATTAATGATGATTATTTTTAAAATTAAATGTGCTATTTTAAATAAAAGAAGTATTTCATTTAGAAGGTGATGAAAAATGAATCTTGAAGCAATTAAAGTAGGAGGTTGACAGTATGGGAGGTGAGTTCATGGCTGATATTCGTCCAGGAGGATAAGAGTGGAGGAGGGACTAAACCCTCTTTTTCATTCCACATTTGGCACATTTGCGTATGAATTCGCCTTTAGATATAGTGGACTTAAATTGAGCTGTATCACAATTGTCGCAGCGGCCACTATTTTTATCAGGGTATTCTCGTATGTCGTAAATCTTTTCTAAATCAATTTCTTTCAACATGATTTAATTTCTCCTTAGAGCAAGTTTTTAAGTGTTTATTATAGTATATGATCAAACAAAATTAAACTCCCTTAAATAAACAACAAATTACATATATTGTGTTGACAATGAAATGAAATTATAGTAAATTTATAGTAGGGAGTGGGGTCATATGAATCTTAAAACATACATAAAAAATAAATGCGAAGATGATTCTTCATTGGCTATGAAATTAGCTAAAATAGCTGGCTATTCGGATAGAACTGGCCTTTATAAATTCTTAAATAGCCCTAACAAAGAGATGGATGATTTAAACAATCTTATTAATTTAGTTAGGGAAGTTGATCAAGAAAGAGAAATTGAAATAATTAGCACCTATATTACAACACTCGACCCTAACAAATCAGCTGCTAGACAAGCTGTAGAATATTTAGATGCTAATCAACTTGGCGACGAAACTGATGAGCTAGTTATTAAATTATGTAATGCCAGCAACGCAGTGAGCAAAGAGTGGGGGAATGTATATCGCATCCATAGATTGCTCACAAAAGGTGAAATTGATTTAACTTCTGCTATCAAAGAAACTGGAACTATTAAAATCAAGAGTGAGGAAATGTTTGTTTTTTCAAGAATGATGACATTATATGAATACCTAAACATTGGTGAGTTTGGTCTTATGAAAAGCACTTCAACATATATCGATCTATCTAATTTGAAAAAGGGATACGTTAAGGATTCCTTTAGCTCAAGGTATTTGTTGCTTATGGCCAACGTGTTTTTAAATGATAACAATTTAAAACCTCTTAGAGACTACTGTAATCAAATTATATCTGAAGAAGTTAAGGTGAATCGATTTCAAGTGTTTGCTCACCTCACTTGCGGGAATTCTTATGTGTTTGATGATTATGATAAAGCAAAAGCATATTACATCAACGGTATGAAATTCGCAAAAAACAGTTTTCATAAATATAAACTTAGATCTGCATTAGCATTCTTAGAAAACACATGGGGAATAAAAGAAAACAAATACCTGGAACAGGAACCTAAGAATGATTCTGATTTTATAGAACTCGCACATCATTTAATGCTTAATGATCAAACCGAAAAAATGATGGAGGTGTTTAATAAATTAGATTCATCTACTATGCATGACAATGATTTAGGTTTTCTCTACTACGTTAAAGGAATTTTCTATAAAGATAAGGCTTGCTATTTGAAATCAGTTAAACATTTTAAGAAATCAGATGACAAGTATTTTATCAAGCTACCTCTAATTAAGTTAAAAACAATGGGCATAGATAGTGAGATTTTAGATTTATTGGCTATCTAAATTATAAGACTTGAAGGGAGGTGACATATATGAAAAAATTAGTCATGGCTTTAGTTTTACTTGCAGCAGTGGCAGGTGTGTTCTCTGGAACACAACAATCAATTGCTTTGGATGATGAGAAAGTCTCTACATCATCTGCTTCTAGAGGTGCATAAATGCATAGTTGGAACTTAGGGATAGAAATATCCCCTTTTTCTTGATAATTCTAGAATTAAAGTATATAATTATTTGAATAATTGTTGTACATAATATGACGTATAACCCTTATGGGGTTTGCGTCATTTTGTATTTTTACGACAATATGCCAGTTTTCAAGAAAATGAATAATGATCTTACAAAAGCACATTAAAAATGTGCTATTTGTCGTGAAAAAAGCTTTACATATAGTTTTTTATCGATTAAACTATAAATAAGACATACGGAAATTGAAGTTTGAGGAGGAATACCATGTTAGCTGCTAGAAAAGACAATGTTATAAATTTTAATAAAACGGTTTATGCTCGTAAGATAGATAAATTCGGGGGAGAATGGTTTAATCACCAAGAAAACAAAAATAACATAGATAAAGAAATCAAAAAAGAACAAATTAGAAGATCGATGATTTCAGGATATTTGAAATTATTGAATAGTTAGGAGGTAAGGCCAGTGATTGCATCACCAGAAAAAAGCTGTGCGGACATTGAGTATCAGTACGAAATTATAAAAAGCTTAGAAGAAGAGCTCACATATTTACGCAGTCTTAGTTTTTCAATTAATTCACCAGTTGATTTATATAGGGTTAAACAGGCTGTAGATGCATACTTAAGACAAATAGATGAGTTTTCTTTTAATCAAACCGTACTGACAAACACTTATACTGGAGATCTTCTCGCAGCCTATGAGCATAGAATGGAATTCATTATAGAACTTCGAAAATCTGTTGAATATGAATTCGAGTATTTTATCACTACATAAAATTAACATCAATGGCCAGGGCATCTAAGATACATAAGCATTCGAAGGAGATGTGCCAGTGCCTAATAACTTAATTAATATTATAGAACAATCAAACAAAACTATTGAGAGTGTAGCTGCTGAATCAGGCATCTCAGTGAAAAGGCTAAACCAAATCATCTCTAATCCTGAAGAGGCTAGGCTAATTGAAATGGCAAAAATAGCGATTGTTCTTAACTCAACAATTGAAGAATTAATGTGAAGGAGGGAGAAAAATGAATTCGAAAGCAGTCCCATTAAAGGAATACACTGTATATAACGATATAATGACCTATCTAAAAAAGATCGATGATGAAGGATCAGTAGGAAATATTGATGTTTTTTCTAAAACACAGCGGAGACATAAATTGTTTGAGACAAATACAGCAGTTAATTATTATGGTGACATTAAACAATTCTTTGGTTTTCTTAAACCCACTATTGGAATAGAGTTTTTAACTCCGAAAGATATTGAAATCACATCAATTGACCTGATAAATTTTAGGAAACATCTGAAAGAAAAAGGTTTGGCGAATTCAACTATCAACCGTAAAGTGATATCAGTTAAAGGCTTATACAAGTTTCTTAAGTCAGTTAGTACTTATTCTTCTTCAATTGATTTAAATCAATTTGGATCAACAAAGAAATTAAAAGAAATCTCTAAAAGTTACGGCAAAACTACACAAACTGAAGCAGAAAGAATTGCTGAAAACATGCTATTTGAGCGGGAGAATGGCTTAAAAAAGAAGCTACTAACAAAATTTCTAATTCGTACTTCTTTTAGGATCGAGTATGCACTTACTGTTAGATGGATGGATATCAAGAAAGTTGATGGTGAATTGTATAAAGTTGAAGCTTTGAACAAAGGTTCGTATGTAGTTTCTACAGGACTACATGAAAATTTCTTAAATGAGTTGCGGCAATTAAGAAAACAAAACAGTATGGAGAATGATTTAGTGTTTGGTGGATTGACATCAAGATCTTACAGAGAATCGTTCAACAGAGCTTTGGATAGATTAGATATACCTGCATCAAGAAACCTTAAACCTCACTCTTTAAAGGGAGTTGGGATTGATATAGCTTATGAAGAGTCTGGCAATGATATTCGAGTTGCTATGAATCAAGGGAACCATAAAGATCCTACGACTCCATTGAGATATTTAACTAAAAATGACAACATCGAAAACTCTGCGGGTATATTGATGGATAAAGAAGTAGATTTTACATTGATTGAAAGTGCGACAAAAGAGGATTTTGTCAATTTTTTTCGTAAAGCAGATAGGGGAACTATGCAAAAGTTCCTAGATTTTGTGAGGTAAGTTTACATTTAGATTAATTTTATGACTATAAATTGATTTAATATAATTTGTTTGTTATTTTTGTTTTAGAAGAGGTGTGCTATATGAATAAGTTAGTTATTTTTGATAATGAAAAAGATGCTTTACTAAATGAAACAATAGAAATGCTATTGCAAAAAAATAAACATGACAAACAATTTAGAGAAAGACTGCAAAATGCTCTTTCTCATAAAGGCGTTTCGCCAGGGGAAACGATGAATCTAATAATAAGATTTGGGAGACAGGAAGCGCTGCAGAAAGAAGAAAAATACCTACTAGCTTCAGGTATATACGAAGTAACTAAAGATGAAAAGATTAATCCAATAAATTATTTTCCGGAAAGAATAATTCAAGAAATTGAAACAACGTGGGAAGGTTTCTCACAGAATAATGACAGTGAGCTGAATTTTCCCATAAAATTTGAGGATGTTACTAAAGTAGATGACAACAACTACACATTCTTACTTAAAAGAAGTGAAATAGCAAAGATGTATGAAAACCATTTGCTTCAATACAACCCAAGAACTCAAAGGACTAGTGAGACTAAAAATTTTGAGTTCTTAGGTGGTGAAATACCTATCCCTGAGCTAAATCAAAACGCAGTAGAAGAGATTTCACAAAAAACTATCTATGGTACCTTAATAAGCTCAACTTTAATACTTAACGCAAGATTTGGTTCATCTTCCGAAGGGATTGAGGTAGTTTATGACCCCCATGAAAGAACTTTAACAGTTATGAGCGGCACTCTGCTAGATGTAATTGATGGTTATCATCGAATTGTAGGGATATCGAAAGCAGTAAGATCTGGCAGCTTTGATGATAAATTTATGAAAATAGACTTTTATAATGTAACTCAGAAAGTTGCAAGACAGTTATTTGGTCAGCATAATACAATGACTCCTGTAAGACTTTCGAAGTTAAAAGAAATGAATGAAGAAAATCCTGTGAATAAAGTTGTTACTCATATAAGAGACAACAGTGTAATTGGACAGAGAATCAGTTTAGATATTGATGTTATTACAACTCATTCAGATTATTTATATTCTTTAAATGACGTAGCAAATGCAGTTGAGGCTACAAAATTTCCTAAGCTGCTTAAAGATCAGATTGCTGTAAGAAAAATAGGGGTTTATTTGGTAGAATTTTTTGATGAAGTGACTGAGTTTTATTATGAAGAGTTTCTGGGTGACAAATTTGAGCAGGCGCAAAAAACAATTGTAATAAATAAAAATATTTTAGTTGGATTGATGGAAATAGCGTATTATATGTACACTTCTGGAATTAGCGCAAAAATGGCGCAACAAATAATTATAAAAAAGGGATTTAACTTCAACAGAAATAATCCAGAATTAACAAAATACAAAATATTGAATAAAAAAAATGAAGTAACTCACAGTAAGAATCATATTTTAAAATATGTTAAAGACAAATTGAATGAAGTAGAAGGTGTATAGCTTTGTGGTATAACTCACAGTTTAAAAAAACTTATTTAGATACATTAAGTAGTGATAGCCAGCAAAAGCAAGTATCACTGTTGTTCAATCACTCTCAAAAAGAGGAAGAAATAAGAGAAAAAGACTTATTTGATTTTACAACGGATGAAATTTTGAATGTGCTAAGAGCAATGTATTCAACTTCTCTTGCATCTTTGGAAACATTTTTATATAACATGATAAGCTATATAGATTGGTCAATTGCAAATGGTGTTACAAAGGGTAGTAATAATTTGGCTAGGTTGATAAAAACCAATGATTTATTGTCATGTATAGATTCTTCATTAAAATTATATATAACTAAAAATGAATTAGAGAAAATGTGTGCAGAATTAATTAATGCCCAAGATAGAGCATTGTTTAGATTGCTTTTTGAGGGAATATTGGGCTTTGAGGCAAGTGAAATGACCAGTCTTAAAAGAAGTGATATTGAAAAAGCGTTGAATAATAATAATATGCTAACTGTGCATGATTCTAAATTTGGCGAAAGAACTGTAAAAGTAGACAAAATAACTTTGCAAGACTGTCTTGAAGCAAACCGACAAACAGAATATAAACCATTGAATGGGAAACCAGGGCTAAGAAAGCCATCATTAAGTTTAGTTGATAATGAATATGTAATAAAAACAAAACAGACTAATGCGATTGGACAAGGACAAGCTTCGAGAACTGTAGTAAGTTCTACTTTTAGAAACCTTAAAGAAATTTTTGGTTTTTCATTTTTAAGACCTATAGGTATAGTTAAGTCAGGCCTTCTATATGAGGGTTATAAGCTGATATTAAAAGGGGAAGAGTTGGACAGAAAAGCTCTTAATGAAATATATGAAGATAGGAAAGTCCAAACAACGGACTTGAACCAAAAGATCATTTCAGATCGAAGAGAATTTATGAATGAGGAAACCATAAGAAAATATTACGCAGATGAACTTAAAGAAGAAGGCAAATCTAAATGATTTGTCTTCTTTTTATGAAAAATTCTAAATAATTTCCCTATTCGACAAAAAAAGACAAAATATTGTGTATACAACCTGTTATGCTTATAGTAGTATAGTCTTATCAGCGAATTCGCTGATAACGGAGGTGTACTGAGACCATTGTCTCAGTTAATCAATGCCGTATCCTAAACTCAAACAAATCATCAATCCTGCATCCAATAGCCATAGCGATCTTAGCTGCCGTTTTAATACGGATGTCTACAGGTTTATTGATTATTTGAAAGATGGTTTGTGGCGTCAGGCCTGTGGCACGTGCCAAGTCAGCTTGAGTCCAGTTTTTTTCTTTCAATAGTTTAGGAATATGACATTGCCCGATCTCTACATTTAACATCGGACAACCTCCAGTTTTGTTGTTAAAATGTACAAGCTCTATTACATATCATACCAACTTAACCACAATAAAAAAAGAAAAAAATATTGTAGCCAATATTAGAGCTAAGATGTATAATTAGAACAAGAAACAGAACACACGTTCCTTTTATGTTGCAGGAGACTAATTAGATAGGGAGAAATGAGTATGGCTAATAAGTTTAGAGCCTGCTTCGTTATAAGCGCTGATACATTCTTAGAAATTGAAGATGTTGAAAATACTGAGGCTGCGTATAAAAAAGCGGATTTGGTTATGACACCTTATGAATTAACAACAGATATCATATTAAAAATTGGTGATAGGGAAATAAAATTAGAATCTGGATGTCTGGATATTACATTAGAGAATGTTGAAGAGATAGATTAAACCTAAAATAACATAAATCCTACATCTAAGATTGTAATCAACTTGCTTTCGGATTGGAAAGAAGATAGCTAAATATGGCAAATGTCATTATTAAGAGAAAAGACTACCAGGATATTAATCTAAAAATCAATGTGGACAAACTAAGTGACATGGAAATCGCCTTTGAGCTCGTATTATCAGGGAAAAACAATAATATTGCGATAACAATGAATCCCTCAGACTTGATACAGCTGAGGGATAAAATTAATGAAACAATTTTTAAGCTGTCATAAGAGCATTATTTGCTCTTATTTTTATGTAAATAAAACAAAATAACAATTATCTATTGACATGGAATGGAAGAGTATCGTAACATTAAAATACAAATAACATATATATTAACGGAAGGAGTTATGATTGGAAATATTAGAATCAAAGTTAGAAAAGATTGAGGGTTCGATTTCTAATTTCAAAAGAAACTTAGAAAAAGGTAAGACTGAAGCAATTGGTGATATTCATTCAATAATAGAGTACGGCTATGAATTGCTCTACATATATGAAGCAGCAAGATATGATGATAAAATGTAAGTTTTATTTAGAATAGGAGGTAAAGGCCATATCGTAAATGATCAATCATTTGAAATTAAAAATACAAATTACAAGCATACTATAGACTTATTGTCAGACATGTTTAACATTACAAATGGTGTAGTTGAAAGTGGAAATACATTGATTAAGTCAATTAGATTTCTTGATGAGGGTGTCTCATATTCCATTGGAGATAGTGTGGAGGGCTTCTCGGAAGCTAAGATATATTTCATCTATGACTATCGAGAAGAGCCTGAGAAAGCATTCTGGATTTATCTAGATAGCGGTGATCAGTTCTTTGTGAACAAGGGGAAAGTAATTGTAGAGTATTATAAAGGAGGAGAGTATATCGACTAAGAGATTTGAGTTATCAGAGATGCAACAGGAAGCTGTAAGAATTATTGAAGACTGGTTTAAAAATTCAAAAAAGAAATCTTTTTTCCTTGCAGGGTATGCTGGCACAGGAAAAACAACACTTGTCGAATACATAATAGAAAAATTACATATAAAAGACAGTGAAGTAGCTTTTGCTTGTTATACAGGTAAAGCCTCATTGGTGGTAACAAGAAAAGCAAATGGAAAGTATACAGCAAGTACAATACATAAACTTATATATAATGTAAGAACAGACAGAAATGGTGACTTACATTCTGAGAAAAAATCTAAGGATGAGTTATCTCATTTAAAACTGATTGTGATTGATGAAGCTTCAATGGTGGATGGTAAGATCATGAAAGATCTGAAGTCATTCGGTATCAAAATTCTATTTATTGGAGATACAGGACAATTACCACCCGTATCACAAGATGGAATTGAAGATTTCATGACTATGTTTAACAATCCAGATTTCACCCTAACTGAGATTCATAGACAGGCAGCTGAAAACCCTATAATTAAATTGTCCATGATGGCTAGAACAAAGCAGGAAATTGCTACTGGGGTATATGGAGAGAACAAAGAAGTTGTTGTCATTGATAAAGTAACGTGGGAATCACACAAAAAAAGATTATATAAAACTGCTGATCAAATCATTTGCGGGTTCAATAAAACAAGGTCACATATTAACGATGAGATTAGGGAGCTTTTGGGTTTCGACTCAATTTATCCAATGATCGGCGATAAAATGATATGCCTGAAGAATGATTGGGATAAATCAGTTAACGATTATTCTCTAGTTAATGGAATGACTGGTTATGTACATAAAGTATATAGCAGTGATGAAATTAAAAGGGATCCTAAATATGAGTCAACAGTTATTGATTTTAGACCAGACTTTACAGATGAATTTTTCAAGGAGCTTTATATCCCAAATGATTCAATTGGGAATCCAGGATTCAAATTATTGCCCTATGATGAATCTGATTACAATCGTTTTGATTTCGGATATGCAATCACTTGTCATAAATCTCAAGGATCACAATGGGACAATGTTGTGGTACTTAACGAAGTGCTAAATCATGAAACGCATCACAGATGGCTCTATACAGCTATCACTAGAGCAGCAGAAAAGCTTATACTTGTTGTTTAAATAAGGAGGAGAGTTATGGAAAAGGTAATCATATACACTGATGGTGGTTGTAGAGGAAATCAAAATGATACAAATGTTGGTGGCTGGGGAGCTGTTTTAACATATAAAGGTAAAGAAATCGAATTGAAAGGCGGCAAACTAAACACAACAAACAATGTGATGGAACTGAGAGGTGCAATTGAAGCTTTAAAGCATATAAAGACAAATAACATACATATTGAAGTTTATGCTGACTCTACATACGTGGTTGATGGCATGAATAGCTGGGTGAAGAATTGGATTAAAAACAATTGGCGTAAATCGAACAAGAAACCAGTTGAAAATAAGGAACTCTGGATGGAATTAAACGAGCTTGTTAAGAATCAAGCATCAGTCACATTCTTAAAAGTAAAAGGACATAGTGGAGATGTAGGGAATGAAAAGGCAGATGAGTTGGCCAACAAAGCAATGGATGAGCTTGAATAGCAAATAAAAAATAAGCTTTCACAAAAAAAGAGGAGATATGGCTGTGGCAAACAGGATATATATTATAAGGATTGACGTTGCGTATGCAGGTGACTTTATTGTTATTCCCCATACTAGCAAAAAGAAAGCCATGCTAGATTTCTATGAACGAATTAAATGGTGGGAAGATAGCTTAAAGATAAGTTCGAAAAAGCTTTCGGAAACAAAAACAGAAATTGAAGTTGACGTTAGAGATCCTATAAGCGAAGAAGGTGCAAGTCTGTATTTCAATGCAGTCCAATCTGGAGAAGAGCTGGTTTTGTAACAAAATAAAAGATAGTTTTTAAGGGGTTATGTAACGGAGAGATCAAGCTCTCCATGATTCGAAGGATGGTATACGGAGTTTTCCGTTCTTGGTCTTATATCTGTGCTTAACCTTACATATAATAGGTTCGATTAATACATAATCGCCAGATTCAGACTTTACTTGTTTCATAGCGTGGAATCTATTACGTTCTACAGATGGCATGAATTCCATAAGCCCAGCTGCAGTTCCATCAGGATAGGTTAGAAGAAACTTTATATCCTTTTTGGTGTAGCCAGTAATAAGAACTTCAGTGTAATCATAATTAATCACTTTAAGCCAATTATGAGAACGTTTATTGATTTGATAAAGGGAGTCAGCTTTCTTGAGTACGATTCCTTCTAAGTTCTTTTCTTTGGCCAAATTGAAATATGCAAGGCCGTTACCTGGAATTCCCCCGACAGTGCATATATTCGGATGATTTAGTTCAAGTAAGTTTAGTGCTGTCTTTCGTTCAGTGAGTGTCTTAGTTGCTATTGACTTACCGTTTTTATAGATAACATCAAAAACACAGTAAACAATACTATGAGCAGTTTTATTGGACATAAAACGTTCCATCACAGCATCAAAATTAGGAGCGCCGTCTGGGGCAGCTACAATAACTTCACCATCGAGAACTGTTCCATTTGGGATATCTAAATCTAAAAGCTCAGGAAACTTATTTGTAACTTCATTATTGTGCCGAGTATAAAGCTTTATCTGATCATTAAACTTGGAAAGGATAAGCCTTAACCCATCAAATTTAAGCTCTGTAATGTACCTATCATCATCGAATGGTTCTCTAATTGAATGCAACAACATTGGCGATACAAACAAAATATCACCTCCTACCTATTACATAATAACGAAGTGAAGGTGATATATAAAGCGAAAGAACAGTGGTACTTAATGGGATTGTATGAGCTCTGGTGAATTGTTTTTAGGCGAGTTTACTAAAGATGAAACCTGGTATGCCTCCATGTCATGAGCAGCATAAGGTTTTAGCAAACTCTTTAGATAATCAGTGTCGGAATTTTTAGGGTTGAGCCATTCTTTTTCACTCCCCTGAGTCAGGATTACTGGCATACGATCATGAATATCTTCCATAAGCTCATTGGGCTTTGTCGTAATGATTGTGCAAGTGAATAACGTATTGCCATCTTGCGTGTTCCATTTTTCATATAATCCTGCAAAAGCAAAAAGGCTAGATGATTTAAGCTTAATCCGCATAGGAATTTTAGTCTTTGGATCGAGGCGTTTCCATTCATAAAAACTGTCAGCTGGTATGATACAACGTTTGTTTATGAGTGGTTTTCGAAAGCTAGGTTTTTCGGTTAATGTTTCAGAGCGGGCATTAATCATTTTATAACCAATTTTTTCGTCTTTAGCCCAAGGAGGGATAAGACCCCATCTTAGTTTGCCAAGACGGTTATTTGATCCATCGTTGATAACTGTCAGGATATTTTGAGAAGGAGCAATATTATAGCTCGGTTGATATTCATCTTCGGGCAAGAACTCATCAATACTGAAATGCTTAATAATTTCATCAAATTCAGAGAATAAAGTAAATCTACCACACATGTTCATCATCCTTTAGGAGTTTTGAACATTGTACAAGGTTGACAAGGGAAAATCAAAAAGATAGGTGGTGACGCAATGTCCGTAATAGGAACAGAGCAAGTTCAAGTATATGTTGAAGGCGTATGGACACAACAACCTTTTAGTGAATTAAGCTGTGGCCAGGTATTCAAAATGTTGCATGAAGAAGGCATTGGAATTTATGCAGCAATTAGCGATGCATGGTACGACGAGCTGTATGAACAGTGGATGGTACATATTAAAGAAGATCACGGCGGATTAATTAAAAAATAACATATATATGAGGTGTTTATTTGAGGGTTTTGGTCAGAGACATAAAGTACCTTATGAAGGCAGGAGTATTAAAGCAGCCTTTGGCAGGACTAATCTTTGTAAATTTGTTTATTTATCTCTTATCCAAAAGTAATGGCAATGGTGAATTCGTGAATATGGAATTCTTATCGGGATTGATAAATATATCATTCATTACAGCAGGTGTTATAGGTTATATAAAGTATTGGAAACCGATGATTCAAGAAGAAATTGATGCGGTCGAATTAGAAATTACAAATAACAAAAAGTTGATGAGGCATGTCAGATTAAGAAGAAAATTCGATAAGTAAGGATAAAACAGAGATTTCATATAGATTGAGGAGGATTGAAATGGACTATTTTTATGAGGAAGAATTTTATAATGAGCCAAATGAGTTTGAAAAACAAATCAATGAATTTAAGGAAAGTTTGTTGAAATCAGTAAAACAAGAATATTTGAGTGAAATGGAGCAACTGAAGAAGGAAAATAAAGAACTCCAAGTAGTAAGAGAGAATTTAGATACTATTGAAAAAGAATACAAAGAGAAATCAAGAAGGTTAGACAGGGAACGCCACAACATGGAAATGGAGTTGAAAAACAAAAGACTCTCAGAACTTATGAATGGTTCTGAAGTTATTATGTACAAAGCTTACCCATCAGAAGTAGCCCAAGATAAGTGTTCTCAGTGTAATGAAAATAGGCAAATAGAATATGTTACGCCACTTGGCAATAAAGCATTTGAAAAAAAAAGAGTTTATGTCCCAGAAGAATACATGCGCTATTCTTTTTCACTTGTGAACTCAGGTGGCCGTCGATATGTAAATGCTTTTTACAGAAAGAACGGAAGTGATCGTGATGAGTACTTCTCTTATGATGATAAAATTCGAGCCGAAAATATTTATAGCTTAGAGATGAAGTTTGATCAATTGAATAGTTATAATACGTTTTTCAAAACTGTTGATGAGTGTCAAAGCTATTGTGATTTTTTAAATAAAACTCAATAAAAGTAATTTTTTATTCAGTTTAAAAGGAGCGAGGGAATGTCCAACAACGAACAAATCAAGCGATTGAATGATATAAACGAGCTGATCAAGCTCATTGCAACCATAGATAGACGTACTTTCTACTGTAAATCAAAGGATCGGATAGCGTATTTCAGATTTAAGAAAAAACTGTTCTTCGTCGATGATTACACAGGCGATGATGTTTACCCGTATGAATTGGGGTACGGTCGAGCAAACGGATTTTCACACGGAGGGAACATGTGGGAGCTGGTCAACAGTTTTAGGAAATTTATCATCACTGGTAAATGTGGTGCTCTCAGAGATTACAAGGAGATCTGGGCGTATAGTCGTGAAGGCTGTGAAAGGATTCGGCAGAAGGCAAAGGAAATCGGTTTTATCAAAACAGTAGACTACCCATACAGTTTCAGAGAATGGCAGAAAGCAAAATAATGGTATAGGGGGAAATGGCATGAAAGAAGCTATTCAATTTCTAAAAGAATTGCAACAAGAATTGAAAACACAGGATGTTGATTGTCAGGCTGCACCACGATTTTGGGTCGTAGGTGACTATGAGTGGGTTGAAGCAAATGAAGGAAACGCTGAGCGATATTCTGTGCACTTACCTAATGCAGCAGAATCTTATCCTGTTAAAGATTACATCGAAAGTGCAAAAGAAGACGGTGAATTCAGTGATGAACAATTAAAGGAACTGGATGAATGCCAAAATGACTACGATGAAATTTTAAAATGGATACAAAAATACGAAGATGAAGGTGCGGAACTCTTTCCTGAGAAAAAAGTACATATAAAAAAAGACAACACATTCTTTATTACAAAAAAAGAAGCCAAAAAACATATTAAGGCGAACAGTCATCATTACACTAGTGAAGCGCACACTTACGCAATGACAGCATGGAGAGCGGCAAAAGTCGCTAAGTTGTGGGAGTTACTAAAAGAATTTGATTGGGATAGTGTGGAGATTAAAAAGGAGGAAGTGATGTGAGCCTCAATATTAATATGCAAAGGTGGTCTGAGCGATTTTACCAAAGGAAAATGGACATGGAGCCTATAGAGAAATATTTAAAAATGATACAGAAGGAAAAAGAACAAACTTTTCAAAAGCGATACGACTACCATATCTCACAAAAATATGAAGCGATGGCAGGTTTTTATGATGGATGGAGCAGCAGTACAGATGCCCGAAATCATCATGCATTAAGTGCAAGCCTAGTTTATCAAGATGCATTAACCGAAGGTATTAGGTTGAAAGCGGAGGGTGACTGATGGCAAAGGTATTGTTGAATCAAACACTCTATCAATGTGAACTTTGTGGGAAACGGCTTCTCACACCGCATGGTGCTAAGTTACACGAAACTAAGTATTGTTCAGTTGTTATACAGAGAGAAGCAATGATTGAACGTAAGAAACGTCAGGAGTTCTGTGAACACAAACATATGGAAATGAGCTATATTACGCCATTGGGAGAAGATCATTTGCAGATACCCGACTTTAAATGCTGTGCAGACTGCGGCATGACAGAAATGGATATTGAGAAGAAAAACAAGGGGGAATTAGAGTGAACGAAACATTTCCATGTATTCAATGTGGAAAAGTAACAACTAAAGATATTGAGTTTTGCTGTGATGGTTATGAGTGTGGATGTCAAGGTCTTCCTATCCACCCACCAACATGTTGTAAGGAATGTGATGAAAAATTCTTTGGCGGAGGTGAAAATAAATAAAGAAAATTGAAAAATCATTATTTGAATCAGTAGACATAGTAAAGAAAACTAATATAACCATGAAAAACTGGAAAAGACAACATTTCATACTTACATTACTTAATTTAAGCGCACTTGCTGTTATAGGCACCCTAATTATCATACATAACTTCAAATAAAAACAACCTTTTAACGAAAGTGAGGAATTTAATGTTAAGCGAATTAAAACAGTCCACATTAAACAAACAAGCTGATCTAGATTACTTATTCAATGCGTACTCAATCATTCTTCAAGAAAAAGATAATGTTTTAAGTAATCTAAATACATACTTAGCAAGTCTGACCATTGCCCAAAAGAATTTATTTAATGTTTTAGACAAGGAAGCAAAGAGTAAGTTTTCAATAGATATTAGACAGCGAGTTTTGCAGCTACTTAATGACTATGTGGCAAACATATACGATGGATGTAGTGTCAAAATATCTGCTGTAAACTTAAACCCCTTCGCAATTATCACCGATAAAGGCAGCGTTATTAGAGTAAATTGGGAATCAAAAACATACGGCCGAACAGTTGAATGGTCTTCAGAAAAGTATTACGAGAGAGTGAATCAAGACCTTGAAAGTGGAATTCGAGAGTCTAAAGCTGCTATTAACCGGTACACCGAAGTTTTAAAAAGACCTTTAATTGGACTTTTAAAAGATAACAATCGATTTATCAAGAATCCAATTTGTTATATAGCAAAACAGTGTTCTACCTTGCTGGTTCATCCATTTAAAAAGAAAGAATACATAAATATACTTACACAATTGATTAAAAACTATGAAGATGGAATTAAATCTAGTCACAAAGAAATCAAAAGGAATCAAGAGAAATGGAAAAAAAAACGAGAGTTAAAGCCTGAAATAGACAAGATATTTAAAGTTTGGGAAGAACATTTAAAAGGGCTGGGTTTTAGAGAGATTAAGTCTAACTCACCTGAACTTTATTAGGAGGAGAAGTGTTGAACGCTGAAGCATTAATTAACAAATTACAAGCAGATAATAAACTATTGAGAATCGAAAATGAAAAACTGAAACAACTTCTAAGCAATATTGAACATCGTGGAATGGAAAATGATATCAAATTAAAAAGAAAACAAATTTATTGAGGGGGAATTATATTGACTAAAATTAAGTTTAAGACTGAACGTAAGGAGGCTGAATGCGAATGAGTAGTGTTCTTAGAGATACAATTGAAGGTCACAAAGAAACGGCCAAAGCAATTCAGTCGTTTATGTGGGAAGGGAAGCCATTTAAAAGTAGCAAAAAGGAACGGACAACGGAAGAATTAGAGGAGTTTTTGGAGATGATTCGAAGAAGTTCTTCTAGATTGTACGATGATGGGGCAAGTGAGTTAGGTTGGAAATAGGAAGGAGTTAATTAAATGAAACCTAAAATTACAAAAGAGCAGGCGAAAGCGATTGAGGTTCTACGGAGTGTTCATAACGATAGTAGAATACTAGAAATGTACGTTGAAGACAGTGTCGGACATAATTGTGCCTCTATACGTGATCTTAATCTAATTGAACTCGCCACTGCTTTAATTAACGGATATGAAGTTGAAAAGTTGCCTGAGGAAAAGGTTCGGGAATTTTACGATTATAATCACGCAAAACATGAGCAATCGGAGGCATTAAGTCCAGAGGATCATTACACCGCAGGAACAGAATGGGGAATCAGACACACGCTGTGTCTATTGGACATCAAAATCGAAGGGATAAGCACATGAAATACGATAAAACATTCGTTTTAAGTGATATACACGGTGAATTGGCAAAGTTTAAGGAGCTGCTCCAGTATTGGAAACCGAATGAAGAAAACCTGGTTATCCTTGGTGATCTAATTGATAGAGGTGAACACTCTCTAGAGGTCGTCCAACTGGCTATGGATCTAAAGAACACATACAATGAGCAGGTTGTTGTGTTAAAAGGAAATCACGAAGACATGCTTTCGATTTTCTTATCTGAAAAAGACTATCAAACAGGAGATTGGTATTTTAATAATGGTGGGAATAGAACATGCGAAAGCTTCACGCAGTATAGTTTCCCATTGTATTTCCACAGTTATGAAGAGAGAGCTAATAAGATGCTGCAAGTGTCTAACAAGGAAATTCAATTCCTTAAGCAGTTGCCTCTGCATTATGAATTTGGAGATATGCTTTTTGTACATGCAGGGATTAATCCTCATTTAAACGATTGGAGAAAATCAGTTGAGAAAGATTTCCTGTGGACTAGAGGTCATTGGAACCATCCAAATGAAACAGGGAAGGCAGTCATTTTTGGCCATACTCCAGTTAGACATATTCATGATAGTGATGAAGTATGGGTTAGTAAATGCAAGTCTTACATAGGCATTGATGGTGGAGCAGTTTTTAAGGGTCAACTAAACGGCATTGTGATTGATAAAAAAGGACAGATTTTAGAAAAATATAAAGTGTAGGGGTGGAAAAATGACAGTTGTTTTAAGTCCAGAGATTCATGACGCAGTAGATTTCTTTAAGAAAAATCTTGGATATTCAGATAAGCATCTTTACTTGGGGTTAGTTCAATTTGATGTAATGAAAGATAAGAACCATGAGTTTGCGGATGTGATTTACAATTTCTATAAAGAAAAGCCTGAAAGCTTTATTGCAGCTTTTAAGCATGGATATGTGGTCGAGCGACCAATCGAGTTCAACCAGGCTATTGTTAGATTCTTCAACAAGGAAGAATTAAGCGTCAAACATAAAAATACAGGTAAGCGTTATAAAGTTCATCTGGAGATGAAGAAATATCCTGCAGGTTTTGAACTGAGAACGTTGGACATGTGGAATTGGAGTGAGGTTACAGCAAGTAATGAATAAACTAATAGTGTTATCAGGTCATAGCGGTGGCGGTAAAACATCCTTAATGCGTCAAATCATGAAAAATGAAGTTGTATCATTTACTACGAGGTCACCAAGAAAAGGTGAAATTGATGGCGTGGACTATAAATTTATTAGCCTTGAGAAATTCAAGGAGTTAAAGGAACAGGGCAAGCTAATCGAACAAGTTGAATACAGTGGACATTATTATGGAATTGATCAAGAAGAATTTGAAAATAAGATGAGTTTAGGAAATGCATTTGTTATTGTTGATTATCATGGAATGCAGCAGATCAAAAAGTTCTATTCTAATTGCGTTACCTTGTTTTTATACACTTCTTACGACCAAGCATACAAGCAAATGGTTGAGAGAGGAGATGCATTAGAAAAGGTTGAACAAAGGTTGAGCACATATCACGAAGAGATTGGGAATAGAAAGAATTATGACTATGTAATAAGAAACAATAATAGCATGTTTAGTGTAACAAAAGAAATTATTGAAAAAATTTTAGAGTCAGAACATCTAAAATTAGATGAAAGTGGACGTATAAACAAAATAGAATAGCTTAATTTATCTTGTCCTAGAAAAAACAGGTTCATTACCAACTAAGCTAAGAGACAAACAACCAAAAAATGTATTGCATTTTTCTTTCGGTTTAGTGAAAAGTATACACAAATCGAAAGGAGGATAAAAATGTCTTGCATTGAAATAATGAAGGAGATTAACGGTATTTTGCAACAAGGAATAATAAACAGAATAGTTACAAATGATTCTGTAAACGTCCAGACTAATTTGATTGAATGGTTTAAAAAAGCTAGTTATGAAGAGGTTAGAAGAGAAGTCGCTAGAGGTTTTAAATTAAACTTTACCTTACCAATAGTAGGAGAACTAACTCCATTTGATTTTGGGGCAAGCGATAGTGAACAAAAATTTAATGAATTAAAAAGTTATATAAATCAAGGGAAAGTTACTAGAATGAGCATAGCCAGCACACGCAACTTTTTAAGTGAGAATATTGATGCAAACACAGTTGCAGCTTGGGAACGGTCAATAGCTAGAGCAATGAGTGTATGCACATTGGAGCAATTGACGACTATTCAAACTAATGCTTCAGATACAGGTACTTCAGATACAGGTACTTCTGATGGGGACACACATCAACCTCCACCGCCACCTTTTAATTATGGGCTAAGATATACGATTGACAACTCAGATGGAAATACTGTAATAAAGATTTTATATCATCCACAAAACAGAAATGATACTTACCCTAAAGTTGAATCATTCTCGGTGATTGGTGGAGAGTGCATACAAGGAGCTCTTACAGCAGGAGAAAGTATAGATAATGAAAAAACAATAATATTAAAACAAACCTCATCCGATAGTGCACTATTGTTAATATCAACTGATAAACAGGATCTAGATATTAAATTTTCAACAAATGTATTGAATACGCTTTTGATGAAAATTTTCGTATACAAGATACCAATTAATCCTTTTCAACATATATATACGCAAAAAGTTCCTGAAGGTTATAAAATTATTGGAGCTGGATTTAATTTAGGTTTTGGTAATGGAAATGTCGCCAATAAACCTAATATTATTCCAACATCGTCATATCCATTGAGCAATAATGAATGGTCAGTAAAATTTTCAAGTAAAATTGAAAATCAAAGCGAGCAAAATCTATTTTTAGCATTAACGACAGTATATGACCCACATAACACTTGGGATATTAAAATTTTTAGCAATAAACAAAGGAATGTTAGCAAAGTGAGTAGTTCCCCTAATGAAGATTTCATATTAGTTGGAGGAGGATGTAATTTTAATGTTATAGGGGCAAATGATTCATCTGATTATTTTAATATGGAAGACTTTAGAGTGGGATTAAGGTCACTTTATCCAAAAAACTCAAGTACATGGGAAGTTAGTCTTGGCGAGTCTGATATTCAAAGAGTGGGGAACTGGGAGTTAACATGTTATTCAATAGGAATAAAAAACAATGGTAATATTGAAAACTTTGTAAAGCAAGAGAACTCTAAAAATAATGCCTATCTTTCAGATGGTATTTATTACACAAGCTCCGGTGGGGGTGTTTTAAATGAAGCTGATAGAAATAAATCTATATCCGTAAACATTCATTATTTCAAATCAATTGGTGGTGGAACAGCAACAGATCAATCGACTCCAATAGGATGGTTCTGCAGTTCTAGCAATGGTATGCTTTCAAGTGAGTTAAACACATACGCTCTTGGTATAAGACATTCAGGTATTCAATTTTTACCGATTGAGTTCAAATATTAAAAACACAAAAAGTTAGCAGCAGTGTACTCATCTGCTGCTAACTTTAGAATAAAACTGTCATTTTAATTTAAAAATAACATACAAAAAGTATTGACTAAAATACAAATTACATATATTATAGAGTTACAGTTAAAGAGGAGGTGAGCATATGAAGCTATTGAAAGTAAGTAAAACAGCTGCTGATACATACAGAAAGACAGTTAAAGGACGAAGTAAATTCTCTGACGAGAAGATTCAAAAGAAACTTAATCGACACATTATCTGCTTAAAGGAAAGAGAGCCTGATAGAATTATTAAACAAGGGCTGCTGGGCAAGGTTTATCTTTATGGCAATTTAATGATTAAAGTGCGGTGGGGAAAGATTGTAGAAGTTATTAATCTGCCTCACAAACTAAGAATCGAAAAACGCTTAGAGGATAGTGTATTCCAGGCAATTGAAAACCAATTAAATAACAAATAACATACATAAAGGAGATTTAACTATACTTATGGCAAAAAAGAAAAGTGATATTAAAATCAATAAAAATCATGAAGGTAAAGAATTTAGCAATTTTTTCAGATTTGTAGGTAAAGTAAAACCTGTTATGAAAAAGGACGATGCAACTGATAGTTGGGTAGAAGCAGCGATTTCTGAATTAACGCAAACGAAAACAGGCAAAGATCGTAAAGTAGTTCAGTTTATTGTAGAAACAGCTAATAGAAATGAGCTAAAAGTCGAGCTTGCTGGAATGGAACAGTCTTTTGTTTATCCTTATAGCTCTAAACATAAAAATTCTTTTAAACTAGAGTGGGAACATAGATTCGACAAAACCAAGTTTCCAGACGAATCTTATAAAGTAATTGCGACCGATTGGGACTTATGTGATGAACTAGCTGAACTTATTAAACCTGGTATGTGGGTTGATGTAAGAGGAGTGTATGAATTTAGTTCGTTTCAGAACGATGAAGGCGAAACAGTAAATGTAGTTAAGAGAACAATTAAACAAGTTTATCCATTAAAGAATGGGCAAGTTGAAATCAACAATGTTAATTCGGGTGATGAGTACAGAGTATATGATTCAGAAGAAAATGGGTCATTACTTGGTTATGGTAAAGCAAAAGAAGAAGTCATTAAAATCAATGTAGGGTGGCTTTCGCCAGAAGGCGGAGATATCTTTATTACTAAATTAAGTAATGGGGAAGAAGGTAAAAGAGCCAAAGCCACATATAACGAAAATGTTAGTGAATCCGATCGAATTAAAGTCATTAATAATGTAGAAAGTTCAATTAGAATTAACAAAGAAGATGGTTCATATGAGTATATTCCATATATCAGAGACTTTAAATCAGAGAATTTTATTGAAATCAATGAATTTGAAATGCAAATCGGCATTAAGAGCGTTTATCAACCTGAAGATTCTAAAGATACGAAGGTGAATGCTGCATTTCTCGGTTATGGTAAAGAAAGAAGTGCAGTATATGACGTTGAATTAACTGTATTTCACAGAGAACCAGAGGAAGGGAAAAGATCGATTGCCGAAGCTTTTGCTAACTTAAACAGATTGGATTTTCTTGTAGTACATGGCATCGATAACAACAGAGCCGAATTTGCTACAGTCGAGGTCGAAGAACCAGAAGAAGACAATCCGTTTGCTGATGTTGCAGAAAAAGTGAAATCCTATGAACAAGTTTCATCTGGGACAAAAAAGGGTCTAGAAATTCAGAATGTATTTGCAGGGACATATGTAAAAGGATTGCTTACTGAAGAAGAGATCACAGGAGAGTCAGATGAACAAGATCCTTTCTCTAATGTTTCAGTTTCAGACGACGATCTCCCATTTTAATTTAAATACATAAGAAAATAAAATACAAATTACATATAAAGAGAGGTCGGGAATTATATGAGTTTCAGAAAAACAGTTAAGAACATTGTACCTAAAGTCGATTTGCAATCCTATATGCTTGGGATTGCTGGGGGCTATAAATCAGGAAAAACGAGATTGTATAAAGAGTTAATCGAAAATTTTTATCCAGGAGATCCAGATGCAGGACTTCTATTAGCTTTTGAGCCAGGATATAACACTTGGGAGTTAGATTCAGTTATTCCTATGCATGACTATGATTGGGAATTCTTTAAAGGCGAAGTAGTAAAAGGGCTGCTCGATGAAGCAAAAAATGGCAGAGTAACAAAGGTTCTTGGAATTGATACAGCAGATAGAATGATGGATATGGCCACAGATTACATTTTGAAGAAATTAAACCAAAAGTACGCAAAAAAAATGAAAACACTTCAGGAAGTCTCTGAAAATGTTAAGGGACTGAACGGCTACATGCTATTAAAGAAAGAAGTTTGGGATCAATTAGATTTGTTGAAAAATGCAGGATACGGCATCATTTGGTTGGCTTGGACTAAAGAAAAAGAAACTACTACCAGAGATGATCTTAAATACAACTCAATTGAATTGAAGATGAGTAAAACAGGAGCCGATATCTTTGAATCTCAAGTTGATTTAATGTGCACTCTGCATAATGAAGTAAAAGTGATGGATAAGAACGGAAATGAACTTGAAGAGAACTTAAAAACTAAAAGTGGCAAAGAACAAGCAGCTAAGTTTCATTCTACAGAAGCGTACATGTACTTCCTCCCTTCAAGTTATATCGGAATTGGAGGAGGGAGATTTACAGATCTCCCTGAGAAGGTTCCGTACGGTGTAGAAAACTACTTAGAAGTCTTTGAGAATGCGGTCAAAGGTCAACTTAAAAAAACTACTAAATCAATTAAAGAACTCAAAAGTGAAGAAGATCAAGTTAGAGAAGAGAAGGCTAAAGAGTTTGTAGATAAAGTAAACGAACCCGACCCTAATAAAATTATTGAAGAGATTAATTCTCTTGTTTCAGATATTCAGCGGGATAAGAAACTTGAGCTATCAGAAAGATTTAAAGAGGCATTCGGTGAAGGTAACTATAAACAGCTTAAAACTGTTGAAGAATTGAACAAAGCTCTTGAAATTGTTAGATCATTCTTAAATTAAGAGGGGATATCCCCTCTTCAATGTACAAGAGGTGACTGTATGAAAGGCTATAAATGTAGATTCTGTGGTTTGAAAAATGACCATATGCAAATGAAGTGTTATTCAAAACCAACGGGTAAGTTTAACAAAAACGGTTCTGAAAAGATGGCGAGAAAATATGTCCATTTAAAATGTGACGAAGAATATAAGAAGAATGAAGCATTTAAAGAAAAAGAATTAAAAGAATTAGATGAATTGTTTACATATCTTAAGAAGTTACACAGAATTGATACTCTTGATGGTCGAATGATGGAGAAAATCCAAGATCTTAGAAACGGAACTGTGGTGTTTAATAAGAAAAAAATTAAAAGGTATAAAGAAGGAGTGCCTTTTAGAGACATTTTATATACATACGAGGTCAATGAAACCTACATAAACGAAACTATAAGTAACATGGTTTTCGCTGCAAAGTGGAATGAGTTTTCATATGTGTTTGCAATTGTTATAAACAACATTAACGATTCAATTGGCGCTACTTCAAATAAAGAAATTGTGATGAATCGTAGAGAGGCGATTATTGATAGTAATCTAGTTGAACAGACCTCCTATTCTATCGATGAACCGACACAATACAACAATAACAAAAAAGATGTCTTGGATATCTCGGAATTTTTATAGGAGGGTTAAATGGGAAAACACTTAGCTGAATTTGTGGATCCTTCTCAGGTGCATGAGGCTTTATTTGTGGGATATCTTTGGAGAAACCCTGCGTTGTATCAAAGGTATAAGACACATAAAATAACAAATAAAAGTTTCACAGAACAAACATGGTATTTTTACTACACTGTCGGGCTCCAAATGTTTGATAATGGGATTCGTGACTTCGATGATAAAACAGTTTACTCATTCGTTGTCTCCAGACCAAAAGAAAAAAACAAAAAAAGCTATATTGATGCATATAACGATTTCGGTGCATTTCAAACGGTAGAAGAAATAATGAATGAGTGTCAGAAAGATACTCAAAATGAAGAATATCACTTATCTGAGATTCAAAAATTTGAAGTGCTTAGAAATATGCAATCTATAGGTTTAATTGATGTAAGTAATGAAGATCAAATAGTTAAATTAACTCGAATGAATTTAAAGCAGCTGCAGATGTATATTCAATTTAAGCAAAAGGAAATGTTTGCTCATGTTAATGCAGGAGAAGTTATCGAGCATGACTTAGTGGACGATTTAACTGAAACCATTGAAGAATTGGATTCTGGCGAATCTATGGGTATCCCACTACATGACTCACCAAGACTTAGTAGGAAAATAAAAGGCTGGAAAGACGGTTCTCTATATTATCTTGTATTAGCTTCTGGGGTTGGAAAAAGTTCGATTGCAATGGAAAAATTTATACTTTCTTTATTTGAAAATCAAGAAAAAGCAATCTTGGCCATTAATGAGGAGAGTGTTAAGAAATGGAGATCACTCCTGTTGGCTACTATTTGTTCTAAGATATTAAAGACACCCTTAAATAGAGAGAAGATGTACGAGGGCAAATTTGATAAAGATACTCTCCAGAAACTTAACAACGCTAAAGAATGGGCAGTCGAAAAAGGACAAGGCTTAATTAAAACACTTGAATTAAAGAAATATAGAATTGAAGATGTTTTGAGTAGAGTTGAATTATACAGACCTAAAGGATACAAAAAATTAATACTCGATACTTTTAAACCAGATAGGTCTTCAAAAGATAAAGCTCGATGGGAGGCGTTTTCTGATTCAGCACAAGAACTACACGATTTAATTAAAGAAGATAATCAGAATGTAGGCACCTTGGCTACTGTACAGTTAAAGCTAGGTAAGGAATCAAGGTTCTTGGATTTAGACGCAACAGGGAAGAGTATGGAGATAAATGAAGTGGCTGCGGTTGTAATGATGGGAAGATTGCTTTATGACGATGAATACCCAGGAGCTAAAACAGCTAACGGTAAAAACAGTCCATACATATTGCACCCTTACAATTACAAAAAAGACGAGTTCGATGGTACGTATTACAAAGAGGATTACAAACTTGATCCTAAAAAGACATACTTAGTTTTATTTCTAGCTAAAAATCGATTTGGAAGTGAAGAAGAGCAGATATTATTTGAAGTTAGCTATGGAATAAATACATTTAAAGAGGTTGCATTAGTTCAAGTCCCACGAATTGGAACGCATTAAAAGGAAGATGACATATGTCTGAACTTAAGGCAATTAAAGAGCGTATTTTTGATGAGGGTCTAATCAAGCAAATATTATCTGATATTGGGTGCTGGAACATTCAAAACGAACAAAAAGGAAAGTTGATTGTCGCCGGTTTGCCTGATGGTGATAATGAGAGGAGCGTGCAGATTAAAAACACACCTGCTCTTGCAGCTAACATTAGATCTAAGGGTATAACTGGAGATATTTATGATGTTATTTCATACATAGTATTTGAGGCTCAGTCAGATGAAGAGAGAGTAAAATCATTAAATAAAAGTAAGTTTTGGATATGTAAGAAGTATGGTTATTTAGAATACATAGATGAATTTTACAAAACAACTTTAAAAGAACAAAGACCAAATCTAAATAAATGGCTAAACACTTTAAAAAACAAAAGGAAAGAAACTCCTCTTCCTTTGGAGAATAATACAATTGAGATTTCATATGAGAATCAATTTGGAATACTGCCATATTTAGATTGGTATAAAAGTGGACTGTTTCTAAGTACTCAAAAACACTTTGAAATTGGGTTTGATATTAGATCAGAAAGAGTGACCTTTCCAATACATAATGCTGCAGGACAATTAATCGGTGTTAAAGGGCGGTATTGTGGACAGGATTCAAAAATTGAAGAAAAGTATAAATACCTTTATGTTCTTCCATGCAATAAATCAATAGAGTTGTTTAATTATCATAGGGCTCTACCGCACATAAAGGAAAATCAAGAAGTAATTGTTGTTGAGGGTGCCAAAACAACAATGTTTTTAACACAGTGGGGATATAAAAATTGTGTATCTATTGAAGGAGATACTTTATCTGAAGAACAGATAAACTTGTTAAAAGAACTTGGTTTAAATGTAACCTATACATTTGCTTTTGATAAAGATAAGATGCCAGATTTTGTACTTGCAGAAGCGAATAAACTTAAAGGAAGAGTTAAATACGGCATATATGATACTGAATCTTTACTAGAGGACAAAGACTCCCCTACTGATCGAGGAAAAGCGGTTTGGAATAAGCTTTACTCAAATAAATATAAAATTTCTTAGAGGTGAAATGTTGGAATATAGGCTAATAGGAAAAAATGATTTTGAACAAGATATCGTCAAAAATATTCTAAGCAATAGAGGTATTTATAGCTCTGAGATGAGTTCTGTTTTAAGCCCAACAGCAGTTAATGAGGAACCTTATTCTTTATTATGTAACATAAATAAAGCTTCTGAATTGCTAATAGAACATATGAAGAAAAACAGCAATATTTTTATCCAAATTGATAGTGATACTGATGGCATCACTTCTTCTATAATTTTAATAAAGTACATAAAGAAAATGTTTCCTAAATCCAAAATTACATATAGGATGCATGAAGGGAAAGAGCATGGGATTATTCTCGATACAGTGCCTGATAACACTGATTTAGTGATAATTCCAGATGCGGGTTCTAATCAATACGAAATCCATAAGGAGCTTAAGGAAAGAGGCTGTGATGTATTAGTCATTGACCATCATGAATGTGAAGATGAGTCGCAGTATGCAATAGTTGTTAATAATCAGCTTTCACCCAATTATTTAAACAAGTCACTAACGGGGGCTGGAATGGCTTACAAAGTATGCCAGGCTCTTGATGATAAGCTCGGAAAAAATTATGCTGAAGAGCTGCTTGATTTAGTTGCGATTGGCAATATTGCCGATTCTGCAGATTCAAGAAATTTAGAAACAAGATATTACATATTAAAAGGGTTAGATTGTGTTAAAAATCCACTTTTGAAAAAGCTGTTTAAAAAGCAGGAGTTTTCAACAAATGGTGTTAAAACAATTCAGAATACTCAATTCTATATCAACCCACTTATAAATGCTGCGATTAGAGTAGGTTCGAAAAAAGAAAAAGACCAGTTGATTAAATCATTTCTTGGTTCAAGAGAAAAGGTTCTATATAAAAAGCGTGGATCTGCAGTTGAAGAATCAATTTCAATTCAAGATGATACTGTAAGAGTTCTAACAAATTTAAAGAATAAACAAAAGAGATTAGTTGATAAAGCAACTGATGAAATTGTCCAAAAGATATACCAAGAAAATTTGTTAGAAAACAAGATACTCTCTGTAAATATTGAAGGTATTCTCGAAAAGAACCTAACAGGCTTAGTCGCAAATAAACTAGCCGATAGGTTTAAAAGGCCAGTTTTACTTGCTAGGGATGCAGAAAACGATGAGTTTCTAATAGGTTCAATAAGAGGATATGATAAAGGAGGAGTTAAAAACTTTAAAGAGTTACTGATATCAACGGGTCTATTTGAATTTGTTGAAGGGCATGCGAATGCAGCTGGATTTTGTATCAAAAAAAATAGTTTTAATAAAATGAATACAGCGCTTAACGATTTGTTAAAAGATATTGAACACAAGACAGTTCTTGATGTCGATTTTGAAATTCCATTTAAACTTCTTAAAGAGAATTTTATTTTAGAGATTGGTAATCTAAGAGAACTATGGGGTTACAAATTAGAAGAGCCTTTAGTTGCATTCACGGATATTCATGTGAGCAGAAGTGAAATAGAGTTAATTAAAAAAAGAACGACTACTCTGAAGATAAGTTCAACACAGGCAGAGTTCAAAAAGCAATTTTATAAAAATGAATTCCCTCAGCTGTTAGATGAAAGCGAAAGTTATGTGTTGAATTGTATAGGGAAATGCAAGCTATCTGCCGATAATAAACCCTATATTGAAATTGTAGACTTGAAAGTGGTTCATAGTTTTCTGTTTTAGAAAGGAGGAATGCTCTTGATCATAAAGCCAAAACTCGAAACAGAAGTGACTAAAAGATATGAAAAACACTGGGTAGAGAACTTTGAAGAAATCAAAAAGATTTTTGATAAAGACCAACCTAAGTTATGTGTGATTGATTCTGAAACCACTGGGTTGCATATTATTAACGACAAGCCTTTTATGTGGGTATTTGCTTATAAGTTACCAAAAGAGAAAAGGAAAGAAGGATTAGAGGGCAGAAGCTTTGCTTTTAACTCTAATAAAGAAATACTCCATCAAGTTTTACAATTGACTAAAAAATGCCTTATGACTGTTGGGCACAACGTTAAATATGACTTACATATGTTAATTAATGGGGGAGTAGAAGAAGAAGAGGTATATAATTTAACTAACATTACAGATACTATGGGATTATGCAGACTTACATTTGATGCAGTTTCTGCTAGAGACGGAGGCGATATGTTAGGGCTGAAAAAAGTTTCTGAAAAATATATTGATCATAGGGCTGCGGAATTTGAAAAGGAGGTAAAAAAAGAACTTAGAAGAATAAACGATCAAAAAAGAAACCTTTTAAAAGAATTACTAAAGCCATATAAAGATATCGGTTGGGGTATCGGAAAAATTAAAGATGCTTATAAAGTAAAAAAGAGAAATGATATGGATCAGTTTACAACCGAAAGGAAGCAGCGATGGATCACCATTCCTGCTGAAATAGACAGGCTTTATCGAAACTGGTTAAAAGAAAATCCTTTTGCAAATTATTCAGAAGTTGACAGGAATATCATGATGGAATATGTCCATAGTGATGGAATCTACACTCTTGAAATAGTCGAGATGACTTACCCTACAGTTTTAAAACGAAAACAGAAAGCGATACTTGAGCACGAAAATAAGTTGATTATGGAATTATTGAGAATGGAACGAGTAGGGATGAAGGTTGATATGCCTTACTTAAACGAATGCTTCAAAAAATGTGAAGGTGAAATTCAAAGTCATTACGAAGAACTGTGGAGTATCGTCGGAGAAAATTTTACTGCCTCACAGGCATCTGTAATACAGGATTATTTTGAAAAAAAGTTAGGGGAAAGGCCTCCTACTACAGATAAAGCGTTTTTAAAAAAGCATAAAGATGATAGGCTATCTCAACTGATTACTCGGCTAAGAAGATTAGAAAAATGGCAGTCCACGTATATTTCTAGAATTATCGAAGTAGCTCAATATGATGAGCATTTTTATACTCAATACGGACAATTCAATACAGTATCTGGACGCTTAGGTTCTGATGCACAGCAGTTTCCTAAAGAGAGAATTCTGACAGAAGAAGGTGAAAAATACGAAAAGGAACACGGAGAAGGAAAAGCCCCCGCAAGCTTTGAAATTTTCTCACCAAGAAAAGCTTTTATTGTAGAGGGAGGAGATTACGATCAAATTGCATACTTTGACTTATCGCAAATAGAATTACGAGCCCAGGCAAACTATACAGTCTTACTAAATAGGCCTGATTTAAACCTTTGTAGAGCTTATATGCCATTTAAATGCAAGCACTATTTAACTGGAGAAGAGTACAGTTTTACAAGGAAAGAGGACAGGATAAGATGGTCTGAAAAGAAAGAAGACGGTAGTTCAGTATGGCTTTTAGAGGATGGAGAAAGTTGGACTCCTACTGACGTTCATAGCGAAACATCCCACAATACACTCATCGCATTAGCGTTTGAATGTGAAGAGAAATATAAACAATACATACATAAGTCAGATTCTCCAGTCGATGAAAAATCATTTAAAAAATTTTGGAGATACATAGGGAAAATGTTTAATTTTATGAGGAACTATGGCGGTGGAGCAGCTAAAGCCTCTGAAGCTTTGGAAGTTTCTATGGAAATTGCAAATGCTTTAGTATCAGGCTGGTCAAACACATTCCCTGAGGTATCGCATTACCAAAAACAAGTTGCTAAAAAGGTACAGAAGGATAAGCATGCCACCAACATGTATGGACGTGTTTACTATCTGAGCAATACGGAAAAGGCATATAAGGTTGGGAACTATCTTGTGCAAGGTTCTTGTGCGGATATGTTAAAAGCATATGTAATAAAGATAGGGGAATTTTTAAGGGAAAACAATTGCAAATCATTACCACTAGCTAATATTCATGACGAATTACAATTTCTAATTTACAAAGGAGAGGAATGGATTTTCCCTCACATTAAGAGAATTATGGAAGATGTAGATTGGATGCAGGTACCTGTAGTTGTGGATCTAGAGATCACTAATACAACTTGGGCAGATAAAAAAGAAGTAGAATGTATTGCATGAAGGAGTGATGAGAATTATCAAAAAATTTGTAGACAAAAATACAAATAACATATATTATAAAGTTAACTCGAAGGTCTTAATAGTTTTAACAGGATGGCTGCTAACATTCTCGTTTATTAAGATGGAAGCGAGTTTAATCAAGGACAACCCGAGCGAAAAGGTAAATAAGACAAAGGTATCTGAAGATTTTCCAACGAAATATATCCAGTTACATGCACCATTACCAAAGCAAGATAGCAAAAAAGAAATAACTGAGAAATTACAAAAGAAATATCTGAAAATCAAAGTTGAACCAGTTCAAGAGAAAGCTAAAAAAGTTAAAAAGAAGAAAGGAGATAAAAATGACAAGCATACAAAGAAAACTGTGGAACAAAAGAGTCAAACACGCAAAATGGTTGTTACAGCTTACACAAATGGTTACGAAAGCACAGGTAAACATCCAGGACACGCTGATTATGGAACAACAGCAAGCGGTGTGACTACAAAGCAAGGCATTACAATTGCTTGTCCACCATATATGAAATTTGGAACAAAATTATACATAGAAGATGTTGGACTAAGAGTATGTCAGGATAGAGGTGGAGACATAAAAGGAAATAGATTAGATGTCTTCATTGAAAATCTCCAAAAGGCAAGAGAGTTCGGCAGGCAAACACTAACAGTTAAAGAAATTAAAAATAACACATAAAGAAGAGAGTGACTTGATTGAGCAAGCTTACTTTAGGACAAAGAGTATTAACCTTATATGGGGAAGGAACAGTAGTGGAAGTACATAAGAACAATCAATATGGAGTTGCTGATGATGAGTACAACCTGGTCGAACTTTATGACAGAAGTGAATTAGCTGAATTAAGGAGGTGATATCATGTTTGAGGTAAACGACACAGTAATAGTTAACCATAATAAAGAAAGGGCAGTAGTGGCTACAGTGTCAACTCGATACTCACAACTTGAAGTGCGATATGAGGACGGATCTCATGAAGTAATGGGATTTCACAAAGTTACAAAGGAGGATGATAAATGATCATTATTTTAGAGGGGTGTGACTGCTGCTATAAATCTACAGTAGCAAAGCAGCTGTCAAAAAAGCTAGATTACAAAATACTACGAGGTTCGTCGTTTGAATTAGCTAAAGGAAGTCAGGACAGCCTATATGATTATTGTTTTGAACTTACAAAACATGAAAACTTGATTATCGATAGATACATATATTCTAACCTTGTTTATGCAACGATGTTTCCCGGTCATGCAAAGCTTTCAGATGAGCAAGTAAGCAATATCGAGAACAAAATACTGAGTAAGGCCAAGTTAATCTATCTTCATGCAAGACCTGAAGTAATAAAAGAAAGGATTCTTAACAGAGGAGATGATCAGGTTAACACAAAAGACATTGAACCAATTGTGGAACTCTATAACGAAGTGATACCAAAGTCGAAATTACATACATATTCGTTTGATACAGAGATCTATGGCAGCGGTGAAATTGTTGAGGATATAATCTACTTGGTCAGTGAGGAAGGCTCATGAAAAGAAAAGTTATTGCAATTGATATGGATGATGTATTAGCAGATTTCTTACCAGCTTGGGTAAAAGCAATCAATCAACATGATGACCCATCATTAAAATGTGAAAACATAAAGTCTTGGAGCATCTTAGATTACGTGAATACAAAAAATGATGTGTTTAGGCATTTAACGTATGACTTCTTTAAGGGTTTAACAGAAAAAAAAGACAGCCAGAAAGTTGTTAAGAATCTATGTGATCTCTACGAAGTGTATGTTGTTACTACTGCAACAGCACATCCAGAATCATTAAAAGCTAAATTAGAATGGTTGCAGGAACACTTTCCATTTTTCTCATATGACCATGTTGTTCTTTGTGGAAATAAAAAGATCATTAAAGCTGATTACATGATTGATGATGGAATACATAACTTGGAGAAATTTGAAGGCGTGGGCATAGTGTTTGATGCACCTCACAATGAAGATGATAAAAGATTTGTCCGTGTTAAGAATTGGGAAGAAATCGGTCAGAAATTACTTTAAAATATCTCTTTTATAGAAAATTAATATTAGGAAGGTGTCTGAATGGCGAGTAAAATTAAAAGCCCGCTTCGGTGGGTTGGTGGAAAAAGCAAGTTATTAAATAAAATAATACCTCTTATCCCTGAGCACAAGGGATTTGTTGAAGTCTTTGGGGGTTCTGCCGTTGTATTATTGAACAAAGAAGAGGCGAAATGGGAAGTTCTAAATGATTATGATAGCAATTTAGCTAATTTCTGGTCAGTGATTCAAAATGCAAAAGAGCAATTTTTGAGAGCTTTTGATTATGAAATCGTAAGCAGAGAAAGGTTTAATGAGTACAAAATAAAATATAAGAATAACGAATTTGAAGATGCGATTGAAAGGGCAAAAATATTTTATTATTTAGTTCGATCTTGTTTTGGGAGCGACATGAAAAGTCCAGTGTTTGGAGCATCTAAAGACAGAAATAGGTTAAGAATTGATAAGATACAAGACGATATCGATGCTGTTTATAAAAGATTTGTTGGAGTTACAGTTGAAAATAAATCTTTTGAGGATATTTTTAAAATTTACGATAGTGAAAACACTTTTTTCTATCTAGATCCACCTTACAGAAACACAAAACAATACGCAACTGGAAAATTCACAGACGATCAATATAGAATGCTTAGGGATTGCTGTCTAAAAGCGAAGGGCAAATGGTTATTAACAATCAACAATGATCCTTATATTAGAGAATTGTTTAAGGATTTTTATATAGTTGATCACAGCGTTTGGTACAGTGTATCCAAAACAGCTGATGGTAGAGGGGATTTCAAGGAGTTGTTAATATCCAATTATAACTTTAACGATCTTATAAGTTAATAAATTGAAGGAACATAGTAAAACTAGAGTTTTTGGAATCAAAATAAAAGATCAATTTCAATCAGAAAGGGAAGGTGAAATATGACAGAAAGTGAAATTATTATTACAAACTTTAAAAAGAGTGTTGAAGAATTTCGTATTAAACTGGCCTCTGGTAGAGAAGCGCACCCTGAAAAATTTATTCAATATTTAGCTACTGAAATCCAGGCTTTAAATAATTTAAAGGAAGCATACCAAGAAGGTATGAACATTATTAACGCCGACTTGAAAAAACACGGTCTAGGAAAATGAAAAGTATCCTAGAGCAAATCAACTCATTGAAAGTCGTACATATTGATTTAGACAACTACGCAATTTACGTTAAGCAAAACAAGCAAGTGATTCATATATTGCATACATTGATTAAGGATATGACAGTAGAGGAATACATACATAGCTTCAGTAAAGATGGTTTAATCGATCTAATTCCAGCAGTAATTGGAACAGGGGTTGCTGATGGATATAAACAAGGCAAGGGATTTGTATCTGAACCTAAACAGTTCTACATGCAACGGTGTTTAGAGTTGAACAACAAAATTGAATTCCTTGAGAATATGATTGTGTCACTTGGTGGCCATCCTAAAATGCAAATTGTTGATAAGAATAATCTAATTCACTAGAGAGGAAGAAAGGAATGAAATTTAAAATTGGGCAGAGCGTTCTGATTTCATCTAGGGGTGTTGTTGGTAAAGTTATTAAAGCAACACACCATGTATCAATTGAAAAAGGAAAAGAACTGAATGTTATTAAGTATAAGGTTGAAGTAGACGGGCTTTTGTACGCCCAGGAATTTGATGAATCATTACTTACATATGAAGATAAAGAATCTAGGAAGATTAAAATAGCTGAGATAAATTCACTAATTGACCAAGCATTAGATACAAAAGATAAGGATTGGTTTGATGATTTAATTCAACAAAGAAAAACTTTAGAAGAAGGGTTAGTGGAGTAGATAGAGAATTATTTTAGAGTATTATGGAACGGAACAAGAGTTCCAAAGAAGTTTGATACCAAAGCAAAAGCAGAAGTGTTTGTTAGACGAAGAAAAGGTTTCACCTGTGAGATACAAGAACGTACATATGATAATAAGTTTATAGACAGCTGGACATACCATATTCCATTGCATTAAGGCGGTGAAACAATTCTGAAAGAACGTGATAAAGCTATGATGGAAGATGATTTGGAGGCCGTACATAACAACCTGGATTTTATACATAAGACTCTGGAGGATGCTGCTTCAATTGACGAGGAAACGTGGCACTTAATAGAACCTAAGATTGTTAAGTCATGGGTATTGTTAGAGGAAGTAAAGAAGAACATAGTATCACAATAAATTAAAAATAACATATAAAAATTGTTGATTAAAATACAAATTACATATATAATCGATATAACAGCTAAGGAGAATCAATGGACTACATATGCGAGATTTGCAACGAAGGGGTTGAGAAATACCCCTTATGTTTAAGATTAACAGAAGAGAACGCAAAAAGCATGGAAGACAGAATTGAATTCAATTGCTGCAGCAAATGTGTTGATGATTTGAGCAAGAAAATTCGAGAAAAGTGTGAGGGGATGAATGTAAAGAAAACATTGAAAGTTCTTGGGATTGATGATATTAAGCCTTATAAAGATTAAAAATGAAAAGGGAGAGATGTTAATGTCAAAAGTTAAATTCACAGGAAAAGTGGGAACTACGAGAATGAATTTTATGAAAGAAGGTTGTAAGGATCTACACTCTGCATACTACACGACTGTTGAAACCACCTGTGGGCAAAAACTCACTGTAAAGGATGCGGATGCCCCTTTTGGATTAATGGAGGCTCCTACTCGTTCTGAAGCAATTAAAAAGGGAAAACAGTTTTTAGATCGTGTGGGTTTAACATAAAAAAAAATTAAAGGAAAGTGTAAACTGTGAAAAACATAGATGAATCAAAATGGTTTGGTGTAATTGGTAACGTTGGAATGTTTGTACTTGCTATCCTGGGAGAAATATTTAAATAAAATTCAAGTTTTATAGAGAATGGAAAAGGTGAAAACAAGCTTTTTCAAATAGTAAATTTTCAGGAGGTTTAAAAAATGAAATACGCCATCCCTTATGAACATCTTGAGGAAGAGCTTGTGGCAGAAGGTACGGAGTACACACTTGAACTTAGTAAGTTACTCTTTCATTTTAATAAAGTTAAAGAGAGTGCGAATAAGTACAGATTGGAATTGTCGGATGAAAACTTTAAGCGCTTTTTTAGACTTCACGTATCCGGTACAGATATAGATTGGATAATGCATATAATGACTACTTATAAAAATTCGTTCACAGACACATTGGTTCAATACATTACTTCATGATTTAGGAAGGGGAACGCTATTGAAAAAGAATAAGCAGTTTGATAAGACATTCTGGCTAACATTAATCAAATGGGCAGCACCAACATTCTTAGTTGGATACTTAATTGGTTTTCTGCTGCCAAACATAGTTTTATCTCAATAAGATACAAATTACATATATGCAAAGGGGAATAATAGATGACTATTAACGCAACTGTTAATAAACATGTGCCAGAGGCTGTCAGATTTATAAATGTTGAACATAACGACTTAATTGTTTTTGGAGAGAATAAGGAAAAAGCATGGATTATTAAAAATGATGGTGCAAGTATATGGTCAATTATTGACACCAAATCTTTTAGCTTTGTTGGTGGGGGCGATAAATTAAATATTGCAAGAGTGTTAAAGCAATGTGTACCTCATGATAGTTACACCGTCTACAAAACTAACCAATACACTATTGAAATTGCTGTTAAGTGGGGAGTTACTGAATAAAAGTTTTATTTCATTGTAAGGAGTGTTGAATGATGGAAGTATTTGAAAAGGCGGTTGTAATTGATGATTACACTCTAGGAATCACTTTTTTTGCTAAAAAAAGTAGTTTGGGTTGGTCGATAACTCAAGTTAGTGTGAAAAATCATCAAACAAATAAAATTGTTTATCGAAGTAACAACCTATTTAATGGAACTACACAATTATCGCTTAAAGGTGTTTTTAAGAAAATTGCTATTACAGTTAAGGATCATTTAATGAGTAACAGAGAAATTAATAAAGAAATTGAAGAATTAGAAGAATGGGATGGGGTTGTTAATTTTTAAAAGAAAGGCAGGTCAATAATTGAGTTATAAAAATATGAGATATGAAACAATCAAAAAAACTATAGTACTAAATGGATTCGAACATTCATTGAAGATTCTTGCTGATCGTCTTTCAAATGGATGGAGAGTATGGGGATTTGCTATTACTGGGGAACAATATAATGGACTGTTCTGGTATGGCGAGTGCACAGACTATGAGGATATGAAAATTAAAGAAGTAGTATTAAGGCTTGTTGAAAAGATGAAAGCTCAAGTGGAAAACAATAAAAAAGAAAAAGAAGAAATGGAAGAGTTCAATAATTGGGACGGAGTCATCAATTTTAAATAAAAATTAATTGGAGGTCTATTAATATGTCAAAATTATTCGATTTTAATGTGGGTCAAGAGGTTATTATGTTTGTTCAGGGAGCAGGGACTATTGCAGAAGAACTGCACACTGTTGAAGAGGTTAATAACGGTGTAGTTAAAGTAGATGACTGTGCCAAAGAGTTTGGATTAGATGGAAAATGGCTTGGTATTGATACTTTCTTTGGATTCAATTTCTGGATTAAACCAGCTACTAAATAAAAGGATGATTTCAAAGAGAAATCAGATGAGGAGGATAGGATGCAATACACCAAGCATGGAAATTCAGTAGAAGGTTACATAACATTTAATCTTTATTTTCATTCATTTGATTATAAAGAGGATAGCATATTGGAACAAGTAAGATTCACCACAGTTAACGAGCTATTCAACATGATGCAGCCTGATTATATTGAGCAACTAAAACAAGAAAATGGTGCAGAGCAGGTTGAACTTCACGATATCACTTTCAGTGCTAAAGATGACGACACGGAGGCTTTCATCATAATGTATGACAACTCAGGAAGTTATCGAATCTCAACAAATCTTGATGTAAGTGGATTAGATAGTGAGTATAAAGAAACTTTAAAAAGTATTAAAGATATTCTAGATAAGAAGATGTAAAACAAAAGGAGGAAATTCTAAATGGCATATGATGAGTTTAAAGGAAAGCTAAGTAAGCCCAAAGTAAGTGATGTAATCAAAGCATTACAAGATCAACTTGATTTTAACGGAGACACAAGAGTTAGTTTCAGAATTGATGGAGAAGAGACAAGCGATGAAATTCAACTAGATCCATATAAAAATGTTCTTGTGTTGAATTTAGAGGAAAATTAAGGAGGTATCTCATGTACTTTATAACAGAACCAACTGATTTAATTGACAAAGAGGTTGGGTTCATTCATGCTAATCAATTTTACGATGCAACTACAATCGTGACTAAAGATGGTGGCATATTAATTGTTAAACAAGTTTTTGATTTTGAAGAAGAGCCAAGCACTATTGTTTATAACGAGCACCAAGCCAAAAAAAAGATTTATGAGGATAGCTATGTAAAGAATGAGCTTGATAAGTTGGGAATAATTACTGAGAATGACTGGGCTGAATATGAGCTGCAACTTAAGGAAGCAGAAGAAGCTCGTAGGATTGAGTTCCGGAAGGAAAAAGAAGAGCGAGAAAGACTTGACTATGAACGATTGAAATTGAAGTTTGAGGGGGAGAATTAAATAGACATATTTGAGCATATCATGTGCGACTTCAAACATTATAAGGGCGGAACCTATAAACTCGTTGGAGAAGTCATTCATACAGAAACAGAAGAAGAGCTTGTTGTTTACCATGATATGGACGGCACTGTATTATGGGCAAGACCTAAAGAGATGTTCTTTGGAAAAGTTGTTGTTGATGGGGAAGAGATCGACAGGTTCACAAAAATCAATAAGAAGATATGAAGGATTGAAGATGACTTAAGCCATCTCCTAACCAACATACCTCAATACAGTTACTTTCTTTTAGCCTTTGCTTGAGAAAGAACTGATCCAGCTAAACTCTTAGCTGTCTTACTTGAAGATTTAGAATTAAGTACTTTAGAAGCTTTGGTTGCAAGTTTTGAAGATGAAACTCTTCTGCTGCTAGACTTTGCCAAGGGAATCACCACCTATCGAGGGAAAGTGTGTTCTATATAACTAAATATAGTATATAGATTTATCTCAAGAATACAAGATATTGATCAAATTTTATTTTCGGATGATAAACTGATGAAATTTTTTGAAGTAAATGAACCTTACAGTGCTTTAATTAAAGCGAGAACAAAAGAAAAAGCAATGGAGATTTACACAGATACCGTCGCTGATGATGATGGTAATCTATCTGAAGAAATCACTGAAGTAACAGATTTATATTCAGCAGTTTTTCATAGTCGTACAGTAGATTATAATGGGAAACAGTTGTCTGCTAATGAAGTATTTGAACAACTAACAAACGATGAAGAAATGTTGCTGTCAATGGATCAGAGTTTACAATAAAATCACAGTTTCATATAAATAAAAATTGGGGGAAATACAATGGGAGCTGTAAAGAAATTAAAAAAACCTTATGTACATAGCAGACATCTGGTGGATCTTGAAGTAGTTGAAACAGCGTCAACTATTCATAATCCAGACGGTACGTCATACACCGTAGAACCTGGAGATGTCCTATCAGTTAATGAATTTGGGGAAAAGAATCTCGTGCCAGAAAATCATTTGCCGTATTACTTTAAGGTGGAGAAGCTTGCGGATACCAATTTCTATGATCGAATGGCCAAAGGGTATGAAGATATGGGGCAGATTAATCTAGAAGAAGCGAATGTTGGTCACAATGCAAATAATCGTGCAGAAATGTTAACAGCTCAATTGTTAGCAGGTAAGAATAATCTTTAATGTTAATCACATACGATACTTTGACAGGAAACGTTCAACGATTCGTTGATAAAATTACAAATAACATGTATTTAAACGTAGAGAAGATAACTGAGGATACGATGATAACTGAACCATTCATACATATTACATACACAATCGGTTTTGGCGAAGTACCGAAGTTGACTCAGGTATTCATACATAACAACAGAGAATTGCTAAGAGGAATATGTTCAAGTGGTAATAAGAATTGGGGCAATAATTTTGGACTGGCTGCAAATAAGATAGCAAGCCAATACAGTGTTCCAATCTTACTCAAGTTTGAATTGGCTGGGACAGATTCTGATGTAGCTAAGTTTTTACAGGAGGTTAAATTTATTGACAATCAGCACAAACAATATTCCTAAGTGGATTCAATTGAATAACGAGATCATGATTCAGAAGGATGGGAAGTTTCAATTTGAAAAAGACAAGGAAGCCGTAAAGAGTTACTTTATTGATTATGTGAATCAAAATATGGTTTTCTTTCATGATCTTGAGGAGAAATTAGATTACTTAAAGGAACATGATTATTACGAAGAAGAGTTTTTAAGTCTATACAGCAAAGAAGATATCAAAAAAGTATTCAAGTTTGCTTACAGTTTTAAATTTAGATTCCCATCATTCATGAGTGCGTTTAAGTTTTACAATGACTACGCATTAAAGACCAACGATAAAATGAAAATCCTAGAGCGTTATGAAGATCGTATCTCTATTGTTGCTTTGTTTTTGGCTGAGGGAAATACTGATAAAGCTATTGGATATGTTGAATCCATGATAAAGCAAGAATACCAGCCAGCTACGCCTACATTTATGAATGCTGGACGAAAGCGAAGAGGTGAAATGGTAAGCTGCTTCTTAATTGAAGTTGGAGATAGCTTGAATGACATTTCAAGAGCTATTGATATTTCAATGCAGCTCTCTAAGTTAGGTGGTGGAGTAGCACTCAATTTAAGTAAGATTAGAGCTAAAGGGGAAGCAATTAAAGGTATAGAGAATGTAACAAAAGGTGTTGTGGGTGTTATGAAACTTCTCGATAATGCTTTTAGATATGCAGATCAGATGGGTAGTCGTACTGGAAGCGGAGCAACATATTTAACAGTATTTCATCCTGATATTAATGATTTCTTAGATACAAAGAAAATATCAGCAGATGAAGATGTGAGAGCTAAAACTTTATCAATCGGAGTAGTTGTTCCTGATAAATTCATTGAGCTTGCTAGGGAAGACAAAGATTACTATATGTTCTATCCTCATTCAGTCTATAAAGAATACGGGCAACATTTAGACGAGATGAACATTAATGATATGTACGATGAATTAGTGGATAATCCCAATGTCAGAAAAGCTAAGGGAAGTGCTCGGAAACTTCTTGAGAAACTGGCCATCCTTAGATACGAATCAGGCTATCCATATATCATGTTCCAGGATAATGTGAACAATGAACATGCCAACAATCATATTTCTGTGGTAAAATTTTCAAATTTGTGTTCTGAAGTCCTTCAGGCTTCTGAAATATCAACTTACACAGACTATGACCAAGAAGATGAAATTGGTCTTGATATTTCATGTAATTTAGGCTCAATGAACATCTTAAATGTCATGAATAATCAATCAATCGAGAAGACGGTTAGAACAGCAGTAGACGCTCTTACAAGGGTTTCTGATGCGACTAATATTGTTAATGCACCAGCAGTTAATAAAGCTAATAAAACAATGAAATCAATTGGATTGGGACAGATGAATTTACATGGATATCTAGCTCAAAACGGTATCCCCTATGAATCAGAAGCAGCGATTGATTTTGCTAATACATACTTTATGATGATCAACTATTATTCTCTGAAGCGTTCAATGGAAATCGCTAAGGAAACTGGTGAAACGTATTACAAGTTTGAAGGATCTACATATAAATCAGGAAGTTACTTTGATAAGTATCTAAGAAATGATTATTCACCGAAGCTTGAGAAGGTAGCCAAATTGTTTAAAGATCAGCATATCCCTTCAATTGATGACTGGAAACAGTTAAAGGGCGATGTACAGAAATATGGGCTCTATCACAGTTATAGACAAGCTGTAGCACCTACTGGAAGCATCTCATATGTACAGTCATCTACCGCAGGTGTAATGCCTATCATGGAGAGAATTGAGGAAAGAACTTATGGGAACAGTAAGACTTATTATCCTATGCCTGGACTGTCTCCAAATAACTGGTTCCTATACAAAGAAGCATATGACATGGATATGTTCAAAGTTATTGATTTAATTTCAACTATTCAAACTCATGTTGATCAAGGCATCTCGTTTACATTGTTCCTCAAAGACACTATGACAACACGAGATTTGAATAGAATTGATCTATATGCACATCACAAAGGTATCAAAACACTTTACTATGCAAGAACTAAGGATACAACACAAGAGGGCTGCCTTAGCTGCGTTGTTTAATCCTCTTTTTTTAGATACCCGAAACCAAACCTAATAAAAAAAGCTACAGACATCTGTAGCATGAACTGATTAAAGTTGTTACTTGTAAGTACAATTAACCCTAATTCAAAAACTATCTCTACCATCTCAACAATTGTTTTTCCACTCAATATTAGTCACCTCTATTATTTTTTTGAGGCTTAAAGACCACCTTGTATATAGGGGCAACAAATGTAGGTGTTTTACAAGTACTGAAACCAAACTTTTTTAATTTTTTCGTCTGGAGGAGTAAAAAATAACAAATTTAAACAAAAATTCAACATACACAGCTGCAGATTGGTCAAAACACGAAGACGATTTTACACAAATGTTCTACAACCAAAATGTGAAGCAGTTCTGGCTACCTGAGGAGATCTCATTACAAGGAGACCTGTTAGCTTGGAGAATGCTTGATGAAAAAGAGCGAGATACGTATATGAAGGTACTTGCTGGACTGACTTTACTTGATACAGAACAAGGAAATACAGGGATGCCGATTGTGGCTGAACATGTAGAAGGCCATCAGCGCAAAGCGGTATTAAACTTTATGGCGATGATGGAAAATGCGGTACATGCGAAATCATACTCAAATATCTTCATGACACTCGCACCAACTGAAACGATCAATGAAGTGTTTGAATGGACTAAAAATAACAAATATCTTCAGAAGAAGGCAGACCTAATTGTATCTGAATATAGAAATATTAAGAAAGGTGATCCCATTTCTCTTTACAAGGGAATGGTTGCATCAGTAATGCTTGAAAGCTTTCTGTTCTATAGCGGCTTTTATTACCCTCTATACTTTTATGGTCAGGGTAAGTTAATGCAATCAGGGGAAATTATCAACTTAATTTTAAGAGATGAGGCTATTCATGGAGTATATGTAGGTTTGCTCGCTCAGGAAATTTATAATAAGCAACCTGCCAATGCACAAGATGAATTACATAAGTGGACTATTAATCTATTGAGTGCTCTATATGAAAATGAATGCGACTATACAGAGGATGTATACGATCAAGTAGGACTATCAAGCGATGTGAAAAAGTTCATTCGTTACAATGCCAATAAAGCGTTAATGAACCTTGGA